CACTAGATGCCTTATGGACATTAGGTGTAGTATAAGGGACAGTGTCTGCACCAACTACAGCGCGGTGTCCGCCGTTACCAATACAGAAGTACGCAACTTTAGGTAATGTATTTTCAGGAATGGTGAAATTGCTCAATACATTAAACTTTTCGTTAAGGGTAGTGTTTGGTTTAATAACTAAAGGTAATCCAAAGAGAAGGGCTGTCTGTAAAGCGCTTCCGTATATAGATCGATTAATAATTTTCATGTTTAAAGAATCCCTGTATTTGTTTATTGTCCACTATATAATTTACTAAATGGACTTTCGTAGTCTAGAATATAGATAACACCATTTACTTTTAACTAGCGCTATCAAAGTAGGCCTACTAGACTTAGGTTAAATGGAGTACTACTCACAGTTACCCAAATCTTTTTAATTTGTCATAAGATTCATAACTAGAGGCATAAAAGAGAGAGTAGATAACCTACTCTCTATTTCTTTATGCTTTATTTAAAGTCCTGCACCAGCCAGACCTTGTTTAACAGTACCAACATTAGACTCAGCCCCAACTTGTGCGCCGTTTGAGTTAATGCGAGTAACGGTATTAAGCCAGCCACTGCCGTAACCAGCATAAAACAAACCATTATCTCCAGCTGGTGCACCAGCTGTACCCTGCCTAGTAGAGCTTACATTAGACTCTGCGCCTACCATAGCGCCATTGGCATTAATACGTGTTACTGTATTCAGGTACCCACCAATTGTTCCACTATAGTACAAACCATTACTACCTACTACAGCACCGGCTGCGCCTTCCCTAGCAGTACCTACATTAGTTTCGCCACCTACTTGTGCGCCATTTGAGTTAATACGTGTTACTGTATTAAGGTACGTGGTGCCATTATGACCACCATAAAATAGACCATTACTCCCAACAGGCGCACCACCCATACGCTTTCTAGCAGTACCTACATTAGTTTCGCCGCCTACTTGAGCTCCTAGTGAATTAATCCTAGTAACGTTATTATAGTACCCGTTATTAATACCGCCATAAAATAGACCATTACTCCCAACAGCTGCACCAGCTGGGTTATTTCTAATAGTACCCACGTTAGTTTCAGCACCTACTAATGCACCTGATCCATTAATCCTAGTTACTCTATTATAGTACGTAGTACCATTAACACCGCCGTAGAAAATACCATTACTACCTACAGGCGCACCAGCTAGACTATATCTAGTAATACCTGCATTAGTTTCAGTACCCACTAGTGCACCTAGTGCATTAATACGTGTTACTGTATTAAGGTACGCACCATTATGACCACCATAGAACAATCCTACTGTTGGCCCTGACGCCCATACTGTCACACCATTACTTAGCATTTGAACTAATGTAACTCCATTAGCTACAACTGCACTTACTGCATTACCATTAATATTTAAAGCCATTACATTATCCCTTATCTAAATTTATTATAAGCTATCTCTAACTTAACATCATAGTTATTGACCTTATAGTTAGGTCCATTATAAACTCTAGCAAATAGAGTAAAGTTCTTCTGCTGTAGTGCAGATACTAAACGAGGATCACTTTTAATAAACCTAGAAAAGACTTCTAATTGTCCAACACGATTCTTAGACATCATCTCTACCATTTCAACTACACTAGTAAAGCCCAATGCCTTCCAATGGAATCCCATGATTTGATAAGCACCCCAAGAACATGATTCTAAGGCACAATCTAAGTCAATGGATTTAGCTATGCCTAAACGCAACCACTCATCAGCATACCCTAGATAACCACCACTATGTATATTAACTATAGCAGGGACGACCTTAGCATAAAGTTTATGTCTAAGTCCAGCATCTCTAAGTCTACGATACATCCAATGTCTTTCGAACAAGATAACTGGTATATTAGGTTCTAGAAAACCATTGCCATTAGATTCTATTTCTCTAACAGCCTTTAACGTAGCAAGCTCAATGCCTAGCTCTTTTGCTACACTGTCCATTGCTAAGTGTAATAGGGATAAGTCTTCAGGAGCAGCCTCTAAAACCTCAGCAGTCATAGGTCCTACCTTACCATCTGAATATAATCCACTCATGGTTTGGAATTCCTTTACTGCAACTTCTGTAGCATTACCAAAGTCACCGTCGACCGTAACATTTATACCGTATTCATTTAATCTCTCTTGAATGAATTCGACAATAAATCCTTTAGTACCTTTAGTAATGATTCCGTTTATAGTACTCATGGTAACTCCCTAGTGTTTATAACTAAAGGCCGCTGCATTAGGACCATATAAATAGTTGCGTGGATCAGGACGTACAGCCTTACGAGGTTCTTCGTAACATACTCTAGCAGTCTTAGACATACAGACACTGCAACTAACTGCTAATATTGATAATGCTGTAAATAGTTTATTTTTCATTTTATCTAATCTCACTTTCATTTTTAATATGTCCGGTAGCAGTCATTACTTCCGACACGTCCCTACCATCGTCTAATTTAATATAACCCAATACTCTTCCAAAGCTATCATAGTATTTTTCATTACTGATAGTAAGTGTATTAGTCATTCCCAATGTCTCATTATAGAGTAGGTCTTCTAGGAATATGGTTGCAGCTTTACCTCTAACCTTTTCGGCCAGTGATTCTGGTGTACCCTTGGGTGCCTTAGTTCTACCAGTCTCAGGGGAGTCGTGTCCCATGATTCTAATATGTTTACGCATTGATAGATCAAGACCTACAGCTATCGTGGCGACAACAGTGTCACCGTCAATAACTCTAATGTCAGAGATAGGGTACGAGTAAGTATGCTCAGCAGCGCTAGTAGTACTGAATAATAATAGCATTGCCATTATGATTGATTTTAAAAACATTGGTTAATTCCTTTAATTAAAAAAATAAGTCATAAGAAGAGAGTCCACAAGGACTCTCTTTAATCTAAGATAAAACCTATAGTTTACTGCCGTCAATAAACATTTGGTCAATCTCTGCATCAGTCAACCCTAATGCGGTACCTAACTCAATAACTAAAGCATTGTCACGCACAATAGTAGCTGCGTAATCCCACTCAATTAGTACTTTCTCTTTAGTACCTACAGCCATATTATTAATGGCCACTGGAACGTCCGCGAGTCTACCCATATTGTGCAAGACTAATCGTGCTTGTCGTGCCGTTAATGAATCTGCTTTATAGACTGGTCTATCCCACGCTCTGCCAATATAAGATGTACCATCGAAGTCAGGCTCCGCAGATAGGAATACATGGTCAGTGTCTTCAATTCGAGTAGGTGATTGAACGAGTGATTCGATAGTGTCTGTTGTTGTGCTAAGTTTCCCGTATGTAAAATTCATATTAATACTCTCTTGTTTGTTAATCTTTACCATGAAAGTAAAGAGTGTAGGCATTGTTATCGCAACCGATTAAGTTACCATTAGCCATTACTACCGCCATTGGATCATACGATGGAGTTGCGAAACTTCTCAGAACAGTTGAACTAGTACCGCTGTAAACATAAATCATGTTATTTGCCCAACTAGAACTAATTAGGTTAGTCCCATCAAATTCTACCCCGCTTGGGCTTGTGGATGGAGATGGAAAACTAGCTAGTATACTCGAACTAATGCCATTATGAATATAAATTCTATCTGCATTAACTCCAGTGCTAATTAAGTTACCGTTGGCTATTGCTAATCCATATGGCGTAGCTGCTGGCGCCGCGAAACTTCCCAGAATAGTTGAACTAATCCCACTATGGACGTAAATCATAGCTGTCTGGTAATCACAACTAACTAAGTTACCATTGGACATTGCTAATCCACTTGGTCTTGTTGCGGGTGATGCGAAACTTCTTGCGGTAGTTCCACTAATCCCACTATGGACATGAATCGTGCCATCTAGGTAATTACAACTAATTAGATTAGTACCATCAAATGTTAATCCGTGTGGGGTTGTATCCATAACGGTACTATTTATAATAGTCCCATTAGGCATATTGTATAAATTCTGTAACCAAACCCTAATACCATTGGCGTAGACTTCTGTAATATTAACACCATTTATGTACAGAGCATTGGCTACATTTTCTGGTACAGTAACTCCATTTGATTTAAGTGCCATTATGAATTACCTCCATTATAAAAGATTTTAAAAACATCGGTTAATCCTTTTCTTATTTTAATTATAATCCGTCATAAGAAGAGTGCCCATAAAGGGCACTCTTCAATATAGTTAATAACTATTTCTTGACTACACCACAGTAGACACGGATTTTGTTTGGCGCAGTAGCAACATCCATTTCCGTCTTCATCGCCATACGCTCAACAACAGTAGCAGCACAAACTTTATCGGCACTATACTTAGCAGCAGTTGTAGCCATACAACCTTGTAACATCATTACCGAACCTAATAATGCCATAATAACAAATAACTTCTTCATTGGCCTTCCTTTACTTGGGTATTAAAAAATGAAATAATAAAAAGATTAAAACTTTACATAGAATACTAATTCCACTTAACAGCATAAAAGGATAGCCCCGAGGACTATCCTAAATACTTAGCAAAAGCTTATAGTGTTTTAACTAGAGCTTGGTATGCACCTAAGACGTTACCATAGTCGGTAGCGTAGGTAGCAGCCTTACCCATAACCAAAGTAGCAAAGTCAGCTTTGGTTTCAGCTAAGTTACGTGATGCAATCAATGAATCAAGTAACGGAGTTGCAGCAGTAGAATCTGCCTGGAATGCGATAGCCTCTTCTTTCTGTTGTGGCCATGAAGAAGTTTCTTCAAAGGTAGTGCCAGCAGTCAACGTTTTAACATCTGACTTGAACTTAGCGTCAGCCTTTTCAAGGGCTACGACTGAATTAACAGCAGCAAGTTGTGTTACGTCCAATGCAGTGGAGTAATTAGCTACATCAACGGCTGCACCTAATACAAAGACATCGTCCATAACTAAGTCAAAAGTCTTAGCATTGGTAACACCAGAAGCAGCTAGTAAGTCAATTACTTCTAAAATCTCTTTGCCCATTCTTGCAAATGATTCAGTAGTGTATTCCCACACCATCTGTAAGCCACGTGTACCTTCAACAGCTACTAGACGATCAACGTCAGCTTTAATACCTAAGGCAATCATTGCTACATCAGCTTGTTCTTTACTGATAGCCATTTTCTCACGCTTTTCAGCAAGTGTAAGTGTTGGTTCTTCGCGTACCGTATACTCATCAAGTGTATAAGTCTCACCGTTAGCAAACAATGTTTTATCATCTTGGACAACTGTATCAAATGGACCGACATAGTCTTCAGGTAATACTTCTTCTTGGGCAACTGGGATACTTACAACACCGACGATAGTACCGGCTTGAACTAATAATAATCTTTTCATTGGTTATTTCCTATTTCTAATAAAGGTTTCGGTAATGCCCCTAGGCTGGTAGCCGCTTCTTTCGGTATTAAACCTAAAGTAATCACATGGGTCATAGCATTAGGGTTTTGAAGTAAACTTCTCATAGTAGGTTTACTAATAAACCCAGTTGCCATTAGCTCTGAACGTACTTCTAACGCCATCATGGCATTAAACTCTGCAGTGTAGTTGTACTCATACATAGCTTCATCAGTGAAGCCTTCAACACGTACAGCTTCAGCCATAGGGATAAGTTTGGCTTCCAATTCTTTTAGGAAGATAATCTCACGCTTACAGTCATCGATGTTACCTAACATCTGAGGTAACATAATTAAATGCTCTCTATACTCAAATGAATCTTTATCAAGTGCTTCTGCCTTTTCCAAACCTAAAGCAGCTAATTTGTCAGCTTGCTCACGGTCTTCTAGGAAGTTACGAATAACACGTAAACGTTCCCATGGTGTCTCACCATCAACAACTGTTAAATAACTTAAGTTTCTATTTACCTGTGACATGTTAATTCCTCTATTATGTTTAAAATTTATTCATAAAGTACACAATGTAAATTAAAAAATACATAATAAGACAGTGCAGCTATTAACTGCACTGTTTATATCAGTTAAGCATTACCACCATCATTACGAATATGTAATGTAGTTCCAGTTAAACTCATTTTAACAGAACCAGCAACCGTAGAAGCAGCCATTGCGCCTTTATCTAACTTAGTAGCTAAAGCAGATGTGTCCGCTTTAGCAGATAGTGCATTAGATACCGTAACTACTGATTGATTAGTAGTGTCTAATGCAGACTTATCTGCCTTAGAGGCTAGTGTGACATCATCAATAGTCTCGCCAGAAGCGATAACATCTGTACTAAATAAAGATGCAATACGTCCTACCGAGATGTCAACTTTAGTTGCATCCCAATGTGGGGCAATCATCCCATTTTTAGGAGTCATGATACCACCACGAGAAACGCCACCTAAACTAGGTGCGTTGTCCGCTGACTGTGCTCCGTTCTTAGAGATAACGTTTAATGAATATCCGTTTCCTGTACCTGGAGTAACTGCTTTAACTTCCCAAATAGCTCCAAGTGGCTCAACAACAATATCACCAATGGCGACTGGGTTAGTTGTAGTAGTCTCACCAGCAGCATAGTTGATGTCTACTGTAATGCCTTCCCACTCAAGGGAGGTAGCATTAAATACCTGTGTACCACCAAAGGGTAGTATTGCAATACCTGCATTAATCATATCTTAATCCTTTTTTATTTTACATATCCAATGCCAAGAAACTATGGCTATAAAATAGGTCATAATAAACTATAGACATTGGAAAGTTCTGCATTGTTTAAAACTGCAAATTAATCTCAAAGTTATCGAAGCTGCTAATGTTAGTAATGATTACTGTATTAGCATCTACTATTTGCATATTGCGAGTTGATGATGAAACCATACCAACCATTGGTACACTTTCTAATACCAAACCAAACCAACCAGTTGGGAATTTCCCCTTATTGTGCTGGATCTTAATGGAGGTATCTGAGTAATCTTTTGTGATTGCAACACCGGCATCAACAGTATAATTGGCAGCAGCCCAACTATTAACAACTACTTTAAGTGCGCCTGCACCACCAAAGACTTCTCCACCTGGAGTTACACCATCATGCACACGTATATTTTTAGCTTCTTTATCAAGAGTTAGTTCACCATCTGCACCAGTGTATAAATCATTCTCTGCAGTAGTACCACGTGAGAACTGTGCTCTAAAATTATCTACGGCCATTACCTTATCCTTTTTTATCTATTAATTAATATCAAGACTAACCTCAAGTTACTACATTTAGTAATTTGGTAACTTAAGTAGTATAACTATAAAATACCTATGTATCTAAAATCTATTTGGGATAGTAACTCAAATAGATAAAGGTTCTATAAATTTAACTTACCAATTAACTGAATTTACATTTGCCAATGTAGCATTTTTGATAGCTTTAAATAAAGTTTGTTTTTTAATCAATTTATCTCGGAAGCCCGTAGTAATGCCTATGACAATGACTTTAGCAGTTGCAATATCAATAGTGTGTGCATCGTCATTAAAGTCAAAGAACGTTACTGAACTAGACCCAATGGCTTCCTGATATCTAACTTCGCCATCTAATAGACTTGGTGTTCTATCAGAGCAGTCCCACTTTATTCCAGATAATGTAATAGGTTCAGCTAGTGACTCATTATAAGCTTTTCTAACAAGCTCAGTCTGTACTTCGCGTTGCTTTTCTAAAATAATAGCAGCGATTTCTAACTGGGGAATGTTTAGTTTCTCTAACGTTGCTGCTGTAGGATCACATACTTCTACATTACCAAATGTATATGTTCCAATAAAAAGTACCTCATTCATTTAAATATTCCTCTTCTTTATATTTGTTATTTATCTACTATGCAATAACACTAGAGCTATAGTTGCCAGTAATCTGTGAACCGGTATATAGTCCACTAGCCGGTATTGCACTGAAGCCTGTTGCAGATACACCAGATCTAGCAAATGTTACTATGCTATCTCCAAAGCTCCAACTACCATCAGCGAAGTATGGCTGTGATACAACAGATGCAGATACACGTTCAGTAAATAAATTTACACCCGCCATATAAAAGTCAGTCTTAGTACCTGCACCAGCAACACCTAATATACCAATTGTAGTATAGAAGTCTAGGTTGTGTGATACTAATGCTATTTTTGATGCATGTGCACTATAGCTATTAACATTAATTAACTGGGATGGGTGTGGGTATAACTTAGTACCAGGTGGGATGTGGTGATGTATCTCTCCTTCACCACCCATGTATAGTCTACCACCCTGTACATAGAATCCACCACATATATACCAAGGGCCATTATTCATATAGTTAGGACTTGTTAGTTTTACCCTGACGTCTAATCTACCATCACATCTTACATTTAAATATCCGTCACCAATATTGACTGTCTCTCTTGTAAGATTACAAGTTACACCAGCTGGTATTTTTAAATGGATATTCTCATGCGTTAAAAGCAAGGCATTTAATTTTAAAGAAATGTCCTCCCCTTCCTTAGCTAAGTAAGTTGCGGTACCACGCTTAACAGCGTTATTGCGAATAAGTTCACCAGTATCTGTTAGGAAGAATATGTGACCAGTTGTTAGACCATGTGATACCAATGGATCTATTGTTGTCAATGTTCCTGGAGTTACTGGGTTTGACCATAAATAACAATCGTTCTCAGTAATGTTAGCTAAAAGAATGGCTTTTAATCTTTCAGGTATATGGAGTGAAGTCCAGTAATACATGATGCCATTAGTAACATCTGCCACTATGTTACCTGTTGTAACACCTATGTAATCTGGATCAGCCTGATTGGTATTTGCACTTCTGTCCTGAGTGACAGACTTACTTATAACACCCAGATATAAATAACAGAGATCACCGTCTACAACATCGGGTGATAATGTGTAGGGGTCAGTGACTACGTTAACTTCATCCACCAGTTGTGCAGATACGCTATAATCTAAATCTGATATACTTGTGCCTAGACCCGATAGGTCATTACCTAGTCCTGTTACTGCATTGCCTAGACCAGATAAAGTATTGTCTAGAATAGATAGGTTATAAATCTCAACTATACGGGATATCTCAGTACTTACAAGAACACCATTCCAATATGGTGCTAACTGACCATTGACTGGAGTAGTGATGGCACCACGACTCACTAACCCTAGACCTGGAGCAATATCTGCAGATGGGGTAACATCTAGTGAACGGAGTGATAGAACGAAGTCATTGCCTGAGGCAGTATCCACTACTGCCATTACTTCCCACATTCCACTGGTAGGCTCAACAATGGCATCGCCAATAGAAATGGGGTTGGTTATTTTATTTTGATCTGAAGGATATCGTGCTGTAACAGCTATCCCAGACCAGTTACCAGATACCGTATCGAATACCTGTGTACCACTAAAAGGTAGTATTTTTATTCCGGCGTTAATCATTGCTTTAAATCCCTTTTATATAAAAAATAGTTATACTTGACATAAAATAAAGATTAAATTTAAAGTCTGTATAGTATTTTATGTATTGCAGTTTAAATAACACTGCTTTTTTTAATCTAAACGAGGTAAATGACTAATGGCGATTATTATTACAAATGATGGCGATAGAATAGTAGAGAACATCGCAGAGAGAAATGCTATCACGGCAAAATTCCCTGGCATGAACTGTACTGTTAAAGACGCTATCGGCGACCCATCAACAGCTGGCGGGTACGCTAAGTACGAATGGATGTCAGACGGGGCTAATTCTCGCTGGATCTTAATGGAATTGGATGAGAAGATTACTTTGAACTTTGCTTCAGAGTCACACGTTATCACTAACGGTATTGTTACCGCTGACAATATCCCACTAAATGATGAAATCTGGACTGCACGCGTTATTGATACTATCTCTGGGGTTATCATAGGTGACGTTAAACCTACTGTACTAGGCGCTGAGATTGACTTAGGTACACTTGACTACGATGGTCAGACTTTGGACTTCACATACGGTTACGGTAGTTTCACGGCTCAACTGTCACAGGTCTTAAATGAACTAACAGATAAGTATGCAATTATACCAGCATACAACATTGACTTGAAGACTGGTTCTGTTTTCTCTAAGACTGTTATTGAAACAACTACATTCACTGTTTCTGGTGCTGCACCTGCGGGCGAAGTATCGTCATTCATCCTTGAATTAACTAACGGCGGTGATTTTACTGTAGGTTGGTTTGCTGGTGTTGTATGGGATGGCGGCGCTGCACCTACACTAACTGCTGGTGGAAAAGATATTATTGCTTTCTACACTGTAGATGGTGGTGTTAATTGGTCAGGCTTAACAGTCGGTCTAAACATGCAAGCAGTTGTATAATTTAAATAAACTAATTGGAGAGTAAACTTAAATGTATGCTATTATAAATGTACAAACCCAAACAGTACTTGAGTTCCCAGTAACTAATATTAGAAAGAAGTTTCCTAATATGAGTTTCCCGAGAAATCCTACAAATGCTAACTTGCCACCTCACGTCCGTCTTGTAAATGTTCCTGTAGAACCAGCAGCTAACTTGACAATGGTTAATGAACTGAGTCCTCCTGCGTATTCACAGGCTACTAAGACATGGTCTTGTATCTGGACAGATCGTCCTAAGACTGCTTCTGAGATTACTACAACTACTGAAGAAGTTTTAGAGCGTGTAACTGCTGAAGCAAGTCAGATGTTAAATGAATTTGCTATTGCTAAAGGTTACGATGATATCGCTTCATTATGTAACTATTCAACAAGTACAGATGCCACTTTCAAAACTGAAGCTGATCGTGGCATTCTTATTCGAGATCAAACATGGATTGCCTTACGTGAGTATGGTGCTGCTGTTAAAGCTGGAACCCAATCACTACCTACAACTATTGCACAAGTATTGGCTGTAATTCCACCAATGACTTGGTACTAAGATTGTAAAAATGTAAACATACAGCAGAGAGGCATTAGCCTCTCTGCTGTTTATGCCGTTTAGTAAATACTCTGTAATATATCTTTTTTACAATCGTTCCATTAGAGCCGTATGACGGCACTCAAATATCTAAGCTGACAATAGTTACATTTAATAAGTCCTAACATTGCAAGGAGGCCAATATAGCCACCTCAATCTATTACTAATGCCTTATACATCAATTGTATTCATGTGATTTATGAAACCGCTATAACTAGATAGTAACTGCCTATTTCCTGAGAAGGTAACATCTTTAAATATTGTAGCATCACTAACGCTACCGCCATTATAGTAAATATATGAATACTGGCCTCCAACTTCAATGTTACTATTAAGTATCATCCCGAAGGCTGTCCAACGACATAATGCAACCTTATATCCCTGACTACCAGCCACTGTTAAACTACGTTTGTAAAATATATCAATGTCTTTAAATATGAAATTTCCACCAACAAATACGTTAGTGTCCCTCGATTGAACAATGCCAGTAAGACGTATTTCAACTGTACCTGGACCATGTGTAGCGAAAAATGTTGTACCTATCTTTACACCATAGGTATCCACATATGTGGGGTCATCAAGTGTTCGGTCTAAAGAACCATTGGCATCTTTACGATCCCTGGAACTTATACTAGCTCCCCTACTTGTGTCCCACGGCGATATAAATAGCCCATGCATATCGCAGTAGTTTTCATATGCATTTGTTTTCAGTCCTACAACAATACCATAGTCCGCACTATCATAAACGCCAGGTAGCATACCAATATGTGAATTGGCTGGTGTATGTACAAATGTATACCATGGATTCTCAAATGAACCGTCACCTGTCTCATCAGACCCATATGGCGATACGTAGCAATCAGCTACATTAAAGGGTGCCAGTGAAGCTCTAGTTCCAGCTACTCCCTTAGCTATTAAAGCTAATATCCCATTATTCATTTTATTCCCCATTAATTAATTATACATAAAATAGAGCATAAATAAAGAGGCTGGTTTCCCAGCCTCTTTATTAGTTAAATAATTATTACATTATTTATACCTTAACTACTTATCCAGCAGTATATAGGTATTGAATCTGAACTTGGTTCAGGTGCCACTGATCAGTAGTATCTGTAGAGATACCGAAGACCAAAGGATTAGCTGTAGCAACAATAGGAGCGTCGAATGCAACACCGTTACCGTCGACATAACGACAAGTAGCGAAGTTCATTACACCAGAAACGCCACCTTTAGGAGCTGCAGATAAAGTAATCTCAGAACCAGCAACAGTTAATGTCTCAAGAGTAGGAATTGACCCACCAGCAGTAGCAGCAGCATCAGCGTAAGCTTTAACAGCAGCAACAGAAGGAGCTAGGTCAATAGCAGCACTCAATGACAAGTCTTGAACCAACTCAGCTGAAAGTACAGCGTCGTCAAGGTCAATAGCTTGAGTTACAGTTAGTAATGCAACTTTACCTTCGTCGATGTCAGTGTAAGCATTTGTATCAAGGTTAGACTCGTAAGCCGCTTTGATAGAAGGTGCACTGATTGACGCTTCAAGAGCAGCCTGATCCTGAACCATAATCCAAGAAGTACCTTGTCCTGTAGCAGGATCAACAGCAGCAACTTTATATAGTGACCAAGTACCAGCACCAGAATCAGCAACGAACACACGGTCAGCTACGTCAAGTGGGTTTAAAGCATCACGCTCTAGGATAGTAGCAACTGAGTAGTTAGTACCCATAGCCAATGTAGCAGCTTCGATAGCAGCAGTTACTTCAGCAGAAGAACTAACGCTTAAGTTAGTACGTGCAGCAGCAACGTCAGCTACGTCAGAAAGGTTAGCAGCGATTTGTAAAGAATCTGCAGCCGCGGCTGATGCAGTTGTCAATACTTCGTTGATAGCCGTTACTAAATCACTTTTAGCAACAGTAGAAAGTAACGTTAAGTCACCGTCTTTACCGATACGTGCAGCTTCTTCAGTACTGATAGCATTGTTGATGTCAACAAGGTCTTGGTTTAAACCAAAAATCGAACTCTTATGTCTTTGTAAAATCATTTTTTTAATTTCCTTTAAAGGTTATGGATTGTAATCAAGCAAGAAGAACTTTATTACTCTTCATAGAATACCTCTTATTTATTGAATAAATAAGAGACTGTGATTGAAATAATGAAATCCTGATGTATAGCCAAGTCACCTGCAGGTAGTTCAACATAGTGTTTTCCTGCAATAGTAATAGGCCTAGCACCCATTGATTCTAATATACTACCATCCCACATATGTAAGATAGCCGTATTAAAAATAAAATCTCCACTAGGTGCATCAGGAAGTTCTGCTGTTCCATCGAATCTTATTGGTAACTCTTGTGCAGTTACTATTTCAGAAACCGGGGCAGTTCCACCAGCCCCATTGGTATCAAGAATGGTAGTTAGATTATAGTTATTAATGTAGAAACTAAATCTATCTGACATTAACTGAGCTTGGGGAGATGGTACAGGCAATAGTCCTAAGTTAGGGCTAGGTCTTGTAACAATACCTGTACTACCCAAACTGTATGATAAATCTGGATTAGGTGAACGATTGTCGTTATCTATTTCATATTGGATCCTGACAGTCATTTCGCCAGTCCAGCTAGAATTGACTACCTCAGTGATTACATACCGTGTAAGTGTGCCAGGCTCCCATTGAGCAGTGTCAATAACCAGTACATCACTTACAACAACGTGACTAGGTGCAAACACACCCTCGTTGTCTGAAAAAGTAATGCTGGCTAACCACTCGCCCGGTACGCTAGTAACAGTAGCTGTATTGAGTAGTATTTTAGCTTGAAATATTAACCGTGACATGTTAATCCTTTTAATTTCATGGGCATTTACTTAATTTATTTTTAACTGGATGAAAACGTTAAACATAGTATTAAAGATAAATTACAAAAAAAAAAAGAATAAGGGCTACCTTTACGGCAGCCCTTAAACAATTATGCCATTATAAATTTCCATCTATAGGCAACGTTAGGAAGTAGTCCAGCTTTCTGACAATCAACAATACCAGCATTGTTCTGATAGTTTTGTTGACTTGTAGATTGCATTACAGACGGATTAGCCTGACTGAACACAAAGAATACCGGAATGTTCATATCGATAACACTAGTGTCGCCATATGGTTCTGGATATCTAAGTGTAAAGCTGTTTGCCGAATTGAATCCTGCATCGTAACTAATGGTAGCTTGGATAATAAGTAAACCAACTGCAATATTAGTTATTTCAACAACTGACCCACCAAGAGTAGATAGAGTCAATGCATCCATGTCAGCCTGTGTACCAAAACCACTGATATTAATACGAGCACTAACACCATTGTTAGTAACAGTGAACTTCCCACGAACCGGAAGACCATCACCAGTACCACCGGTACCTGCAGGACCTACAGGACCAACTAGGGATGCTAGCCATTCTGCTTCAGTACCAACAAAACCAGTAGCTACTGCAAGTTCATATGCAGATACCCCATCAGCACCAGCAGGACCGGTAGCGCCATCAAGACCAGGATCGGCAGTTACAACAATCTTATCACCGAAATGTAAATACAAGTCAAACGAAGTGAATGAAGAAATGTTTGTAATAACAATTGTGTTATTATCAACAACTTGCATGTTACGTGTACTAGTAGAGTAGATTGCCACAGCAGGAACAGTGTCCTTACTAATTGCAAACCAACCAACGGGTTGTTTGTTCTGGTTATGTGTTACTGATAGAGAGGAATCGGAATACTCTTTAACAATAGACATTCCCGCAGGTACATTAGCAGCAAGTGTAGCAAAGTCAGTAACTTCAATTAATAGAGAGTTACCTTTAAGACTAGCCAGCCACTCCGCTTCAGTACCTACATAACCATTAGTAACAGCTACGTTATATGCACTATCTCCGGGATCGCCTGGTAGACCAGGTAAACCATCAGAACCAGCAGCACCAGGTAAACCATCAGCGCCATCGGCACCAGTAGCACCAAAAATAGTAACCTGCTCATTAAAGTATAAATAAATATCAAACTTAGAGAAACTAGACACGTTAGTAATGATAACGCTGTTTGCGTCCACAACTTGCATGTTACGAGTACTGGTAGGGTATATACCAACATTTGGGATTGAATCCTTTCCTAAAGCGAACCAACCTGTAGGGTCTTGTCCGAGATTATGTGTAATTCTAATTGATGAATCAGAGTAATCTTTTACTGCAGTGAAGCCTAAAGGCAATGTAACGTTAAGTGACGCAAAGTCAATTACTGATATTAGAACAGCATTACCTTTAATAGAAGCTAGCCACTCTGGTTCTGTACCTACAAAACCGTTATTAACCGCAACCTGATATGCCGATAAACCATCTACACCAGCAATACCGTCACTACCTGCAGCGCCATCAGTACCGTTTGTACCATTAGTACCAGCAATACCTTTAAGACTAAGTAACCACTGTGAAGGAGTACCAACATATCCATTGGCTACAGCAATCTCATATGCACTTGAACCGTTTGTGCCATCAAGGCCAGGTGCACCAGAAACAACAACTTGCTCACCGAAGTATAAATAAATATCAAACTTAGTGAAAGCTGAAACGTTGGTAATAATAACATTGTTTGCATCTAATACTTGCATGTTACGTGTAGACGACGGATAGATACCAACTGCAGGTACACTATCTTTACTTACTGCGAACCAACCTAGTGGCTCTTTACCTAAACCGTGTGTGATTTTGATAGACGAGTCTGAATATTCTTTAACCGCTGCGAAACCAGCAGGCATATTAATATCAAATGCAGTAAAGTCTACAACTTCAATCTTAACTGCATTACCTCTAAGTGAAGCAAGCCACTCAGTCTCTGTGCCGTTAAAACCGTTAATGACCGCAAGCTCGTAAGCGCTCTTACCAGTAATACCGGTATCACCTTTTAAAGATGCCAACCACTCTGCTTCTGTACCTACATAACCACCAGCTACTGCTAGTTGGTATGCACTTGCACCAACACCGTTAATACCACCAGCTAGAGAGATTAACCAATCAGCTTCCGTACCAACGAATCCATTGGCTACAGCAATGTCATATGCACTTTGGCCCTGACTACCGGTAGCACCGAAGTCACCTTTAAGTGATAGTAACCAATCTGCTAATGTACCAATGTAACCGTTAAGCTTAGCTACTTCATAAGCGCTTGAACCATTGTTACCATCAATGCCGTCTCTACCAGCAAGTGAAGCAAACCAGTCATCAATCGTACCTACGAATCCACCAAGTTGTGCTAGGGCGAATGCAGATGCACCATTAGTACCGTCTTGACCTGTTAATGAAAATAACCAGTCATTAATAGTTCCAGTATAACCTTGGTTAACCGCTACTTCAAATGCACTGAAACCTTTAGGTCCGACATTACCTTTAACACCTGGCTCACCAATAGGGCCAGTTTTACCTACAGGTCCTCTAAGAGTAGCTAGCCACTCCATTGATGTACCTTGGTAACCATTTTCTACAGCGATTTGATAAGCTGACTTACCAGTTACACCTTTAATAGATTGAATCCATTCAGCAAGTGTACCATTGAATCCACCGGCTACGGCTAATTCATATGCTGATAAACCATCTACACCTTGGATACCTGTAAGTCCTCGTTGACCATCGGTACCCTCAATGGACGCCAGCCATTCAGTCATTGTACCAACAAATCCACGGATCAATGCTAGTTCATAAGCGTTCTTACCATCAAACCCCGGATCACCTTTCCCACCTTTTAAAAGTGAAATCGGCGCTTGTTTATTTTTGCCTTCTTGAATGACTTCTAATAGCTCATTCCCAGTAATTGTGGCAACTGGTGTCATCCCGGAGATTCTCCGTGGATCGTATACAAATTTCTCGTCTGACATTATAAACCCTTCCTATAATTACTTGTTATTTCTCAATCAAAAAGAAACGCACTCATAAGATTCAATAAAATGTAAATAAATGAGAGTAGCCGAAGCTACTCTCATACGGGTTAATTATACTAGTTCAGGAGCATCCTCTTCCTCAGGAACATCCTCTTCTTCAGCATCAGGATCAGAGTCAGCTTCAGCATCGGGATCTGCTTCTGCATCTGGGTCAGCGCCTTCGGTGTCTCCACCATCAGCCTCATCACCATCCTCTTCTTCAGGAGCTTCCTCTTCTGCTGCTGCATCAGCCTCTGCAGTTAATTTATCTTGATACTTTTGTTCATCCTCCTCAAGCTTAGCTTCAGCCTTTTCAGCTTTACGTACACGTTTAGCTTGATCCTTCTTAAGTTTAATGATTAAAGTATTAACTGAGTTACCAATAGACTCTAGATGTTTACCATGTATATCGGCCAAGTCCATTACTGGTTTGCCTTCAGAATCAGCCAGTACCATATCCATTAGCTCAGGTAGGACATTATTGTTACGTAACCAGTCACGTTTATAATGAGCCATTAAAGCAAATTTAACAGAATCCATAGCACCTTCTACATCATCGAAACCATCAATAGAAAATATGTCTTCACTTAGATAAGAGTCAACTGCTTTCTCAAGGAATTCAACATATAGATCAAACCCTTCCATTTGATTCTCTATCTTAGCAGACTCAGGTCTAGGTAAATGAACCTCTAATGTATTTAGGAACTCCATAATAATTTCTTCAGGAGTAGCATCCTTAAGCTCTTGACTTAATGTAGCTTTTGATTCATCAATGATAGTCAATAGTGCAGACCAAAGATCACCGGAGTTAGTGGTGTACATACCAATAAATTCACTTACTTGTTCAGTTAGTGCATCTTGATACATAATGACACGTTTAGTCAATAGTAGGTTACTAGTTACGATACTGGTAGCGAATTCAATATCAGCTGCACCATCTACTGTCTCTGGAGAAAGTCCCAAGGACATGAAATACTTACGTTTGATATCTTCATCTAAATCACCATCAATAGTTACATGGTTAGAGTTATAGTCTTCAACTTCCAGTTTAGTTTCTGGATAAGCTGAAGAACCACTAACCTGTACATCAACACCGGCGTTCTGTAAGAAGTCAATTAAGTCAACTGGATTAGAAGCACCTAATGGATATCCACTTTGTCGGTTCTTGGCAAACTCATGTAGCATGTACTCTACAGTACCTGATGCATCTGGATCATCAGGATCTAATTCAATCTTAACACCTGTCTTACCAGTACTGTTTTTAATAGCAGCCATTGTATTTGAGAACAATAACATTGCACGCATACTTGCTAAGATTTTATTATCATCCAATAATGATTTACCAACACCATATCCATTATAAGAAAATGCCATATAAGAAACTAACTCAGCTGGAACAAATAGGATCTGTGTACCCTTCTGAGCTAGTGCTCTTGCCATCATTACTTGATAGACGTCCATTGGCCTAGCAATCTCAATGTCTTCACCGTAGAGACCATTCTTAAGTCGTTGCATTAAATCTTTTTCAACAACTTCAGAATAAAGTCTAACCATCTCAGTAGTTTCCTGCTGACCAGTTTGGTCTTGTCTACCATTGGCAGATCTATCACCTTGTTGCAACAACTGTGAGCTAATGCCAGAGGAACCAATGTTTGAAGACAGGTCTCTGTAATAATCAGATTCAGTTACACGACTTAGTGGGTTACCAAACATATCCAGTAGTATAAAGTATGCTACATGGTCTTCAGGGTTAGCCGGTGTATGTACTGGGATTACTGACTCAGCTGGTAGTTTCATTACTAGTGGGTGACCAATGCCAGAACCAGGCTTTTTGGCTTTGAGTGCACCGTATGAATCTTGTTGATAGTTACGAGCCTTATAAAAGGTACTAGATACCTCTTGGTTAGTAATCTCTTTACCACCCGGTATCTTCTTACCATTGTCATCAAACACATCACGTGCTTCAGTACTGGCCTTTCTCATACCCATAACGTCTTGTAACTTCTCAGCCTTCATCTTCTTCATAACGGCTGGCATTCTTAATGCATTAGTATTATCAGTAACTACTAGATCAGCCATTAATGCTGCAGCTTTAGCACCAAAGGCAACCTTGGAGTCAGCGTGTGAACATGATGCTGTGGCACTGAATGCGCTCTCCAATGACCAAGCATCTTCAGTAGATGCTTTAGGTGACCCTAATATACCGATACTTCGTTTAACTGATTTCTTATCCTCAGTTAGCTCACCTGAAAAAGACTCAAAGGTAACTTTATCATTACCATTAATAACTTGGTCTATGGAATTCTCAGGTAGCACCAATGTAGGATAGCAACCTTTCTTAAATAAAGACTCTTCTAGGATTTTAGGTAGTATAGATTTAATCTTATAGTTGTCATCAAAATGGGTTCTTATAACCTCTAACATTTGACCAGACATCTCTGCATCTAAGGATTTGGAAGAACAGCGATATCCAAGCTCAACAGTTACCATATCTTTAGGAGATAATATACTACTAATAAGAATTTGCATTGCTAGTTCTGTATCAGGTAATAGCTGGAATATATTATTATTATCTGTAATGTTCTGGGTAGATCTATCAGAGATTTTTCTAGCTAGACCCTCTGAAGGTGGTGCATTCTGTTGACCATTACGATTAGAGCGCCAAGCGTCTCTATCAGGAAGTAACTTTGAAGCTACTGCCATCGCTACTGGATCTTTTTTAATTGCCTGTAATTTAGGGTGACGGGCTTCACTGCTAACACTTTGCCCTAAAGGTAAAACTTTATCATTACTCACTTATTCAACTCCCTTTTGGAGGATTATTCATGTCTACTACAGACTATAGACGTTACTTAGAAGAGACATTGACTCTGACTAAATCGTTGGTTATAAAAAACCTAGCTTCAGCCTTAGAGATTAATAAATATCTAGAAGCTCACGGTCATCAAATATCAACCGACCAAAGTACATGGAAGTACTTTCTTAATTTATCTGGTATCGTCCATTTTTTAGATGTTCCTATGTATGTATCTAGTTTCGATACGAAAGAGACTATAGAATTTACAGTTAGCAATTTAAAATTACATCCTGTTACTAAAAGATATTACCAGCCACACACTGAATATTACAAAACTCTAGTGGAAAAACATCCTGAACAAGAACTTCTAATTCGTGGTATATTAAATCCTACTCCGTTAGATGAAGCAATCAATGCAGAGGATTATAAAATATTGCGTTGGAGTACTGGATTAATAGAAGTTCAAGAAACAAATGTGATTGCTAAGTTGCAGGATAGAATTAACAATTATGCAACTCGTTGGAATAACCCTGCCTATATAGTATCGGATGATTTATATCTAGCTAGTCATCTAGGTATTATGTATTACAATATACCAGCTTGGTTAATGGGGATTAGATTAGAGAACACTAAGACTAATACAGTTCATAGTTTCCATATCCGAGAATACTTAAAGAGTCATGGTAGATTAGATAAACATTATTCATACTTAACAATTAGTCAGGCACTTTTCCTATATAGGAATATCCTTTACATTGAACGTAATGCAGGTAAACAAAATACATTTGATTGGTTAGTTGATAAAATAATGACCGAACGAGGTATGGGCCTTGCTGAGTTTAATCTTAAGAACGCCTCAGATGAAATGTTACTGACTGGTAAGAAAGAACCTATCTTTGTTCGCGCTCCTTTAAATAGGTACCATACACCTAGGTCTGTTGAAGAGTTTACTTTAGAAGACGTCCTTTATAAGGAACGTAATATCGCCAAAAGTAACACTGACGTTATGGCTGAGACAATAGAGACAAAGACATATAGTATCCTTAATGCTAAGCGTGATGCGTTTAAAACTAAGATATTGGAATCTTCTATCCTAGACTTTAGTGGTAGCGGTGTCGTTATATTAACTAAGGAGCTTTTAAACTATTGGTTGTATTGGGCTGCTATCGGTAAGTACACTGCAGTCTTTAAATTCATTAACCCCAAGACTAATAAAGAACTTAGAGTAAATGCCAAAGATGCATTCCTTCTATTTATTTATTGTTACAACATGGCTAATGGATTAAAGATTGATAACATACCAAAACTCACTGCCAATATGGTTAGACGCAATGCATTTAATCTCACCGAAGAAGAGATTAGAAGTAAGATACCGGATAAATATATTACCCCTGAAGTATTAGAAGCTGCAACTAATGCTGTTACTGATAATAGTGAAGTACCGTATAACTATACCTTTGCTTATAAAGTTAAACAATTACACGAAGACTTCTATAAGTATAGGGAGATATACTCTCTTCAAGAGCATCAGATGGGTCGTGGAGCTGTCGAAGGTATAATGAACAATCTTTATATCACTTCGGACTTTGATATAAGTGGTGGACAAGCTACGTTTGATGAGTGGTTAAATGTTAAAGGTATAGATCTTGCTGGATTAGCTGAATTTGAATTTAGTTACTTCTATGAAGAAATTGTAAAACAAGTTACTGGTGTTACTTTTATAAATGACATTTCTGTAGCAGGTATACAGAAAGCTATGTTAGAGATAATGTCACAGCTAAGTAGTTATAATGTCCAGTATACTAGAGAGACTAACCCTGAACCTATATTAGTTTGGGATTGGTTAGCTGTACGTACTGGTGATATAGATGCTAAGATGAATACTGGACTTCGTATTGATATTTTAAATAAGGTTGCAATTGATGTAGGGCACAAGTCTGCACATGAATTGTCATTGGATACTAAAATTGATATGTTACAACAGGAAGATAAGTATGACCAACATCAGCTTACACTGGACTCTACAATAGATTACAGTACATTGGCTAGATCAGTTGATCATATACGCATGGCGCTACCTAGAAGTACTCTTACAGTTATCAGTGAAACGATACTTTAAACAAAAAAAAAAGCATATTAGAGAGTGGGGCAACCCACTCTCCTTTTATGTCGTTAAATTACTAAATCGAAACTACGTGGCATTTTGATTACATAGTCGTCCATTCCCATAAGTCTAATTTCACCACCTGCTCTAGCAGTGTTATCATTCATTTTAATAGTACCACTTCCACCGTAGTTAGAAACACTTGCTTCTAACATAGCTCTTTTTGTATTGGTACCATCATACAGATTAACATCTACTGAGGTAATTACCTTACCACCCATTCCATCTATTACAGGCAGTAGCATATCTGGTAGTAATGTCATTATTAGATCGCCGTCATAATTTTGCTTCATTTTCCAGCCGCCTCTTATAAGACGGGCAACTTGGAAATACCCATAGCTACCTCTAGTGTACGCCGCGTCATCAACGTAATTGTAGGTGGAGCCTGGAGTAACAAAGTCATAAGTATATGTTGCCACCAGTTCGCCAATGGCAGTTCTAAAATTAACTGTCTTTTTAGCGAATGTTAACATTGCCGTAGTACCATCCAGCCACGGGGAACCAATTACATTTACCTTATCGCGCAATATCTGTGCATCAGCAGCGGTTATCGACGTTCCGCTAATGCATAAATAGCTGGTGTTGACCTTGGGATTAAAGAATGTAATTCTACTGTGGATGCAATCAACTGAGGAGTAAAGTCGTTTTTTCATTCGACGGTTTAAAAGTATTTTCATTATTGCGAGTATCCTTGTATTTTATTTAACATATTAAACACCGACTTTAAACGGGTTGATTGATATATTGAGGTATGTTAAGTTAACGGTCTCGCCAAGTACTACATTGCGATCCATAAAGATAACTGGAGAAGGTCCTGTCTCGGTGATATCTATAACCATTGGTACCATAATCCACTGATCATCTAGCCCCAATACCATCCATTCCATTAATCCATTGGCTACACCAAGCATTGGAACGTCATTCGTCAATACACCATACCAGTCACTATCTAATTTCTCGTTCGGGTTATATAACCTCTGAGCTAGATTGTCGGGAACTAAATCTCCCGAGGTTAGTAAGTCAGATGATCTATCTGCTGGCATGAACTCTAAAAACTCAGCTTCGGTTGGAGGCACTCCTTTAAAAAAATGCATTTCCCTAGTTTGATTTTCTTTATAGAAATAGAATGCTTCAGCAAATAGTCCTTCATGTGTTTCATAGGTATTGGTAACTCCTGAGTAAACAGGTGGGTAAAATGTAACTGTATCCATTATTTATTGCTTCCTTTAATTTAATATACCGTCATATATGATGGAGCGGTAGCTGGTGGCATAGTGCCTATAGTACCGTATTGTATTACACCTGGTGTCCCAAGTAACAATTTAGTATCAGTAGTAGCTGCCGACATAGTGCCTATAATACCGTATTGTATTACTCCGGGCGTATTAAGGGCTAGTTTAGTATCGGTGGTAGCTGTCGGCATAGTACCTATAATACCGTATTGTATTACCCCGGGTGTACTAAGTACCAATTTAGTATCAGTAGTAGCTCCAGCACCTATTGTGGTAGTACCGTATTGTATTACACCTGGTGTTAACAGTGCCATTGTAGTATCAGTAGTAGGACTCAACAACATGCCCTGATCATCTAACTTATGGAAGTATGTATATGCCGTTGTTTCTAGTGGTTTGAATACGGGGGCAGATGGCCTAGCTAACATAACTATTGCACCTACTGTCATCAATCCTTTAATCGACATTAGTTTCCACCCCTACTATTAATTTTCATGCTCTCTCCTCAGCAGCTTTACGTCTAACGTATGTCTGCTTATAAAGCTTATTAACCAAAGCCTCTTCTTCAGCAGTACGCTCACCACGTTGTGCCATGATAACCTGAGAACCAGTAATAGGTAAAGGTGGAATATCAGCTGCACTAAGTCGTGAATGTACTTCTAAGTCAATCTTAACCCATGGGATAGGCTTACCCTTATCATCAAAGAACACATCAACTTCCCAAACCATATCTGTACCATTAATAGGGTAGTAATAACGATTCTTAGTCATGCCCTGTTTAGATAACGCTTTGATTTCTTCGAAGTGATGTCTTTCTATATCCCGCTCTAGTTCCCACTTACCATCAAGACCATCAATGTTAATCTTGTTTGTAAGTTCAAACGTAGTACCTGTAGGACATACGCATTTTCTAACACGTACCTCAGCAGTTATAGATGTCTTGATAAATGGGATGTTCCATTGCTCTTGCTCAACCATTGATTTAGCACTAGCTAGTTGGTCAAAGTCATCTACCTTAATATAGAAGTCATATTCAATCTCTTCTACTGCATCGCTGATTCCTTCAGCAGATACTACTGGGGAATCGTATTTACTTATATCTAATTTTTTAGCCATATTACATCCTAAAGATAAAAAAAAAAAGGTAGGTGCTACCCACCCTCTTTTTAATATTATTATTAAATTAAAGAATTTTCATCTATAGAATTTAGCAGCGCAATCAGTTTATTGTAATTACGGTAATCTATTGTGATCATTCCATCACATGCAATGGGAGCAGTCTCACGATGCCAACTTGATACTTCGTCCTTTAGATCAACTAATTGACCATGTAGGACTCGGTTAGATGTCTTTTCCAATACTGGTGGTACTGTGCTCATATTAGGACTCCTATCCTGATATTTTAATATTGGTTAATGTCTATACATGGGTACTAGGTACCCACTGTTTGATAAACTTTAATTATTTATTTTCTGAAAGGATATAGAAATCTTTACCGAGAATACCGACATTGACTTCTAGTTCTACTAAATCCTTAGTGACTAAATAAATATGAGATACAGGAGCCTGTTTATCTGCTCGTTCTGCCATGCCTTTAAGTCCTTTAAATAATTCAGGCAAATGTGACTTCAGTACAGCGCTACCCTTTTCTTCTAAACTAATAGATAAATCAGAAGCTAAGTATGGGACAGTAGTGACCTGAATCTTATCACCGATAACAAATAAGTTTTCCATGTAGTTTTCATATTCAGTACCATTAAAGTCTTGACCTTTTAAGAACTCATCTCGTACAGCACCGTCAATCAGAACCGTTGAATAAATAATTGGTTTAGAACCTGTAGAGTTTAGTACATCTAAAAGGTGTGCACATTGTTCTTCACCGAAACGTTCAGCGAATAGATCCTTAAGATCTAGCCAATCTTCAATGATGCTTTCGATTTCCCAATCAAGACCCATACCTTTAGAAAGAACGGTATTCAATGCATCAGTTGCACGTTTAACTAACTTGACTAAAATGTGAGTAGGGAAGCTAGGATCATTAGCTAACTTAGCAAGATGAATTACATACTTGTCTACAGTCTTAATTAGAATAAGATCTTCAAAGTAAGTATGTACCTTTTGTGGGTTAACTAATTCAAACATCACATCAGCTGTTGTAAATGTATATTCAACAGTATCGTCAGGTAAGATAGAACCTTTCTTAATTAATGTTTTCATTACTTGTAAATAAGCATGATTATTATTAAAGACTGGAGAAGGAACATTAACCGTAGTAATATCACGGAATTCAACTAACTCCGCTTCAGTTAAATCGTCCTTGCTTGTTTTATCGTAAACAGGCTTCCAGTTAGGAACAGAGACGCCGTCATTAGGTGTTACTACCGACCCACGTATTGCAGGATCCATTTCATGTTTTAGGTAATCCATACCTTCCTCCATTGCTATGATTGATTCGTAAGTCATTCCAGAGATGGAATCCTCAACGATATATTTAACTTGACGTGTAGGATCAAACGCCAATGAGTAAGGGTGCTGTGGTGTGAATACCTTTTTCTTATCGGTAAGATGAGCTGCAGTTGCTACCTTACCATCATTGGTATCCATTCTATCGAACAAACGTTCTGCAGGTAATTCAGCGAAAGGTTCTGCTAAGAAGTTTTCTTCATTAGGATCCGTTCCCCAATTAGATGTAGATTGGTTACCCCCACGTCTACCAGATGCCCCGTCATTAAGATGTCTATTAGCTTCTGCAGCCCAAGCATCATTATCAGTACTACGTTGTGCCTCACTATAATTAGAAAAAGAATCTTTCACTGCTGCATTTCTTGGTTTAAGAGATGTGCCGAATTCACGACCACGTCCACTACCACCACCTGAATCAGTATTAAGATTGCCGTCAGAAAACATATTCGCACTATTATTCATTGCATGTCCACCACCAAAACCTTGACCCCCTGTTGCAGGACCGAAACCTTGTGGCTGGCCACGTCCACCAAACCCTTGACCCTGACCTTGTCCACCGAAACCTTGCCCACCTGTAGCAGGACCAAATCCCTGTGGTTGGCCTGAACGCCAAGCCTCTTGTGTATTGCCTGAACGCCAAGCGTCTTGTTGTCCAGATGGACCGAACCCCTGATTCTGTTGTTGACCTTGACCACCCCAACCTTGTTGTTGCTGTTGACCGCCACCTGGTTGTTGCTGACGGGAATATCCATCAATGAAACCACGGACATCATTATAAGTCTGAGCCCAGCCCTGTGCTGCATTCAATGCGTTCTGATCGAGCATCTGTTGTAGCTGCTGGAACTTTAACACATATATCGATGACATCATAGAGCATAGATCAGAAGCCGCGTCTTGCATAGCCTGACGTACTGGCATACCCTTTAACATAACCAATGCTTCAATGTATTCAGTTAGACTGATAAAGATTTCATTGAATTCATTATTCTGATAGTTGTTACGGCTTAAGAAGTTGAATAAGAAAATACGAGCTGGATTTTTAGATGCTTTATCCTGTAGCTCTTGTAAGAAGATACCTAATGCTTCTTGTGCAAAGGTTTGCGCATTTTGGGATAATGGAACTTGTGGTTGAAAAGGAATATTATTAGGTAAACCTTGGATATACATTTGTTGATTAAGCTGTGTTGCGCTCACAGGTAGTCCGCCACCTTGGTTATGGTTCATGGCCTAGTTCCTTTTTATTATTTAAGGCATATTACCCTCCTCCGAAACGAGGAGGGCTTTATGCTAATCTCTGTTAAATTTTATCTGAGCTTGATCTAGAAGTTGTTTCTTCATAGGGTCACGTTCAATAAACCCATCGCTATTTAAACTTAGCCATGGATTAATACGAGACCTACCCGTAGGTTCACTCTTTGGTAATGTAATATAACTACCCACTTCCGCAATGGATGCATGTAGAAACTTAGAAGCATCGACTGTAGCTGCTTTACCAGACTTTGTTGGTGATCCTGAATCTGTCTGTAGGATTACATTAGATGTAACCTTAAAGAACTTATTGTCTCCAGGCGATGAAATACTGTTAACTTCACCATGTCCATTCATCTTAGCTACTATATCTGTTGGCGGTCTATTTCTAATGATATTTCTAACATCATTAAAGTTTAACTCTTTCTTACCAGCAGTGTTCTTAAGACTAAATAACATTCTAAAGATACCATCGTTAATATCTTGGAGAATATATCTTAGAACTAATAGCTGTTTGTCATATAAGCTAGCTGTTGCTTCAGCGGGTTGTATTACCATACCTGATAATAATTGAATTACGTGGTTAAGTAACTGGTACAAGTCATCAACATAAATGTCACCTTGCATTAAGAACGCTTTGGCCGCTGGATCAATATAACTATCCAGTGAATCCATGTGCTCATCCATACCCTTCTTTATAGCACCCTCACCACCAGTGATACCACCAATGACCAGTCCTAATAAAACACGCCACATTCTGATTTCATGTTCCGTACCATCAATAAACTCTGCCGCTATTCGATTTGGGAAATGATCCAAAATGTAGAATAGTCCACCAACCATACTTTCTGTAATGGCATCAAAGTCACAACTACGTATAGCTGCTCTTATTGTAGTTGGGGTATAAATCTTACTCTTAATTCCCTTAGGCTTTAATTCAATAGACTTACATATTACCCAATCCTTTTGTGGATACGTATCTTCATTAATTTCTTCATTACCGATTTTAATATCGATATCACAGAAACGCTTGAATGTTTCTTTAACTCCATACTTAGCAAATAGATAATGCACTAAGCAGGTATTCATATTAATCAATGGTTTACCTACGCCATTGGTTGCTTTACGATTACGATTGTGTAACCACGAATAAACAATGTTAGGACTACGACGTTGTCCATTTAACATGAAGTGATGACGAATGCGTTTGAATGTCATCTTAGACTTTGGAATTTGTATGAATACACTGGAAGATGTAATCGAAATTCCCTTATCTGCAATCACTGGAGATATTGCAAATGTTGCACCCCTAATAGCCATAACACCACCATCCCTACAGAACGGTAAGTATAATGGTTTAGAAATAGACTCTCCCTTAAAATCAAATTCTAATGAAATCATGTACACATCTGTTCGTGCTACATCAAATATTGACTTATTAGAACCACGTGGCTCTGTTACTTTGAGGAACTCTTCCAATGGAGTTAGTCTTCTGTAATCTTTATAAGTCAATCCCTCTGGAAATACCTCTTGCGCACATCGAACAATATTATCAATATACTGTTCAACAAACTTAATTTCACTTACAGCCAATCCATCGACTAAAGATCTATTCATTTTTGGTATTTCATCGTTTACTAAATCGAAGAGTAATTTATCCACCGTTATCCCTTTCTACTGACTGGATTTATATTTAACCCACAGACCTACTAGACCAAGAATAGTAGTCACTGCAACTGCAGAAGCTTTAAACATATCACTTTGACTTTTGGCCGATGCTGAGGTTATATCTAATTTATTCTTTATTGTGGCGGTTTGTCTTGATTCGTCTTCGCTAGCTTTTGTAAGTTCAAGTTTCTGTACATCGGAGCGTCCTTTCTGTTCTAGAAGATTAATTCGGTGAATATAGTCTTGTTCTTTTAGATCATAATCCCTTTCTTTTAATACATGATCCTTTTCTTTCATTTCATATTCGTGCTGTAACTCAGCATTACCAAAGTGCTTGGCTTCATCCATTGTCTTAAAGAGTAATCTTTTTAGTGATTCGTTTGCATATTCAAATGAATATACCAGAGTGTCCATTGGTGCACCTCTATCAGAACCATTTTTAACTTCTCCTGCTGTAGTTATATAAATGCCATCACGTTTATTAAAATTGATACGTGGAGTTATTTTAAAGACACGGTCACCTAAGTTTACGTATCTAGCCCCAAAACCACGTGATGAATCTACTATAGTTACACCAAAAACCATTGCCCCCGTACTCAACCTATTTGCAAATGCTTCAGTAGTTGCAAATTGCTCACCTCTATCTGAATATGGATGATACGCAGTAGACTGGACACAGGCCTTAGATAGATTTATATCTAACTGTCTAACATATAAAGTACCTGTAGATGTATCAATATCCTCCTCAGGTATTGTGTATGTAATGCTAAATTCAACCTTACCCATGTTATCAACTCTATTTTCATGAGCTATAAGAAGTTCCTCAGCCTCAGCTGAATCACTATGGGATACGTTACCCATGTATAGATTTACATGTTGGGGCATCCATTTGGTAATTACTTTAACAAGTACTACGCCTTCTGTATTCATAGGTGATCCAGGAATTGTCTGCATTATGCCACAGCGTTCCCCGATAGTAATATCACCCTTGGTCCTATTCATGTAAATAATTTCTCTACTTGATGACTTTCCCTTCTCGTGTAATGATCTTGAATATACCTCAAATGAATCACGTCCATTGGCTTGTATATCGGCTGAGACCTGGACATTATCATATCTAGATAACGTACTGCTTTTAATTGATCGTTTCGGTGGTCTTTTGGCCATTTTGAAATCACCTTTAAATATATTAGTTTATTACATCAATTTAATAATGTAGTGCTGAAATATTTTCCAATAGAATCAATGCGGCATAAAGGGAAACAGAGCCGAAGCCCTGTTTCCCTCACTTTAAATAGTCCCACTTAGGACTGAGTAAAGACTAATACTTATACAGCTTGTTTAGGAGCTACAGTTTTCTTAGACATTACTTCTTCTAGACCAGTAACATTAATCTTAGCCATTACTGGTAAGTTGTTTACGTGGCGTGAACGTGGTTGAACCATCGCTTCTTGATACATTGCACCATCACGAGTGACAGACATTGTAGTAGTTAGCTCAGGAATCCAACCGTGGTTACCGAAGCTTAGTGGATCAGCTGTACCATCAGCACCATCTCGAGAGAAAGTAACGATAATAGTGTTAGCCATACGAGCATCGAATGAACTAACGATCTTAGCATCATTGAAAGTCATACCGAAAGTACGAGTATCACCGCCAATCATTAAGTGACGCTGTAGAACAGTATCAGTACCGATTAGAAGACGAGGCTTCTTAGCACCCATTGATGAAGCATCAAGAGCAGGCTGATACGCAGACTCACGGTACATGCGGTAAGCAATATCGTTTACTGTGTTAATCAACGCTGATGAGATATCTTCAGCACGATCTTTAGATCGAATAGAGTTCATAGCTTCTACTAAGTTCAAGTCAACTTCTTGATAGAACGGAGTAACAACGTGTCGTGCAACACCTTCAATTTGTACATTACCATTACCCTTACGAGCGTTAGAAACGTATACACGAAGTGCATCAGCGTAGTTCAACAATGTTGTTACAGCATTGTTAGAGTTACGGATACGTGCAGCAGTGATCAATGACTCAAGGTCACGAGTATCACGATCTGAACCGATAGGGCTAGGAGCTGAAATCGGAGCACCAAGAGGAATAGCAAAACGCTCAGTCTGTAAGTTAGTGTTTAACAATAGACCTTTAGTACGTCTGTTACTGTTAGTACGCGAAGCGCCTAATACATAACCTTCTAGTTTGATTTCAAGCAAGCTGTTGACGATCGCAAGACCAGCACCAGTTGTTTTAGAGATTTCGTTACCATCAACGTCGATGATATCAAGAACAGAGATTGAACCAGCGAATACTTCAACAGTACCGAATTCAACATGTGCATTACCACTAATGTTAGTCTGTAGACGAACAGTGTAGTCAGCATCAATAACAGCTTGGATAGAAGCAGGAACTGTTCCATCAGCAGCCAATGTAGCTTTGTTTAATACGATTGCATCTGAACGGAAGTTCAATTGCATTTCACGACCAGCACCTTCGATAGAATCAAGGAATGCGTTACGTGGTAAACGAGATACGTTAAACTTGAATACGTCAGTTGCAGGAGTGGTACCATCTAAAAACGGGTTAGAGAAAACTAACTGTTCAAGGAATAAACGACTATCAATGGCATCAGTAGAATCAAGAACACCATTACCAATAAGACCAGGATGGTTAGATACACCAATAAGGTCGATTGACTTACCAACTTTCAAAGGAGCTGTTGTAACAGAAACACCAGCGATGATACGGTCAGTTGTAGCAATAAGTGCTGCGTCAACGAAGTTAGTTAAGTTAGAATCATCAGGCTGTACGAAAGGTACAAGTGCAGTAGACTCATCAGCAAGGATAGTGTAATCACCAACAGCTTCAAGCAAGTTACGCTGGTTGAAGTCAGTAGGAACACCACTTGTTTTGTGTTGTACAGTGTTGAATACAGTTACTTGTTCAACAGTTACATCCATACCACCCATGTCAGGAGATACAACTACTGTTGGGTAGAAGGTTTCAGAAAACTCATCTTGACGAGAAGCTTGGATGTTGAACGCGATTGAATAAGGGATCATTGCTGTTAATTCTTTAACATCAAATGCTTCCATAGCGAAATCATCACGGAAGTCTAAGCTACCAGCGATACCAGAAGTTTGTGCGCCCATTACAGTAACGTTTTTACCAGAAGGTGCTTTACTACCTAATGCGGCTTGTGCGTATGTTGCGACGTCGCCCATAGCCATTGCTGCGAATGTACCAGCTTCAAGCTGAGTACTAGTTAATTCTTCCATACCTAGGTTAGATACACCAGCACTAATACTACCAAAGATTTCTTTTAAGCTAGAAGTAATTTGTGTAGCGTTTGACTGTACTTGTTCAAGATCGTGTCCTGACAAGCTTTCAAGTGAAAGAACGTTCTTTGTGTCATTCTTAGACGCAAACTGTGAACCACCTTCGGTTGCAGCAGTCTGGATCATAGTTACTAAATTTTGTAGCGGCGATCCGCCATTACCATTGATTTTCAAAAGAGACATATTTCTCAGTCCTTCATTTCTTGTTAGTGGGGGTTTAAAGTAATATTAAAACAAACATCAATGCCAAAAGTATCAACATTGATTTTAGACGCAAGTCTATATGATACATTACTCATCATTATTTTAAAGTTTTTAAATATTTGTAAGACATTGCTTAAAGATAGACGTTGTACAAAGGTCAGCAAATATCATTTTCTTATCTAGTATCTCTACCAGTTTATTGATGGTGTCTTTCGTACCATTATTGTTTTCATTGTAAATAGGTATAATGCCTATAGTATCTTCGTTTAGCTCAACAACTTCTAAATCGATCTTTGTAGTATCTGTATATTCAGATAGGTTCCCGAAAAGGGCTTCGATTACATCTAGAGGCTGTTGTGAATTTAATATTTCATATCTTAAGACATGGTCTTTAAAAATTACTAGCTGCTCCTCAGAAAATCCCATTACAGTGCGGCCTGTTAGGAAACTATTTCCAAGAAGGTCCTTTAAAAGATCCATACTCTCGTTAATGAATATGTAAAAGCCAACATCATCGTCTGATAATGTAGACGAAATAATTTCTGGGTTAAGTGCATCGACTAATGTTTTATCATTGGCTACCAATGCTTTCTTCACCCACTGTGGTATTAGTATTACTTTTTGCATATGCAAAGTATTCTCCTACTAAAAAAATAAATAAAGGAACTTGAAAAATGGATTCAAACTTGTTGTTAGTGAACATTATCACTCTGTTATACCTAGAATCCGAATTAGGTCAAGATAATGGCTCTAGAGATTTTTGTAAATCTGTACTAGAGACAGTCAAGATACCTGAGACAAGCGTAGAGATGCATTCAGGTAGTGAAGTCATATTATCGTTACGAATGATTGCATTATGGTTAATCTCACAAGATATAGCCCAACCAGTTGATAAGGCACAAATGCTACAGCGTATTCGAGTAGCTACTAGAGACAATGTATATTTATATAACGCCGTTGCTGATGCCATTAGTAGCGAAGACGACCAAGAGCTTAAATCTAAGATTCTTGCATTTCGTAAAGGACTAAGAGAACATTTAAATAACGAAGAAGTTCGTGGCATTATGTCAGCAGCTTATAAGAAGGCTAACTTCGAACCAGGCAAAACTGACTTCCGTGATTTCGTAAGAGATTTATATTCACAGATAGAACCATACACACATGACTTGGTTGATGCTAAGCATCCATCTATTGTAGATACTATTAACTTTGATGACCCAGATGGTATCGAAGAATTAATGGGTCGTTCAATTGATGAGATAAGTGCTGATGGTGTATTGAAGACTGGGTATCAAGCTATTAATAGAATGCTTGGTGAGAGTGAAGGATTCAGACGTGGGGAGTTTGTACTACTAGGAGCTCTACAGCATAACTTTAAGACAGGGTTCATGATGAACATGTTCAAACACCTTGCTTTATATAACAAACCTTATATGAGAGATCCTACTAAGAAGCCATTGATAATTCAAATGTCTCTTGAGAATGAGCTACCGATGAATATCATGTGGCTTTATACTAATCTCAAAGAGAACGAGACTGGTGTTACTCCAGATCCAGCTGAGGTAAATATCAAAGAAGCTGCAGCGTATATTAAATTACGCATGGAAGCTAATGGATACCATATTGAAATGTTACGTTTGGAACCTAACCAAACTAGCTACTTTGATGTCTTAGATATTTTATTACAATACGAAGCTGAGGGTTATGAAATCCATGCAGTGGTTTGTGATTACTTAAACATGGTTAACCGTAATGGTTTACCAGCTGGTCCTGCCGGTACTGAGATTCGTGCTCTATTTAGAATCATGCGTAACTTCTGTGCGCCTAGAGGGATTACATTCCTTACACCACATCAGTTATCTACTGAGGCTAAGATGTTGGTACGTCAGGGGGTTGATAACTTTGTACAAGAGATTGCTAACAAAGGTTACTACGATGGATCTAAACAGATTGACCAAGAAGTTGATTTAGAGCTATTCGTTCACATTGAAAAGGTAAAGGGTGTTGGTTCATTCTTAGCTATACAACGTGGTAAACACCGTAAGATATCTATTACCAATGAAGCCGATCTATACACCGTACTACCGTTCCATCCTGTAGGTGGTGTATTAGATGATGTTAATGGAGAAGACCTCTCCATGAAGTCTGTAGGAGGTAAAGCAACTGCAGATGGTGGTGGTGATTGGTTCGATGGTTAATTTGATGTAGTAAATAAATAAAAAGACCATACACTGCGGGGAAACCTGCAGTGTATTATGCTTTGTTTTTTATAAGTTATTGTATTATAGCTGATTTTATGTATAAGATTTTTTTATTGTGATTGCGGTCACCAAGGAATATAAAAATGGGAATAGTAAAGAGGCAAGTATATAGTAAAGAATTATCCACTGCATTAAATAATGCATTTGTTGGATATAACGGACAAGTAACAAAAGATTCAGAGACTGGGAGTTTGCATCTACATGACGGTGTAAGTCCTGGTGGTATTGAGTTAGGTGATGAGAATACATTAACCATTGAGGAGATTATAGCTCTATTAGATTTAGTCTATCATCCACTTGGTGGCCTTGGCACTGTACCAATATGGAAAATGATACAGGCAACTGATTCAACTTCTGCTACTCAATTAGGACTTACCTATATAGTTAATAAACTAGCTGGTATAAAATTTGTTACCAATAAAGAAGATGAAGTGTGGAGTACCTTTAAAATACCGGATGATTATGTTGCTGGAACCGGTATTAAGTTTTTTGCTGACTGGACTATAAAAGATGCCACAGCAGGTAATGTTAAATGGGGTCTTGAATATACGGTTATTAAAGCTGACAATGCTACTGCATTTGTAGGTAGTTCATTACTTTATTTAACTGCCCCAGTGGCAGCTGGAAGTGCATTTGTATTACATAGTGTAGAAACTCTAGATACTGATCTAGTAACTGATGTCAACTTAACACCTGGCGCTATTGTATCCACTAGGATTTTTAGATTAGGTAAAACAGATAGTTTTCCAGGTGACCTTATTCTAGTTAAAAATGGCATTAAGTATTTAGGAGTTTAGTATGGCAGTTACATTAGAGCAGAAAAAATTAATATTAGGTAACTTGTACCCATATGCACCAAGAGCCATTAAAGATGGTGTATTGGTAGTAGGTACTATAGACGGTGAGGTTGGTAGCGCTGAAGTAGACTTACTGGCTATTGATTGGGATTTTGAATTGGGTGAGGTAGCTTACAAAACAGCTGTAGCTGAAAAGTTCGAAGAAATATCCTATGAAAGAGATATTCGTGTAAATGCTGGTATGGACTGGGTCTTTGGCGGCACTACACCAGACATTATTCAAACTAGAGATAAAGATAAAATTTTATTACTGGGACTCAATGCAAAATCACAGAAGTTAAAAGGTCAAGGCGTTGTTGATCCAGTGATTCCTATTCGAGGTAAATCAAATATAGACCACCTTGTAACTCCGGATGAAGCTATAAATCTGACATTCGCTGCTGGTAGTTATGTATCTGACGTATATCAGCAATCTTGGGATATGAAGAAAGCAATTGCTGACTTACCTAGAGATGCAAATGTCTTTGCTAATATTAAAGCTATTGATTGGCCAGTTTAAATAAAAAAATAAACATAGAAGAGAGTGGCTCGAGCCACTCTCTCTATTCTGTTTTTTATACAAACTTAGGATTCATGTCCATCGCTTGTCTGAACCACATTTTGATTCCCTTGAATCCGTGACTTCTTGGTAGTCTGATATCCTGTACTAGATAATCATACTCCTCATACTTCTCTAAGGCTTGACCTACCTTAATTAAAAGCTGTACCTCTTTTAGTGTACTGGTTGATATCAACTTTGATCGGTTAGTTAATATATAGTGTTGTTCGAGATACCCATTAACTTTCTCGGTGTGGTATCCAAAGGATCCAATCAACTTGAACGGGGTACCTGGCACAGGCGGTTCGACTAGATATAGAGTTATATTCTTTGTTACTTTTAAACAATCTATAATGCTATCGAATTTTTCTTTATATTCTTCTATGGTTTCCATATCTTTTATTTTTTGATTAAAAAATCCTCCGATTAAAAAAAAAGATTCGTGCAAAACGTCTATAAGATATTTCGCGATTAAACAAAAAAAAAAGCATAAGGGACCCTAAGGCCCCTTGCTATATACCTACATTATTCTAATTCAAATTCAAATACAGATGGCTCGATACCATTGACATCTTTAAGGCTTTCTAAGTCATGTACTGTTAATGCTAACTGATCCTGCCTGAGTGCTAAAAGTTCAGGTAGTTTCATTTCCTTATTTGCTGGAGAAAGGATATAGCCTCTAGCAAATATCTCGTTATCTTCAAAGGGATCTGCGGTCATTTTAACAATATTGGCTACTAGTTTACCGATATCAATATTTGATTTACTAACAGGTGTTCTGGTTCTAGCGAAGGTAAAGTCCTTATACAAACCTTCATCATTTTCCCCATATGAGACAATGGCGAATTGCCATAGAGTTCTCATTTCATCAAGATCTAATTCGAATCGTTTATTAAGAACTCCCATTCTAGAACCCTTGATAAATGATTTAATATCCATCTTATTAGATGTGGGATCTTCTTGGATTGCTAAGTAGTATATTTTACTTGCAGGCCTCAGTACTTTGGGTTTATTTTTCTTTACAGCCATAGTCTCTAATATTTCCTATAAAGTATTATCGGTCATTACCCGGTAGATTTCGTAAAGTCTATTACTAGCCTGTATCGTCTCTGGTGTTACCGGTAGTAATGCTAATTTATTCTGCAAGTCATCTAACCACTTAGCTGCGGTCTCAGGACTATCATAGCAGGCAACAGTAATGCCAAGGCTGTCACTTAATTCATGTACCCCTAAATCATTTACTATCTTAACGTACTTGCTAGCATCATTTACTACTTTTGTTGATTTACTAGTGGGGTAACCATTTGTCATTTTTACTGCTCCATTGATATTTATTTACAAATCTTCCCAAGCAATTACTGCAGGGATTTCACCAGCTCTAACTCGTTCACGGTGTTCGCGCTGACCTTCCATGAACCCAGCATTCCACTGACTGAATTCATGTCCACGGAATTTCTGTTTAGGATTAGAATAAAAAATGTTACGATCAAGTCCTTTAAGTCCTTCCTTATGACCACGGTTATATGCTGTTACCTTTCTCTGTGCTGTTTTACTCATTACCATATCCTTTTATTTATTAGCTACTGCCTCTGCAACGTTGTCGACTGCTATGCTCATTTTCAATTTAACAACAAAGTCTTCTGCATTAGTTCCAAACTTATAGACCTTATCACCAGACCTAATGGTAGCTTGAACTATAATGTATTTTGCTTTAACGGTTGTTAGGTAATGAAGAAATGTTTCCGAATTAGTACAGGGTGTGAAATTCCGTACCGCTCTTCGACCATCGTGTTTAATAATAAACACAGTGTATCCTTCAAACAGTTCATCAAACATACCTATCGGTACGCCTCTCTTTGCAGCGTATGACGTGAATCTAATCCACTGGATACCCTTATACACTAAAAACCCTAGCGCTAGAGTTAGTACAGCATATATAAAATTTTCTAGATTGAAACCCATAGTTCCCCTTTACATGAAATATTCTAAATTTTGCATAGCTACTAGTATACCAATAACTAACCCTATTACAACGACAGCACCAGCACATCTAGTGACTGACTCAGGAATACGTGGTTTAGGTTTAGGTAAACCCATTATTAATCCACTACGTCTATTTTGATTATAGTCCCTTTGCATGATCTACCCCTAAGAATATTTACAGTACTTTAAAATATAAATCCGGCCAATTAATGATCGGATAATTCTTTTCTTTAATTGCTTCTTCTACTAACGATTTTAATACCGGTATTTCAGTTTTGATTAATTGGAATTGGGTAGGGTCTCTAAACGTACCCGCTTTGATAACTTGATCAGGTGAAAGTAATGATAATAAAACTTTATGCATGTCCACTCTCATAAAAGTTTCAGATAACTCCATAGAGATAACATCATCCTTTTTAAAATTACTCAATGATCCATTTATAGTTATTTTATTATACGTCATAACGATACCCCTTATTATCCGTTGACAACCAATTCATCTAGAATGTCAAGTTGGTCCTGATAAGACTTTACTCTCTTAATTAAAATTTCAGTTTGTCTGAAGGTGCCATGGATGTCAGCACTGATACCTAACCATATTTTCATAATGACCATCAATGGTACTACTGATAGTATCCCCACGATTGCAGCTACGCTACCACTATACAGTGAAATTAGATAAGCTACAAACAATGCAAGGATAACATATCCATACATAGCCTTAGTCCATGGCTTTAGAGTATGCATGTATGCCTCACGTCTTTCTAGCACTTTCTGCAAATCTTCTTCAAAAACATCTCTACCGAATTCTAAAAATATTCTATCTTTTTCTTTGGTCATTTTTTTAATTTCCTTACTGTAGGTTTATAGATCAAAATCCCTAATGGCATTTTCCGTCCATCTAACATTGGCCTGCAATCTCCTAATCCTCATTACATTCTGCATATAGAGGTGTGTAGGTATTGGTATTAAGCTGGCAAACGTAATAGGTATCACCATTATGTACCAAGATAAATCTTCAGTACTAGTGGGGGCGATTATAGTTACATACCCTAACCCAATATAAGTAGCCACCGATAATAGGAATATTACACCCCATATATTTCTTTTCCGTTTGGCTACGGTAATCTGTGATGCATATTGAACAAGTCTAGTCCAATAAGTACTCTTTTTAAATGCGTAAGTAGTATCTACAATATCATTCATTTTACCCATGGTGGTGCCTCCTATATTAAATTAAACTTACTAATATATATTGAATGCGAGACCTATTAGAATATTTAACTCTCTTTTATAGGCATTCACCCTATCCTTATTTTTGGATATTTTTTCAACATTCTCTTTTCTAGTAGAGTGTACCTCCGAAGACATCAATGCGGTAATTACTACACCTATGCCTGTAATAGGATCACCTTTATAGAACGCCACAATAGATAAATAAATTGTTAACATTAATAAAATAATTAATGGAGTTAATAGTGATTCAACTCCAGATTCTAAATCCTTTATCTGCTTTTCAGCATCACTTATCTTGACCTTGAGTGCTTCTATGTCAAAGTGTAAAAAGACATCATCCTCACTCTCATAGTGACTGTTAATAAATTTATCATTCATATTGCGCCCTTTAATTAAACCTTAGAATGAGTTAGACCAGTTTGCCCTTGGTACTTACCACCACGGTCAGCATAACTTACTTCACATGGCTCCATGCCACGCATGAATACAAACTGTGCAATCCCACCTTCTGTATAGACACGCATTGGTGATGGTGTGCCATTTGCAATCTCAATAACGACTTGACCTTCAAACCCAGGTTCAATAGGAGTAGTATTAATAATGGCCCCTGCACGCGCATATGTAGATTTACCCAAACAAAGAATGATCACATCTCGTGGTACAGAGAATGTTTCTAGTGTATGACCTAGTGCATATGAGTTAGGTGGAATTATAAAGTAGTCCAAACCAATATCAGTCTTCTTAATTTCTGCCTGTACAAAGTTATTGTCATCATGGACCATAGGGTCGATAACTGTAGAGTTTGCGTTAGTGAAAATCTTGACATCATTGGATAGACGTACATCGTAACCCATTGAAGAAAGTCCGTATGAAATTAACTTAGCTCCTGTAGAGTCTTTACGTACCAACTCAGCAACGAAAGGACTAATCATTGGTTTATCATTACCCATGATCTCATCATCAACCTTATATGTGGATACTAGTCCTTGCTTTTCCAAGAGTGTTATTTTCTGGTACTTAAAGCGAGTTAGGTCATCTACTGGTGTACATAAGGCCTCAATTGCCTTATCGTGTAATATTGTCATTTTAATTATTCCTTTAGTTGTGGTAGCTTAGCCCATTGTTCAATATCGTGGTATTCTATTTCTAAATATTCCCCGTCACCATCTACAAACACTAAATAATCCGGGTAGTATGGTTCAATCATAGGGTTGCAATGCTCCCATACAGTTGTCACTATTACAGGCAGCTCTCTCTCATGTAGTTTCAATATCAAAGGTGTTTCTGGTGGTAGATTTAAATCATTTTCCGATTTAACAATAACCCAATTAATAATGTTCGAGGGTTTACTATTTTTAGTTTCCATCCGAATATCCTTTATTTGTTTATTTAAGCTGCTAAGCTAGGTATTTCACAACTTGACCCCAACGTTCTAAATAAGAAACCGTTGAGAGGTGTGGCTCTATTTAAATGATTTCTAATAAATGTATCATAGGTTATATGTTCCTTTTCTAATACAGTGTTTATGGTGTTGTGAATAGTTTTCTTACCATCTGTAACCGATATTGCCTCTATACGAATACTCATGAAGTCACGCTTTCGTTTAATTTTAGCAACTGACTCACCTGGGATATATTCTTCAGTGTACCAAAAGGCAGACTTACCATTAGAATTATGTCTATTAATAGCTACATTTGAAGCCAGTCTAGTAATGACGGACATATCTATCTTTAATGCTTTGCTGGCAGATAAGATTGATGAGTACTCTGTAACTTCCTTAGTTATTAAAGTAACTACAGTTATTGGTTTCTTTTTGCCGCCATTTGGATTTGTACGCAATATACCTAAAGAATCATTTAATAAAACAGGATTTTCAGAGCATGTAAAATCTACACCATTTAGGGAAACTTCGTAATATTTACTAAATTTTGATTGTCTTATTGTTTTGGTAGCAACTGAAACACCGCCTGATAATGTGTCCTTCTTCATACCAATGGCCAGTGCCGCATCTCCAATGCGATCATATTTAACTACCGCTCCTGTTCGACAATCTTTAATCCATAGTGGTACACTTCTCCTACGAACTTTAGGGACCCCATTTAAAATCTTGTACCGTATGCCTGTCAAGGTATAGGACATAACCTTAGGATAAGACTCAGCCATTTTAATGGCTAGTGTCTCTTCAGCTAATTTCTTATACCCCTTTGCTGTAGTTCTCTCACCTACCAAATACTTACGAGCTGCTTTTAAATTTACAGTAGTAATACCTAACTTACCATTAAGTAACTTTACCTTAGCAGTAACGTTTAATTCTATTAACTTTTTCATTAGATAAAACTCCCGATATAGTTAGTCGTATGTACTGATGGTTCTTTAATCATTGTATCGTTTAAAACTGTCATTTTAGATCCTTTGATATTTAATTATAGTGCTGGAATAGTCTTTTGTATAATTGTCTCCCAGGTAGAGTTAGGGTAGTCTAAATAAAACGATGTAATTTCAACACCATCCCTGTTACAATAAGCATGCCAATCCCAGAATCTGTCACCGGAACCAGTGATACCTACTATGACATCTGTATCATTTAAAACTATTGTCGTATCGCCATTATCTGATATTGCCATATCTGGTATGTCATAGTACCCGATAATAGATGCCTGGTTATTTAGCGGCATTGCTCTAGATCGCTTATACGCCGTTAAGTCATAGGAGTAAACTATATACTCACCTACGCCATTCTTGCCACCTGATAGAAAAGCAGCCACTACAAGTCCTGTACCATTTTTACTCATGGTAGCCTTTTTAACAGATACATTAAGTGATCGTTTAAATAACTTATTGAATAAGGTAGCTATCTTACCAGGTCCTTGATGTAGATCTGTTCTTAATGAAAAGTCATTAACTGTTGGTGGCTTCAATTCAGTCATAAGGGTAATTACACCATCTATTACTTCCCAGACTCTAAGTACTCTCTTCTGAGGGTAATCAGCATCAATAAAGCAAAGTGTAACAATGGTTTCCATTGCTGCATCGAAACTTAATACAGTGCCGAATAATAATGACCCATCAGCTGGAACTACATAGCTTTCTATTGTATCGCCACTACTGTGCTGAATGAATAGCTGTGGCCATAGTTTAATACTGGTAATTTTCTTACCTGCATGTATAACTAGGGTGTCTATTTCCTTTACTGCACCGTCCAAATGTACTATCGGCTGTCTAACCGTAGGCTTTATTAATGTGAGTTCATCAGTATCTCTAGGACTCTGTGCTTGCTCTATTAGTCTACTATATAAAATCTTATCTATTTTATCAAGCGCTGATGTATCTGCTTTAGGTACGGTTTTTATGTGTGGGACTGTCATTTAATTTTTATCCTTAATTACTGATTCATTCTAAATACCATATACTTTTAATGGTAGTGGGGGCAATGGTGCATGTCTACCATAGTGGCCGCCAGTTTGTGGATTGGTTACATTGGTTTTAACAGATACCATATATGCTTGTAGTTTAGTGAGTCTAAACCTCATAAGTTTATTAGGGTTATACGGCGATAGTCCTTCTATAGTAATACCGCGCTCTCGTGTTTCTGAATGCCACATAGGTAAATTCCAGTAGGATTATTATTCATATTAGTAATATAGGTGTGAAATAAACTCCAATAAATAATAACATGTTATAGAACATTTTATTACTCCTTTATTTTACAATGTTTTTAATGGCATAGACTCACCCGCAATGGGTGAGTCTTTTTATGCTTTTTTTATTTACTGGTTTCCTACCAAAGCACTCAATGTACTATGTTGGGTGGTACCGGCTTTATAACCCTTTTTAAATTGATAGAGTGCCGAATAGGTCTTTCCTCGATATCCTCTCAATGCATCCGTCCGCTTAACTCCTCGAATGCCGTCAACAAACCCTAAGTGATATTCAGCTGTTTGTCCATCAGTCATATTTTGGATCTTACGGAAAAGTGGTGACACCGCATCACTTAATTCACTATTTTTACCTTCTTCCGCCATTACTACTTTTTCTTCATTCATTGCTACTCTCTCTTCATTTGAAATTAAAACCACTCTCTAATAAATAGTTTACTCATGTTTTCTTTTACTGTTAGGGGCATAAAGGAGGAGTGACGAATCACTCCACCCATTACTTAATTATAACTTACATGCACCACCGGCACATCCGTCATCTTCCTCTTCATCGCTACCAGCGCCATCTCGGGTGTTATGGTAATACAATGTCTTCAGTCCAAGCTTATACGCATACAGCATGTCCTGGAGTACGAGTTTAATAGGTACCTTTTCTTCTGCGAAACGTACAGGGTCGTAATTGGTATTAGCGGAAATTGCCTGATCGGTAAACTTCTGCATTATACCTACTAACTGTATATATCCTTTATTATCAGGAATGTTCCATAGTAGTTCATATTGACCACGAAGACGTTTGAACTCAGGTACAACCTGTTTCAATAGTCCATCCTTAGAAGCCTTAATAGTAACAAACCCACGTGGTGGTTCAATACCATTAGTAGAGTTAGTAATCTGTGAAGAAGTCTCACAAGGCATCAATGCAGTTAATGTAGAGTTACGTAAACCGTGTGTAGCTATCTCACCACGTAACGCCTCCCAATCAAAGTGCAATGGCTCATTACAAACAGCATCTAAATCACGCTTATAAGTATCGATAGGTAATAACCCATCTGCATAAGTAGTATCGTCATAGTAATCACAACGACCTAACTCAATTGCTAGGTTCTTAGATGCAACCAATAAGTTATATTGGATAGCTTCCATAGTACGATGTACTAAACCATTAGCAGAACCATCAGAATACCTAACACCATTCTTAGCTAAGTAGTACGCTAAGTTAGTTATACCTACACCTAATGTTCTACGACCCTGACTAGAGCGTCGAGCTGCTTCCATTGGGTAGTCTTGGTAATCTAATAGACTATCTAGAGCACGAACAACTAAGTCTGATAAGTCAGCTAGATCGTCTAAGCTTTCCATAGCACCTAAGTTAAATGCAGACAATGTACATAATGCGATTTCGCCTTCTGGATCATCATGCTCCTTCATTGGTGCAGTTGGTAATGCAATCTCAAGACACAAGTTAGATTGACGTACTGGAGCCTTAGATGGGTTAAACGGGCTATGTGTATTACAATGGTCAACGTTCTGTACGTAGATACGTCCAGTCTGTGCTCGCTCTTGTGCAATGTTAGTAAATAGATCGATTGACTTAACAGACTTCTTACGAATCTTTGGATCTGCTTCATAGATTCTGTATAGTCTTTCAAACTCATCTTGATCAGCAAAGAATGCCTCGTATAGACCAGGTACATCAGAAGGACTGAATAAGGTAATGTTCTCACCCTTAATCATTCTAGTATACATCAGCTTATTAAACTGTACAGCATAGTCTAAGTGACGTGCACGATTCTCTTCAACACCACGGTTGTTCTTAAGAACGATTAGAGATTCAATTTCTAAATGCCACATAGGGAAGAATAGTGTTGCAGCACCCCCACGAACTCCACCCTGACTACATGACTTAACCGCTGTCTGGAAATGTTTAATGAATGGAATCATTCCTGTGTGATAAGCTTCACCTCCACGAATGTGACTACCCAATGCACGAATGCGACCTACGTTAACACCAATGCCTGCTCGTTGAGAAACATACTTAATGATAGCGGAGGATGTAGCGTTGATTGAATCTAATGAATCATCGCCTTCAATTAATACACAAGAACTGAACTGTCTAGTTGGAGTACGTACACCAGACATGATAGGCGTCGGTAAAGATAGTTTAAACAACGAGGAAGCATCATAGAAGCGCTTAATATATCCTAAACGTGTATTGGCCGGGTAATGTGCAAAGAGGCACATAGGGATCAGCATATAGATAAATTGAGGAGACTCATATATCTTACCACTAACTCGGTTTTGTACTAAGTACTTACCTTCCAGTTGCTTAACCGCAGCGTAACTAAAGTTCATATCACGATCATGATCAATGTATGCATCTAGTTCAGCCATGTCAGACTTTGTGAAGTCTTCCATAATCTGTGAGTCATATAACCCGGCATTAGTCATCTTGTTAACATGTTCAAACAATGATGGAGGTGTAAACAACCCGTAGGCTCTTTTACGTAAATGGAATATAGCTAGGCGTGCTGCTAGGTGTTGGTAATCAGGTACTTTTTCAGAGATTAGATCCGCTGCAGACTTAGTGAGTGTCTCATGGATATCTGATGTTGTCATCTCTGGGTAAAACTGAATATGTGAACTTAATTCTACTGCTGAAACTGAAACGTTTTCTAAACCTTCGGCTGCCCAAGTAATAACTCTGTGTATCTTATCTAGGTCGATGGCTTCTAGCGAGCCATCACGCTTTGTTACTTTTTGTACCATTAAAAAAACTCCAATATTTGGTAAGTTAGTGTAGTTTATTTTTTCTATTGTTATTCTTATTTTTTAAAAACTAGCCTGTAGCCTGAAAATGTAAAACCCCCCTTTTTGAACAGAATATATAGTCTCCCCAAAAGTACTTTTAGCTAACCTATTATATTGTATTTTTTTGCTTCTTCTTTACAAAAAGCACCATATGTACATGCATCTCGTCTGGCTGAAACTGCAGGAATTATTTGAGCCATCATTTCCTCAATTGTCTGACTTGCATCGATGATTATGAACCTTTCACGGTCAGCGTAGATACGTTCATTGTAAGCATCGTCTATATCTTCAAGCAGCTCATCATTCTCTTCGAACTTATCTAGTTCAACATTCCTAAGACTCATGCGCTCATGTGCCAACTTAGGATCAATGGATAAATAGATAGTAAGAGGCGGTGGTAGTATTTTACTAATCTGTGCTTCTAGATGATGGAATAAATCTTCATCCGCTCCAGAGCCTCTAACTTGATATGCGAATGTGCTATCAGCAAATCTTTCAGATATTACTACGTGGTCAGCCAGTAAGTGAGGTAGGATAACTTTCGTTACATGTTCGTTTCTCGCTGCAAATGCTAACATTAAATCAGTATTACAGTCATTGTCCCTATTTTCAATTACCAATCTACGAATCTTCTCACTTAATCCGCAGCCACCTAACTCCCTAGTGTGTACTACCTTTTCATTACCCTTTTCAAACTCTGCTACTAATCGTTTAGCTATAGTAGTTTTCCCCGAACCATCTGTTCCCTCAATTACAATAAACATGTTTATCCCTTTATGTGGTTAATTTTTTCTACATAGTTTATCCATAGGCTCTATGATTTTACTCATATTGAAACTGATTTTATGTACATAAAACAAATAATGACTTAGGTTTAATAAATAAAGGAAGTTGTATGATTAATTCAGGAATAAGTATTTTACCATTTGATGGTAATCAAGTCTTTAATAACACCACACTTGCGTGGGATGGCATTAAAGTAACCGTTAAATATAAAGTGGGTGAGAACTCAACTGCTAACCCTATCGAAGTCGGTGATTTTGTTTTCAGTCCAAGTGGTAATATTTGGGAAGTAACGGCAGTAGTAATTGCTACTGGCAATACGTTTTTAACATCACTTAAACACACTAAGACCCCTTCAGCCGATGTAGCTCCAGAACTTGGTAATGTAAGTCGTGGTGCTGTGGTAACGCCGGTTAACGGTGTAGTAACTCCGCACTGGAATGCTGTACTAATTGCCTCTGAGATTGGTCAGATTGCACAGCTGTTTAATGCCGATCGTGGATTTGGTGGCGATAATGCTAGCGTTATCACTCAGGGCCTTTTTGCCCCTGCACAGATCCCTACTATTGCAGTTGACAAAATTACAGGATTGACAGCTCTCCTTGCTGACGCTATTACAACCAGTGATCTTGCCGCAGTACAAAGTACTGTTGATAACATTAACTTAGTACTAACAACTAATGATGTTGCACTTAATGATCTACAAGAGTTAGTTGACTTTATTAAAGTTAATAGAACTACTTTAGATACAATGGGCATTGCTAACATCGCCGGTTTGGCTGCTGCTTTATCTGGTAAGGTAGACATAATCGTAGGTAAAGGTTTATCAGCTAACGATTATACAACTGCAGAGAAGTCTAAACTAACAGCCATCGAAGCGGGTGCTACTGCAGACCAAACTAAATTAGATATAGATGCACTTGGTGTAGATGCTGATACTGTTAACGGAAAGACTGTTGACATTAATGTACCGATTAATGCATTGTTCACTGATACAATTTACACTAAACCTACAGCTGAACCTATCTCATATATTTCAAACTTGACTTTAGAACTAGCTGCTAAATTAGAAGCACCTGACATTGCTGATATCATTACTGATGTTCAATTACTTCAATCAGTTTTAACTTCAGGTGATACTACACTTGATACATTACAAGAAGTTGTTGACTTCATTAAAATTAATGCAAATACTTTATCTTCATTAAGTATCAATAGTATCGCTGGATTAACTGCAGCACTTTCAGGCAAAGTGGATGTTGTAGCTGGTAAAGCATTATCAACTAATGACTACACTACTGTTGAGAAGTCTAAGTTAGGTGGTATTGAAGCTGGCGCTACTGGTGACCAGACTAAAGCTGAGATTGATGCCTTAGGTGTTAACGCAGCTACAGTTAACTCTAAGACTGTTCTATCTAATGTTCCCGCTGGTGCAGTGTTTACAGATACTGTTTATTCTAAGCCTGTCTCTGAAACAATTGATTATATCTCTGGACTTGTAGCAGCATTAGCTAGTAAGCAAGCAACCTTGATTAGTGGTACCAATGTTAAAACAATTAACGGTACTCCAATCTTAGGTTCTGGAGATATGGAAATTCTATCTGAAGTAGTTAGAGTAACTGTTGATGTTACTTCATTTACAACTTTGGCTTTCGCTGCTCCAGCTGGTGTAACAATTATTAAAGAGTATTCTGATTCCTCTATCAAAATCACACACGGTTTGGGTAAGATTCCGTCTAGCTGGTCTGGTATTAATAAAGACTCAGTACCGATGACTGCATTCAGTCCTAGTTCAACTCGCAATATGCAAGTATTAGATGCTAACACAGTAATCATTACTAACGTAAGTTCTTTCGAAGCATTTAGTATTGCTTTGTTGTTCTAAGATAAAAAAAAAATAGCATAAGAGAGAGTCCGCAAGGACTCTCTCATTTATGTTACGCAGCAATTCCAAATCGTCTTCTAACAATATCCAGTTGTTCAGGATTGTTCAAATTAAATGTAGGTATGCCATGTGCTCTAGCCAAATGAATAGCAGTAGCTGTACCACCAGCTACAACCCCATTACGCTCAGGTGCCCAAAAGACTACTACCGTAGACGGTGTATCCAAATCATAACCTAATATCTGAAATACATTTCTAACATGCATCTTAGAAACACCTTGAGATACAGCACTCCAGTTAGGGTGTATATCTCTAGCCATTTCCCACGCTCTATTATAAACTACTCTAGGCACAGCCTTCTCTGGAACTATATAGATATCTGGATTTTCACCAATGTATTTCTTTTCGAAACCATCCCATGGTAAAAAGATTTCCATATTCCCAGCATGACCATACTCAAAGGCACTGTCTGCACCAGGTGCGCCCCCTGACCTTAGTACGTGACCTTCCAAGCTAAGTTGCCTAGCGATTTCAGTCATCATAGTTAAAGCCCACTGAGGAGTAGCTCTCGCTCCAATACCAGTATAGTACAACACACCTTCTAATATATTAATAATCTTCCCAACCATCTCTCATGTTAATCTCCTTTTACCATTTAGCAGATGCGGGTAATTGTAGTTCAATGACTTCTTCACGAAACGATTCAATTCCCTTTTCTTCCCTAACAATCCACTTAAAAGAAATCTTCTTAGGTCCAGCAGGTGCCACTGGTTCTTTCTTATCGTCATATGGATGTATCATGTTAGGTTCAAGGTCTTTCTTACTAGGTTGAAAGATATGAACTGATCCAACATGCCTAACTTCTAGTGGCTCTAATGTAATCCACTCTTCAGTTACATGTGCATCCCAGACTAAGTGATCTTTTGTTAGTTCCTTAGGTGAGATAAACTGAGTGCTTGAAGAAATCTCTGGCATATATACTTGAAAGGTTAATAGTCCAACCTTTGGATTGGCAAGCATATGTTCAATCATTGGCCATATAGTCAGTGCGCATTGTTGAATAGTGGGACAGAATGAAATACGAGGTAAGTCACCATCAGTATATTTAGTTTCTGCATTGAACTCACTACCATCCGGAACTTTAGGGAACCAGGTACCAGCTTTATCCTTAGGAAACATAATGTGGTATAGTGGTGGTATATCTTTACCGGTTACAAACTTGCCTTTATATTCTTCAGTACTTACACGTTGTCCCTCATCCCACATCTGTTGGATGTTCTCTGACTGATCTCCCCATTTAAGATTGACTGCTTTACAATTCTCTCTATCACTATCTTTGTGTAACACAACTTGGTCCTTCTTTGGTTTACCGTTAAAGGCTCTGCAAACTAAGTCGTGCACATAGCGCAAGGTAGCATCGGAGTCATCGTTGGCATAAACGCTAACCTTTCTATATCTTCCAGCTAATCCACCTAGAGTAGCATTGCCAGTTTTCTTAGTAAGTATCTCGCCCTCTTTACTAGCGCCATGTTTACTATACCCAGGGATCTCATAGAACTCCGGATATTCTTCACACTCTTTGGCTTTAAATTTAGTCATGGATTAACCTTAAGCCGGTGCAGCTGCTGGATCAATAACATTAAAGGATAGTCCATCGGTAGTAGAGGCTGCATTATATCCCATGTCAGTTAATAATCCAATGGCCATATCTGTGGCAGATTGTGGGATTATAATGGACTCTGGTCTATATTGCGCTGTATCAGGATGAATGGCACTATTCCAAACATGCGCTTTTAAATTAATAGTCTGTACATCGTAGAGGGATTCTGGTAATGTTTTAAGAGAATCTTTAAATTCATTAAGCTTTGTATTGATAACACCAATTAACGAAACTTTTTGCAGTGCTTCGATTTGTGATGATGCCATTTCGCCAGTGGCTAGTTGTGCCGCTGCTGTTAATGCTTTTGGGGTAATTACTACTGCACTCATCTTTCTTCCTTTTTTTTTTTATTTAATCAATTCTAAAACTGGACGCCAGCCATAGTTCTTAGTACTTGTTAATGGATCTACTTCAACCTCACCACTGATACCATTGTATCCACGGATAGTCCCATCTAGAACCCATGTACCTGAACCCTGACCATTCATAAACTTAACAGATAACTGATCTTCCGTAAGTTCACCCTTATCAATCAGGTATCCTAATATATTATCCCACTCGTTGTTATCAAGCATGCGTACAATATATCTTAATTCGCCTATTTCAATTATTGTATTATCAAACTGGGAAAGCGATTTCCAACTAACATTCGTACAGAGGACTTGTTCAGGTATAAATAACTGTCTCATATCTTGTTCGACATGAATCCATGTTACTGCTTCTTGAAAGTCTGTACCATTGGAGAAGTTTAACTTCTCACGTAGCTCAGCTAAGGTAATAAAGTATCCCTCACTGACAAGTCCTTTATACGTAACAGGTGTTACTGCTTGACTTGAATTTGTCATAAATTTTCCTTTTCTATACACTCTTCCTTTTTTTTTAGTTTATGTCAATAATTAGACGACCGTTAGGACGCCTAATAAAGAAGAGTTTTAAATATTTCTTTCACTGTGATAGGATATAACCATGTCATCATCTGTTAATGATTCAGACTTGTATCCTAAGTATTGTACTGCAGGGATTTCAATACCTCTGACTAGTACATGTGTAGCAATGCCACGTTGACACATCTCTACTGTGCCGAATGGGTAATCCTTACCATCGTACAATCTATCGACTTCTTCCTGTGTTAGAAAACCCGTATCAACCATTGAACGTTGGTATAAATCCCTAAGTGCTTCGTTTGCTCGATCAATGCTACTAGTGACTTCATTTCCTTTACCACTAACTCCTACACTATACCAATGGAACATGATGTCTGAATTTACATTCACAATACGTTTAGGACAATTACAGAAAATAATAGCACCCATTGATTTACCCATGTTATCCAAGACTGCAGTAGCTCGACCAGGAAATACATTATTAATCATGTTAATAATAATCTGACCAATATCAGTACTGCCGCCATTGCTATGTATACGTAATTCCAACGTATCACCCTGTTGTGCTTGAGATAATCTATTAAGTATCACATGGAATGCCGCTTTCTCAGGCATGATGTCCTCTAGATGTAGTTTGAAGTGTTGAACACCTTCCACTTCTGTAACAAACAAGGAATGCTGGGTAGTACATCTAGCATTCTCCATATCCTCTAAAGAAGCAACTTCTTCTTGGGCTATAGGGTCGATAGTATATTTCTTTAATGTCAATTTAGAACTCATATCACTTCCATTAATTTAATTGGTTAATTGCATAGACTATAAGATGTTTGCCGTATACCCTATAGTTAAACGTACGGCCCTACTATAATACGTCTATATCTAACGTTACGTGCCGTGGTTGCCATATACCTATAATTGAGTCCATGAGCTTTAACTAATTTAAATAGTCTATGTCTAGCATTATCACTAAGATTACCATCGGTAGGACTTAGAGGAATATCTAGATATCTCTTTTTATTATTTACCTCATAGTCTCTAGCAGTAGAAATGAACAGATTAATGAGTTTCTTTTCTTTACCTGTTATGTGTTGTTTAGCCATAGGAACTTTCCCTTTCTTTGAGCCTGGACTGTTTCTTGTTCTTTAGCCGTTCGGTTACCCTTACGTACATCTTGAATCATATTAATAAAGGGCTGCAATCTTTCCCAAGCTTCTCTATTTTTTACAGCTAGTCTATCTGCTGCTCTGGTAATATTTACCACATTATTCATTGTCAACTCCAAGCAATAAGATAAAAAAATATATAAATAAGCCAGTCACGCAATGTGACTGGCTAATGAATGGGTGGAAGTTAAGGCACATCTTCCACGGAGTACGTAAGGTACACCAGCCTCTTATGAACAGCACTTACTTAGGGGGTGTTAATGGATTGCAAGACCAAACTAGAACCACTTGGATTTATCTAACTACCGGGGGTAAACGTACAATGAGTTAATTCTCATTCCAGGAGCTAGCTGTAAGTCAAACTTCCGTAGAAGTCCATACAGAATAATTTTCACTTAGGGCGGATGCAGGTAAATGACAGTAAACCCTTGTTACCATAAGTGAAAATGAAGTGTCAGACAGCAGGGATTGAACCTGCGACAATCACACCCGCAAAGGTGCCGCTCTCCCAACTGAGCTATGTCCGACGTTGTGTGGCTCCGAAGGTTGGGGTCGAACCAACGGCCAAAAGCTTAACAGGCTTCTGCTCTACCACTGAGCTACTTCGGAATAAAATAAGGTGGGGGTAGGCTAACTCCCCCAGCACCAACATTATGGGTGCAGCCTTTCACCGGCGATCTAGTCCCCGGACCGACGCATTAATAAAGCGCCCAACGATTTGTTTACACATAGTGATTATCCCTATTTGGGTACATGTAACTCATACTGCCCAACTTAATCGTCCGCAAACGAAATAACGAGGAGGGCAATCCCCCGATTAATGTACTAGCACCTAGACGTCGAGGTAAATCATTGCTAGATACTAATACATTGAATGGGTGGAAGTTGGTCAAGGCATATCTTCCGGACACGGTCGCTCCGCGTCAGCCCTCAAGATAGTGACCCACAACTCATAAGGAAGTTCTGGGGTATCTTGCGTTTAAAACTATATCCGTAGATGTAGAGTTACCTCTTAGTTAACATAAGTCAACATTTAAATGCTTAGGTCATTGCATCATTCCACAAGGGGGTGGAGGGAATTAGGTGTTGGGTTGACTTGGACAACCCAACGGCTTTAACTTTAACTTTAAGGAGAAGAAATAAACTTTCTACACAATATAGGTTTAGAAGTATAAAAATACTTAATAATGGTTTATATAAATGGCTCTGTGATATATACTTCACGGTCATGGAAATTGGCATCCCACCATAAAAGATTACTGTAGGGTGACATAGGGATATCGAAAAACACTATGTAGTTAGAGTGTCTACGGATTATATCTGCTAGGTCTTCACTGCCGTAGGGTACATTATAGTTTATAGAAATACATTTCACATTACCATGTGGTAGGTTATCTAAGCCCATCTGCCTAGATGTGTCATTAACATCCTTCCACATTTTATCGGGAGATACACCATTAGAGATATAAAGTATCTGATTGGCAATTCCAATACGTCGGTTTACCAAATAATGTAGCATCTCTGTTGTACGACCACTATGTGCCAGACCACGAAAGGTAGTAATATTACCAGTTTTCACTATATCTACTTTTGAATGTGGTGAGGATCTTTTATATTTAGCCTGAGACATACTGGCTAGTGGGTTAGATAGTGGTCGACCAATGCCTTCCACTAAGTTAGAAAAGTGTTGCTTGATATTACCTTCCACCACTCCAAGTCCACCCATATAGTTCTCATGATGTTGTATAGTGGCGCTATATAACCAGTCTTGATGTTTAGCAGTTGCTGCTATATGGCTATCTAACCCTATTTGCATACCAGCCACAGCATTATTAGCATGTTTTGTCATAGCGCGCAATTCTGCTTTCCAAGCATCTGCCTTACTAAGTTGGTCCATTACTAACTCACTAGTCTTTACGGCTTTAGCATCCAAGTCGAGAGCAAGGTCTGCGAGACTACCCATGTCATCTCTTTTTGCAGTGGAAATATTAATATGTTTTACCATTTTAAGTATATCGGCAATGCCAGTTGCTAGAACTGAATAGTTTGTATCAGCAGTCTCTCGATTATGCTGAGCCGTTTGGTTGGTGGCATCTAATGTTTCTTCTATGCGATCTAATTGCTGCTGGATACCTATAACTGGATTAGGTACTGTAGATGATTCGGATGGTTCAATCTTTTTAAATTTCCAGACGTGTGCAGATGGACGACTAAATGTAAAGCCATGTACATTTAATAACGTATCAAACTTAGTCATTGCTAAACGTAGGGCCGTTGGTGTCTCAAACATACGCGCCACATCCGTGGGTAATGCCGTTAAGATATCTGATGTTGATACTATTTCACCAAGTGGTACATTACCATCATTGCACAGATCCGCTATTGCTGAAGCTAGTAGATTAAAATCTGACATGTTATTTCTCCATTAATTAATTCTGTTATATTAGCTATTCTTCGTGGTGAAGATAACTAGGTTGTTATACACTATAGTAATATAGGTGTGAAATTTTCTTCAATGTATCATGTCTATATTGGAGATAGCCATGTGGTATTTTATGTATAGTTATATAAATTATTAAAGGGGGTAAGGATAAATGAAAACTAGTATAATAAATAGTTTTCATTTAGTGCCGTTATGGCCGGTGGCAAACGTCGTAGTTCAGGTAACTCAAACTTTGATGTGTATATATCACCAATGGGCTCAGATGAAACGGGCGATGGTACATACGAGAAACCATGGTATACATTTAAGCATATACCCAATAATGCTCTTGTTGGTTTGTTACCAGGCATTTATGATACTGCAGACTATGGGATGGTTTTTAATAGTACCTGGGTTAACTATCATGGTTTATTTGCAACTCCAGGTAGCACCGTTGGCAGTGGTATAAATAATTCAGTTAGAGAAAGTAACAATGGTAATTTACTCAGGACTATAGATGAGCCCGACTATATTAATGCACATGGCATTCAAGTAGGGTCCACATTTGCAGCCACGGATGGACCCGGTACAGTTTTAATTAAATATAAGAACACAGGGTCTGCACGTGACTGTCCTTTATTCGCTGGATATAATTTCTTATTTCAGGATATTGATTTTGAATACGATGTGTCACCTAAGAATACTAACTACCAAGTATCATTAGTTAGAGTATCTCCAAACGTCATGGTAACGAATGGGGAGATTAATGTAACAGGTTACTTTAGTCTTAACTATCATAACGGTGGGACTGCAGGAGATGCGGTGATTTATAAAGATATTCACTTCACAGGAAGTAGAACTCTCCTAGCTAACTATTCAGGTCACCGTACTTTAATTAATATAACGTACGACTAAAGATAAATAAAAAAAAAAAAGAATAGCAGAGTGGGTTGTCCCACTCTGCCTTATGCCGGTTTTTAAATACCACTAATCCTATTACCCAACAGACCATTAATAGTATTCGGTGCATACCAAGTTGGCATACATCTAGTTCTATTGATGACTGACGTAGTCTTTGATCTCCTAGCGAAGTGTGTGGTCGCCATTCCAATGTATGACCAACTGTAATAGTAGAAGTGCATAAATCCCTTTAGACTTTTTTGTATGTCTCTATAACGACTACGCTTACCATAAAGGTTTTTTAAACTACCTCCATTGTATTTTTTCATTCTACTAACACCAGTCTTTGGTCTACTAGTTTCAGCACGATGTTGTTTTAACCTAGATGCCTGAGTTAGTCTTGCTATTTGTCTTTTCATAAGTATTAATCCTTTTTGGGACATAATAGGGACTTAACCCTACTATGTTTATTATCATCTAATTCTTGTGTAACCTAACACCCTATACGCAGGTGTTCCTTTAAACTCAGCAATATCTTCAACGTCCCACATATCTTGATTGAAGTATGGGAAATGAGTATCGCCTTCAGCACCCTCAGAGAACCTAGTTAATATCATTCTATCAACGATGTCTGCATCAAGTGCTTGTTTATATATTTCAGCACCCCCGACTATGTATAGGCGCTCATATGTACCATTGTCAGCTAATCCCTTAATGACACCAAAAAGATCATCTGAGTAAACCACACCATCAACAGGATTGGGTTGGTGAATTGGATTACGGGTTATTACTATATTAAGTCTTTCTATTAAAGGTCCAGGTAAACTATCAAAGGTCTTCCTACCCATTAGGACAGCATGTCCTGTAGTCTCCGCTTTAAAGAATGCCATGTCTTCCTTAGACTTCATGGCTAACTCATCTTCTTTACCTATAACACCGTTAGCCGCTATAGCTGAGATTATTTCTACTTCCATCGATATACCTACCATTGTTTACGGCGTTTGTTTTTCGTAGTGAACTCTCTATACGGAGGATTATTATCTAAAGAAAGATAGTTATTGGGTTTATCGCCCCTAGCCCGATCTTCTTTGGTACCAATTTTAGGCATCGCTGCTATCATTTTTTTAATTGTCTCAGGGTCATACATTGACCCCACTGATAGAAATACTACTCGCTTGGGTCTAATTCTTAATGGGGTAGACAGTACTGGTTCTTCATCCATTATTACTTACCTTTTGTTTAGTATGCCAATGCAGTTAAAATTTTATATAATTCCTTACGAAACTTCTTCTGGCTTTTAGGTGTTTTAAAGACAACATACACGAAATGGTTTGTATCGGTTATATCTTCAGCACTACCGTAACCCCAGTCAACTTCAGAATTGTTTTCAAGCCAGTGTACTAACTGACACATATATTTAATACCTTCGGTATCGTACGCTAAGAAAACTTGCTCACCAGTCCATCTAAGTGGTGTGATGCCTGAAGCCCTTAAATTAAAAACTAACTCAGCAGATCTACCAGTAACCTTAGATAGGATATTAAAATTACGTTTAAGACCAATTAGCTCACGCATTCTAACTGCGTATTTATATAAGTCTGTATATTTGATTTGCTTTGGGGCAATTCCATGATAACTATACTTCCCATTATCATGTCTTGGTTTGAGTGGCTGTTTAGGATTGGATGGTAGTTCCATTTGAAACATATATGGTATTGCAGATAGCGCAGATAGAAAGTTATTACCTATAGCTCTTAAATATGTCATCGTCATTATTCATTTCCTTTAATGGAGTCTTTGGTTATCTTAGCTAACTCTTGGTGATTGGTATGACCACTTATGACATCGTTTAAAGTGTAGCTGGGTGTTTCATCGGAGTTAGATAGAAGTCCACTATTTTTTAATAGGTCTGATAACCCTTCTAGTCTTTTAACGACTGAAATAATGTCTTGTGCATTTGTTGTAGGCTTTTCAGCTATGCCGTCATGTAAGCCAAAGCGTTGGGACTTTGAACAGGCTTGGATCAATACCGCTGAACTCTGTTTAATCTGTTCCAGTATATTGTCACTAGCTCCTAGTATACTAGTTTCTTCAAGGGTGCCTTGTTCTTTAGAGTGTTCAAGCCAATGATCAACGCGTTCTTTTTTCCTTGTCTTAATGGTATCTTTACAGCCGGATGGGAGTTTTGGGATGATTTGGTGTTTCTCCAACAATTCCATCATCCCTGTAAGTTCCTGGAATTCTTTTGCGAGATGGTAGGCTCTTAATGTACCACTTGTATTCTCTAACGGATTAATATTAATTAATAGATCACTTGACGCTTGGATAACTTCACTACTTTCTTCACTGGCTATTACCAAATACTGACTAACTAAATTCATTATTGTCCCTCTAACCATTCTTTAATAACGTCACAATGACATATACTACCTCACCCGATAGCAATGACTTACTACGAGTTGCGGTTATGTTCAGCCATACGTTTTCTATGGTACCCTTCCATTTCCCAAATCTTATCTATAGCTTTAGCATATGAATCTTCTTTACCCTTCTGCTCAATCCAGTCAGACATATTCAAACAAGAATTAGTTCCAATCGCTGTAAATCCACACTTAGTCATAATTATGCAGATAGTAGTAGTGGTAGCGTCTACCACCTCATACTTTACTGAGTAAATAAGATCGTTTATTTCTTGCGGTGTAATCTTTTTAAGTATCATTTTTATTCCTTATTAATAAGAGAGTCTTTAATTGAGTCCATAAGCTCAATGCTCTTTACGTTTCTAAATAGAATGCCTAAGCAATCAATGGTCACGGTCTTAGAGAGATCGAATCCTCCAGGTACATATTCGATAATGTAATAATTATCGATGTCTTTAAGTATTGGAGTGATGTCGCCGATAAACATTATCCAGGTACAGTCTGGTATTTCAGGACCATGGGTTGCTATTCGCAGTGGGTTAACCTTAGGGCCATAATCCTTAAGTACTTGATTCAAGGTTTCTATATACCCATATTCAATACCTCTATTCCATAATCGCATTTTAAATTCCTCATTAGTGACCTAGAGAATATTACTCCTATGTATAAACTTACTCATTAATGCGGCATAAAGGGACGATTACCCACTCCCCTATATTTAATTATTAATCTATAAAATAAGTCACTGGAGATTAAGCTACATAGATAGATTCCTAAGAACCTACTCTATATGAATGCTGGAGCACCTGGTCTATTATCGTTACATACCTTAATAACGTAGGTATAGTTCTGAGCATACTTTACTGTCTTAAATAGTCTATTAGTTAAGACAAACTTTAAATCTAACACTGGCCCTGTAGCATCACCAGTAAAAAGTTCCATACTAACATCTAGTAAGATGAGACTTGAATTCTCTGGTAATTGCAGTTTCTTATCATGACTATATAAATGATTTATCATCTCCCATATTTTCATCTTTATGTTGGCCAATGCATCATTGCGTTGATGGATATCATAAAAGGTTACTAAATCAACTACATTAATAGTTAATGATCTAAATGGCCCCGATGATAAATTGATTGCCTTGAGTCGCTTTGTATTACTTGTTTTCATTACCATGGTATTCACCCCCTTGACATTTCTTTGATATATTCTTTATATGTCTGATTTACTTTTAGCTCTAAGACATCCTCGGGGTTCCAAGAACAATCGTAGTCCGCAATACTAACAACGATTACTAATGCAGTATCGTTAGCTACATCACCCATCGCCATAGATATGGTAACTTCATATTCATATTTTTCAAGCATGTGTTCTATTTTATCACAAACTCTATCTCGAATCGGATAAACTTCTTTTTCTAATCGAACATACTTTTTACCAGACTGTATAGCCGTTACTGCATTTTCTACAAAATATCTAATTGTACCGTTATCTTCATTACTAAAAGCTGTGGTCTTATCAGATATACGTTCCTCCCGTTCGGCTTGCCAGTATTCATTGGCCATATCAATCTTAGCTTTATTAATGTTTATAACCTTAGTCATAAATCCTCCAAATATTATATATAAATGAGTAGAGGCATTAGCCTCTACTCATTATTACATGTTAGACAGAACCTTTAAATCGATACTTTTAATTTAATAGCATCGTGGTGTTCATATGACTCCAACACAATGTCATCTTCACCAAAAGCAAAGATATCAGTAATGCCTGGAGTTAACTTAAGTGTAGGTAATGCCATAGGCTGTCTGGCTATTACCTCTTTAGCAGCATCAAGATGGTTATTGTAAATGTGACAATCGCCACCTACCCAGATAAGTTCATCTGGAACCATGTTAACACACTGTGCAACCATTTCAGTTAGTAGCGCATATGAAGCGATATTAAAGGGCTGGCCCAATAATGAATCACTCGACGTTATATTCAATAGTGTTCGTTAGACACTACCCGCACCATTACGTGCAGCTGCATGTCACCATGCAGAGTAGACTATATCACCTTCCTCTCTATGAGTAGGAAGCTTTCCCGTTTCGGACCACTTGGTCCTACACCTTATCAAAGGCTAGTCGTTGAACCTTGATCCTATATGGACCCTTGGCTGCTGATTATCTCTATCATTTAACTTTTTAAAACCGTCACGCTTATTTTTTTCAAATTACGTTGTGGTGTAAATGCTTAGCAAGATTTCCCAGCAATTTGAGAATGTTCTTCGATTAGCATTACTGCTAAAAGGCGCTCGTTATGTGAACGCTGATACATCTGACAACTTAGTGCATGTTTAGGAACATCATGCTCATCTAATAAAGCCATGGCCTCAGTGTCATCTAAGAATGGCTGAGCTGATACTTCATCGAATTCCACGATCTTTGCATATAACCCTACTTTAGAAGCCGGGATATAATTCATACGCTCTTCAAGACACATTAGTCGAGAGTAGAACTGGAAGAAGGTATGACATGCAGGCAATGCAGCTTTACCTTCTGCAACGTTACCCTGTGGTGTAAGTGGAGCTTTAATAACTTTACCGTTAGTCATGGTTAGTTTATATTCAGATGGCAATGCAGATGGGTTCCATGCAGTAACTAAATGACGTCTTGAATGTGGATTCACACGCAAGTCTTCAATGACCTGTTGGATCTGATTGATATTTGGCTTAAGTGCAATCTTATCTAAAATAGAACTGATATTAAGACTAAGTTCATCTAATCTAGTACCATCTTGAGAAAGTTCTAAAAGAGCCTCCAGATCAGTTACTACCTCACCTTTGTCGATGACATCCCAGTCAGTCCATTGCTTACCATAGATAGGCCCTAAGTCACCATCATCTAAAGCCCAGCCATCCCAGATCTTAGAACCGATTTCATTTAACCGGATGCTATTAGTAGAGCCTTCAAGGAACCAAAGTAGTTCACGCTGAATGGCACGGAAGTTTGTGAACTTAGTAGTGACCAATGGGAGACCATCTGTCAAATCAAAACGTAACTGCTCCCCGAAACGAGAGATAGTACCTGTGCCTGTTCTATCTCCATGAAACGTACCTTCATCTAAGATACGTTGTAGTCCTTCTAAATACTGTCGCATATTAATCCTTGTTTATAAAACTAAACCTTCCAAACCACAGACCCTGAGTCTTCTGATTCCCAAGAGTCTGTTACTTTAAGTTTAGTGATATCAAAAGTCTCTTCCTCATCGCCATAAGAGACAGTGATAGTTTTTTCAGTTACAGCCACAATACTTGCATTACAAGGTGCTTTGTCAGTAATGGCATCAGACATAATTTCTAATCTATCCCCTACCTTCATTGCAACTTGCTTTGTGTCCTTAGACTCACTACTGTATTTGCCAATCAAAGACCGACCCATTAGTAATCAGTCCCTTCAGTTGTTGAGAGTAGACCCAATGACATAGCGTGGTCATCGTACCACTTGATCCATTTGGCCATTATTGGTACCAATGATTCAACGCTATCTTTACTGATAAGTAAACCAGAGGTGCGGCTTTCATTAAATGCAGTTGACTTAAAGCTACCTTTCAACACAGCAACACCATGAGCTAGTTCTAATTCAATAACTACATTTTCACCCATAGCTTCACCTAGTTGTAGTTTTAAGAATCTACTACCAAGCTTAATTATTTCTTCGGGGAATATAGTGGATACAGCATGCTCTTCATTAGCATCTAATGCTAGGCTCGTGAATTGGCTAGCCATATCGTCAGCCCATTGGATGTCTGTATCACTTATCTTTAAAAGATCTGGTCGTACCTGGATAGTATCTTCACTAGACGCATCGGCTAAAGCCTTAGCTGTGGCTCCAATCTTATCCCAATCGCTTTCATCTGTCATTTCAAATTCCTTTCTTATTAATGGTAGATTTAATTAACCGCAAAAGCCATGCTTGGCTACAGCTTTGTCATACATACTAGCTGATCCGCCATAACCTTCTTGGACAGCCTGACTAAAGCTAGAGTCCGGAATACCAATGAAACGCGGTTCAATAAAATTAATAGACTTAAGAATCTTATCTTTAGAATAAGTTTTACCGTCTATACCAATCTGATTAAACGAAGAACGTATAACGTAAAGGTCGCCGACTCTTTTATAGTGTACATCAACTTTAATTTCACGATAAGCTTTGAGTGTAGCTTCAGCTTCTTCAACTGTTTTACAGAACTTAGAGAAGTTGGCTTCCATAACTACATGCTGTCCATTTTGGAAATGTTTACTAATGAGAAAAGGGAAGATATCATCCACTTCATCAAATAGATCCTGTAACTGTGAAGTAAGATCCATCGCACCATCAGTTAATGCTTTTGCAACCTGTACCATCCAGTGGACATCTACTAAGCCATCTATTACTAGGTAACGATGTCTAAGATTAAGGCCCTGCATAGTTTCAATAACCTCAGATGAGAGAACTGAAAGCTGTGTTGGTAAATCATCGACGGTAAGTCCGGCAGTACGTGCCCAATCTGCAATTGTTAATTTCATAGTAAATCCTTTTAAGGTTGGTATTCATTATAGTAATATAGTGCTGTGACTTTTTTAGATCAATTTTAGTGACTAGTGTCTTCAGCACCAGCAGAACGGATTACAACAGCTTCTGTATTGACATATACAACTTCATCAGTATATCTACTTTTTAAATATAGTAATGGAAATAGTTGCATACCAGATATATCTACATCGATGTCTGGATTTGTAATAGCCATTACATCTCGCATCGGCATTGCTCTAAAATCAAACCCTTCACGTTGTAGTGTTTCTACTAATCCAATTAACTGTTCTATAACACGCTTATCAGGATGGTTGATAAAAAGGTTTAGTGAACGTTTAGTTGCATCCATGTCCAATGGCTCGTAGCTATATAAAACATTTTTAGGAATGGCGATAATCTCACGATCAGATTCATCAAATATAATAACTAAGCGGGTACTTGGAAGAGCCTGAGTTTGATAAACATACTGTAATCCAATGGGTACCTTTGACTCACCGATACTAATAGGAGATGCCTGGATACGTCTGGTTATACTTGCGTGTCTTTCATTTACACCTTGTAGCATCTCTTGGATAGTGTGTAATCTATTATCTACTATAGTTGGAGTATAGGGTTGTTCTTCAGTCATGTGTTAGTCCTTAACTTAAAAAAATTATTTTACAGAGGATTATACTCGCATGTTAAAATTTACCACATTAAACAAAAAAAAAAGTATAGGAAGCAAATGCCTCCTACCTTTATTTAACCTCATTAATACGTACTCATTTTTGTAGTATCCGTATTTCTTATATAGTCATTGGTTATAGTAACCGCTTTCTTAGAACAACGTATATGCATAGCTATATTAGATAACTGAGCAACTAAATGTTCGTACATATCCCAAACTGCATTCCATGAAGCATTTGCAAATATCTTTAACTCAGGCATATGACAAATATATGACACAGTGAAATGCTCCTCTTTACGGAAGTATTTTCCCTCATTAGTAACAAATAACTGGGGGGCAGTGGCTACAGCTATCCCGTTAGGTAACAGGATAACAAACTTATTATCTTTAGAAGCCTTCTTAGGTGCTCTTAAAATGATACCCTCAACAATTTGTATACCTTTTAGGTTTTCTCGTTTACCCATCATTACAATGACTTTATCTTTAGTATTAAATGTTTTTACTGAATTGATTTCTTCTAACATGTTATTCTCCAATTATTTTAATTCAAATACAACTAATTAAAGTTCTATCTGTTATCTATTCATTAAAGTAATATAGATGTAACCTGAGATTGAATCGACATATAAAAGAGAGTGCCATTACGGCACTCTCTTATGGTTAGTTTAATAGTTATGAACGCTTGGCAATGCGGCCAATTAATATACCTACCTGTGACATTGAAAATGCCTGGTGGGTAGCGAAGGTTGCTGGTAGTTTAACATAGTGATAAACTAAAGCATTAACAAATCTCTTAAGGTTATTTAGATCTTCTTTCAGTAATTTAGCAGAAATATCTAATTCATTTTTACTATATTTATTTGTTAAAGTTGATACCTTATCTATTAAGGTATCCAAAGCTCTCTTTTCTGAACTATGATTTTTTGAAGAGTCTACAATATTATTAAGGATGCTTTTAACATCTTTAATAATGCCCAACGATTCACTTGCTGTTAATTTAACATCTGGAATAATTCTCATAGCGGCCATTGATGCAACTGAGTGATTATGTACTAACTTAGCCTTAGATCCTATTTTATCTAATCTTGGCATATCACTAGGCTTACCAGATAACGCTGTGAAGAATGAATCTGTAAATGAGTAACCCCATATATATTCAGCATCGCCATAAAACTTCCTATCAAATGATTCTACAGGATGATCAATTTTACTTAATGGTTCTAAGAACCCCTTATCATAAGCCTTGACATCGGTAGGGTCAAAGTTCTTAATGGCTGACTCAATGGTTGAAGTAACCTTAGTTAGTTGTGGAACAAATGTTTTGAAAACATATTCATTCATTTTTAATTCACGACTAACTAGTTCAGTAGGTGAAGCGTGGTAGTTTTTAGTACCTGGCATGTAGAATGCCATATCAATACCTGCATAACTAGTAACAATCTCATCTTTCTTTCTACTGCCTGATAGTTTATCTTCGAACTTAGAGAACTGTTCAAGTGTCCTCAACGCTGCTGTTTCATTTTTACGGAAGATATTATTTAATCCTTCCCAGAGTTGTTTATACTGAATAAACATGTTATCCCAGATACGATGTAGGATGTTACTAATACCGCCAACAGATTCCTCCAATGACACACCTACATCTTCAGCACTGTAAACACCGTCGGTAGTGAGAATATATCCTTGGATATTTAAAGGTAGTGATTCAATGGTGTAAGTGGCATTTTCATTCATAGTTGCCAAATCTTCTAAGGTGTCCATTATTGACTCCATTGCAAGATAGTGACTATCTACTACTGATTGTAAGTGCTCGACTGATATATGCTCTAGCTCCTCATCAGTTAGTGACTCGTGCCCTAAAGTTGGCTCTAGGTATTTATTTAAATCTATCTTTTTCATTGTCAAACCTTTTTTATATTTTAATCAGGCATCTGCTCTACAAATATAGAGAGGGCTGTATTAGTTATATGTTTCATCTGTTGAGGACTAGTTGATGAGTCGTATATAAAGTGGTGTGCTTGAACCACTACACCTTGCAATTCTTTTATTTCATCCTTATGTAAATAATAAAATTTAAGAGGCATGCCTGGATATATAAGGTCTATCCTAGAGTTCTCCCATACAAACTCAACTACTGACCCCATTCTTCTAGAGAGTCTACTGGCTTCTGAGAATGAGTTATCGGTTATTCTCTTAGGTGCAACTGGGGCATAATCTATATCATTACTAACAATACCTTTAATTTCTGTATTATTAACCGCACGGATCATAGTAAACTTATTAGCTTCAGTAGTACCAAACCCTTCCCAGATCCTAGTAGCGCTAGTAAAACGAGTACCATTACCATAGTTAAGTTTGTCAGCGTAACTTACATCTTTGTGCTTAGCTTGTCCGGTAGATAAGATAACTAATTCACTGCCATTTAATCTATAGGTCTTCTCTATGCTAGGATACCTTTTAGGAGGTAAGTTATAAATCCTAAGGCTACGTTTCTCTTCTGAGAATCTATTTACTCTATACTGAGGCCATAGAAACCATTGATTATCCTGCAAGTAACAGCCGACACCACTATTATAAATACCACCCCATTCCTCTTGGATAACATTAGGAACGTCTTGTACCCTAGTACCATGTGGAATAACTACATGGGTTTGTACAGAAGTATTATCAGGCTCTACCATATCTACACCCTTAATGGTGTCCTTGACAGATAGATCCAACTGTGAACTCATATGGGAAAGTACATATCTAGCTACCTTCCCCGGAACAACATCTCTAAAAATACCACCTGTTTCATAAACTCGTATCTGTTCTAAGGCTACTTCAGTTAACTGAAAGTTCTTTTCTACAGTACTTGACAAGTCATTGGCATCTGGATCCTGTGATACAGCATGTCGTGCAGCCAAGACGCTATTAGATTCATCTTGTATAATTGCCTTATATCGTTTAACATACGGCTCAATACTATCGGAGATACTATCTCCTAAAGGAGTTCTTGTTAGTTCAAAAATCAAACTCTCACTATTAGCCATTACCTGACTATTAAAGAAACCTTCAGGAAGAGAAAGTTTTATAATAACCTCATCCGCAAAGTTACTAGTATAGTTTCTAAGAATATCAATGCTAATTACCTTTTGGACTTTTACATCCTTATCAGGTAAAACTATAGTACACTCCCATACAAAGCTAGGTGGTAGAGGAGTGTTTGTAAAAATATCAACCAGCTCCTCAATTAGAGGAGTGTTTTCAATAGCCATTTATCTTCTCCATTTAGATGTAGCGAATGCATTCTTTGAAATGCTATCACTAATAGGTTGGTAGTCAGTTTGCTTTATAGGCTTCTTCTCAGTCGGTGTTGCATTTCGACGTAAGCCTGGTCTACTAGACAATGATGCAATACTATTAAATAGTCTACTATCTGTAGCATCTGCCTTCATGTAATATTTAGCCTGTGTAAATAGTTCGGCTGCTAGGTTATCCAACTTACGCAAATCATCATGAGGTATATCATCTCCAGAGATCTGACCTTGTCTAACTCGTGCATCGAATTCAGTTAAATGTTCTCTAATGGCTGTATAAATCTCAGCGGATTTAGCAGGGTCAGCAAGGGTCATAGATGCTCCATTATCTAACATCTCAGACATACCTACAATGGTCTGTTGACTTAGGGTCTTAGAATTTGCTAATTCTCTATCTATTGATGGGTTACCTGTGGTAGGTATCCCAACAAGCTTAATATACTCAGCTGAATATAAATGATGCTGCGGTATATAAACTTGATAGATATAGTTAAAAATAATGTAGGCTGCTGTTTTCCTTTTAGGAGCTACCATTTAATTTCCTTTTTTATTTATTCAGGCCTAGAGACCATGTAGTACCATCTTAATAAGGATCATTAGTACAGGCACATAATAGAACTGTTCTAAGTAACCCCAAGTATCAACCTCTGTAGATAACTCATATAAAGCTTTCTGATTAATAGGTTCACCAGACAGTGCCTTTAATACCAATGCTTCAAGTTGACTTTGATCTACAGCAATGCCATGGTAAAAGGCTTTACTAAATATATAAAATTCATCTTTAGTGACAGGCCAAATAGAAGGTAAGTTATCAAACCCTATATTAGATATAGCAGGTAACATAGCAAGTGATGCTAAACGTGTGGTCTCAAACTGATGACCAATGTCTCTAGTCGGGGTTCCAGCAGGTTTAATAAACATACTGTTTATATCAGAGTTGCCCATATCTACAGGATATACTACTGAATTAATATTAGAGTAATAGACACCTTCAAACTGAGGGACAGTTCCAAAGTAGTGACTATCCACTAAAGCTAACTTCTCATTGACCAGTGGAAGCATGTCAATAGAGAACCGCATCAGTACATCCCATATAGTTAGCGGGAGAGCTCTGCCAGGTAGCTCTACAGAGTAGTTCTTCATATTCCTTAACATTGGGTGCTCTCGAGTTTCCATGAAGCTCTTGATGCATTTAACTAAGAATGGATCAAACGTTACCCAGTCTTGACCTGGAACAGCAAGTGATGCTACATTCTTCTGAAAGAATCTTCCAAAGTATGCACCCATTAACTTACCACGCAAATCCTTAAGCGATAGATGACGATTATAATCCTCATCAACTACTACTGGATCAACACCGTGATTTAATAACGACTTAAGGAAATGAGTTTCTTCAACAGTCTTCCTATTGAAATCCTCTATTCTAGCATCTACTGCAAAGTCAACCAATATATAACTGATGTTGTAACATGTCTTCTTTAGAATTGTTAAACGTTCAGTACTAACGATTGCAAATACAGCATCTCTACCGTCACCAATATCAGCAATAAACATATCACCTTTATTTGGTAGGACTGGTGGATAGATGGTAGCCTCACCTGTAACTTCAAATTCCTTAGTTGTTGCATCCTGAGATTCAGATAAAGAAGAAGATACCTTTAACTCGAAATCACTAATCCTAATGTACTGCTGATAGACAGGGTCCTTATTTAAGTCCTGTGCTGTTGGTTCGTCATCTTTACCTAATTGTTGCTGGAAGTAAGTAACTACCCATGACGAGCCTGCAATGTACGTTAGAAGATGATTGTGGCTCGTATAACGGCCATCTTCTATAACTGTCTTATAATCGTAATCCACTGGAATAACTGGATCTTGTTTCTCTACACTTACTACTGGAGCAGGTGTTGCTTTTGGTACTAGTATTCCCATTTGTCTTACCCTTTATGTATTATGATACCGGCAGCCATAACGCTGTTGATACCGCGTCCTTGACCTACTTCCGCTAAATCAATACCAGTCTTTATTTTAGAGACAGTATCCGTGAAACTTGTATTAGTTACCAAGCGGTCGCCTATTACTCGTAAGGTATCTGTAAGCTTACCTTCAAATCTACCTGTACCCTTTCTAGATCTACCGTAGTATGTGGCAGGCGTAGCTGCACCAACACGATCACTGATACCTAAACTAGTAGTCTGCAGGCTTTCTACTAAATCAATTACCTTATAACAAATATCAGGATTGTTTAATAGTACATCTCTAGCGAATGGCCTTAGTAGACGAAGGTCGGTTACAAAAGAAAGTCTAACATGATACACCTTACGTAGATCCAATGGACTATTGGAATTAATGTCTAGGTTTTCATCTAAATAAAAGTTAGCGCTGCTTTGAGGTATATCACCCTTATAAACTGTTATTAGGAATACGCTACTTAAGTAATCCATAATCCACTTTCGATTATCCCTAATGTACATCATGATTGGTTCTGCTATAGATACCTCACCAAGTTCTCTTAAGTTTAAAAGATTAAGTGGGTTAACGGCATCAATGCCAGTCAGTGCAGTAAAGATAGGAAATGTTTTACTACTTACTTCACTGCCACGCCAATCATCAAACTCAGGTATCACTACACCAGTATACGCTGTATCTCTTTCATAGTTAATCTTTGAAAAGTCATCACGCAATGCACCACTATGACTAGTCCGTCTTGGCTGGTCATATGGATTATAAATCTTTTCTACTGGAATATATTTCATATTCAATAATTGATTATGTACAGTTATTGGATATCTTAATACCATACCAGTAACCTTATCCCACTGGAAAGTATATGTGAAACTAAATGTCCACTTAGCCCCATCTTCTTCCTTAGTTCCTTTATCTGGTTCAGTACGGAAGTCAAACCAACCTTGTACTTGAATTTGTTTCTCAGATATAATAGGAAGTCCACGTTCACCGTCAAGGTTTGATAGAACACTCATTCTTGGATCGTAGCAATCTTCTAGCCACTTCTCCCAAGTCTCATTGTATCCAGCTAATGATTCGCGCTTATTATAAATCTCACGTAGGATAGGGTGGAATACTGTAGGTGGACTAAAGTGGTATATAAGTTCATGCAATAATGTCTCCATACCTTCAGTGCTTTTTCTACGTACATTATCTCTCCAACGTTCAACCTCACCTTGTGAGTTACCGCTGTAAGTAAATGTAATAGCTGTCTCTGCGCTGGTGTAGACTGGATGCATCTTCACACCCAATGCAGCGTCTTCAAAAATAGCTGGGTTGTCGAAACGTTTGATAGCGGTAGTTAGAATATTGTCTTCTATATACATCTCCTCCATTTCAACATTTACTTTACCGTGAAAGGGGAATATTGCATCATTGTTTACACTAGCTAACGTTGATCCTTCATGGGCAATTGTCTCGGCTCCACCTGCAAAGGCAACCTTAGTATCATTGGGTAGTTTGAATCGTTTTATTAAGTCACGGACCATCCCAACAGTAATGGGTCTTGTGATATTATTATAGGTTTCAGGAACCTCAAGTGCAATGCTTGGCATCTTATATCCTCCCTTATAAATTTATTTACTCAAATGATAGGATTGTTCAGTTAGATTCTATGTAGTATTTTAACTTTTTTAAAAAATGTATTGGAGCAGTTATGTTGGAATTAATTTGATATTGGTTATTATCAAACCGTCTAAACCTTGTTACATCTGGGGGTGCTAAGCTTAAAGATATAGGTTTATCTGATTATAGCTACGATGCATTAACTAGACACGGGTTTGTTGAAGTTAGCGATGTCGTTATGGCATACGTTGATACTGAAACATACTCTGGTGTTGGTAAAGGTACTTGGGATAACTTCTTCGAATGCGTCCGTAAGTAAAAAAAAAAAGCAATTCAGAGCACTCCGTAATGGAGTGCTCTTTTATGCCCTGTTACTTTTCTTTAGTAGGTTGATGTTGTTTATCTTTATTTTCCATTGCCGCAATATAAGCATTGGCAAACGCTGCGTTGACAGGGGCGCTTCCATCTTTAGCCATCTCTAACATCGTGCGTCTGTCAGTTGTATCCACTCTTTGTGGTTGTGTTTTTGCATTTTTCTCAATCACAGCTTTTAAGTTTTCTAACTGAGGATACTGATTAATGAACTGATTCATATCTGCAAAGACCTTCTCATAAACAGGCTCACTTAATATACTAGGAACTAATCTATTAATCTCCTCCATGTTTTCGTCACTTAGTGTTTTTGGGAACATTCCCTTATCACACCAGCCACCAACTAATTCAATGAACTCCTCTTCTTGAGTCTGCTCCGGTTCTTCAACTGGTTCAGGTTTATCAACATAAATTCTACTACCCCATTCGGGGATTGTTCTCTTACTAGCATCATGTTTAATTGTAACACCTTCAGTATCAAATAAGGCTTCTAATTCAGGCGTAGTTTCAACTGGTTCAACAGAAACAATCTGAACACCCTCAGGAGTTAATCCCTCGAAAGCCAAAGTCCCAGGTTCTTGTGGAACTTCCTCAGGTATATATTCACGTGCTTCAACAGTTAAATCAGCACCAGGCATCTCTGGGACATCATCCTCAGCCATAACGTCACGTAGATCGATTGTGTCCTGAGATGCATTCTTAAACTCCTCTTCACTATAATAGTCAGCATCAACAATGGCCGAAATAAAACCAGGGCTAAATGGAGTCATTTCATCAGCATGTACAGTTGGATCATATTCATAGTCAGGTGAGTTTAAACGAGCTCTAGTTTGAGCACTGGTCTCTTTGGGTGCACTAGCACCAAAGCCTGGCCCACTATGATTATACCCGGTTGAAAGGCTCATAGGTAGCATTGGTAACTTAATGCTATCCATAAGGTTTGTTGTAGTACCTAAAACAGCTGCACATGAATCAGCAATAAAAGAACTAATACTTGCAGATGGAGTTGGATCTTCGTGATGTACTGTAGGCGTAGTATTCATTTTGTATTCCTTTCTTCTTTAAGAAGAGTTGGTTGTGTTAGTATCATTATAGTAATATAGTGGTATTACTTTTTTAAATCGACATATAAGGACCCTACCTAAGTAGTGTCTCTTAAAGTTTGTTATTATTAAATATGTGTATAGTCTCTACCACCGCTATGTCCTACTATAATGGAGAGTACATACTTAGGTGATTTTAAGTTAGGTGTTTGGCAGTGACTTTTAATTCCATTATTCATTATTACTGCATTGAAGGCAATAGCCGTTTTAGCTGACAGGAGCTCTAGTTGCAATGTCTTACCAATGCTAGTATAGTCAATGTAAAATAATTTCAGCCCGTGTTTAATTTCTATAAACTTTACTTGTAGGTCATCTACATTAAGTTTTGTATGCTTAGCAGGTGGATGTGTTTCCGATCCAAAGAGACCACAGCCTATACCTTTTAAGTTCTTCAAGTTAGATTTAGACAAGATGATTACCCCTTATATTTAGTTAATAGAACACTTACATAATTGTAAGTAGTGCTATGTATTCATCTTAGTAATATAGGTGTAACCTATGGTTCAATCCATTATAATGAAAATGCGTATAAAAAGGCCCCAGGTTTCCCCGGGGCCTTTTTGTTTTTAAGATAACTAATAGTCTATTTCTAGATTACTTTTTATCCTTAGCTTTGTAATGCTTGAGAGACTTCTCAACCAAACCAAGCGCAGCACGAATAGTACCGAACGTATGTGAGTCAAGAGATGTAATTGGCCCAGCAGAGTTCTTTTGTGCAATGTAAAGAATTGACTTAGCTTTAACGCCTTTAAGCATTCCAGCAATCTTCTCATCTTTAGAAGCCTTAGCAATAACTTTCTCAGCTGCTACTTTTGCTTTATCACGAGCCTTGCTTAACTTCTCGATATCTTTATCAGATCCAGCGATAGTACTAGCAAGTGCTTTAAGGTCAGCAAGTAACTTCTTAAGGTCAGCTAACTTAGGTACATCGATGTCACCTTTGCTAGAGAATGCTGAAGCACCCTTAACAGATTCGATTGTAGTCTTAGAAGACTTATCGCCAGGCTTTTCACTAGTTACAACATGTACAGCTTTATCACCAGAGAATGCTTTCTCTTGGATGCTCTTAATGCTGCTAACTTTAGCTTCTGCCATCTTAGCCATCTTAGCGTAAGATGCATCAATTGCATCTTGGTCAGGAGACATTAGTCCTTCAATTTCTTTACCCATGCTTTCGATAGAAGAAATCTCTTCTTTCAAATATGAGCCATGCATTGAATCTGAAGCTGTTTTAAGATTAGCAATACCAGATAAGATAGCAGACATTTCAACTTTGCCACCTAACATCAATGAGTTAGGATTAGGAACAGCTACAGTAGCGTCCTTCTCAGCTTCGTCACCGTCTTTATCAGCTTTAGCTACAGCTTTCTCAAGCTCAGCAATACGCGCCTTAATCTTTTCAGCACCTTTCCAAAGCTTAGCAAAGAAGTCAGCAACTGCTTTGATTGACTTTTCGATAGCAGCTTTAATAGCAGCCCAGATCTTTTTAAGAGTATCACCAATACCTTCTAGAGAAACTTGAGTAGCAGCTTCACGACCAGTGTCAGAACCAAATGCTTCAAGTGCAGGAACGATTTCTAGACCTTCAAGACCTAAACGACCAGCGTAACCGTCGATAGCGTGTGAACAGAACTGTGCAGCCTGTGGATCAAGTCCACCATTTTGTAAAGCAGCTTCTAAAGATGCAGCGATAGCTTCTAAGCCTTCTTCAACTTCTTCCATTTCTTCGACGTCGTCTTCGACTTCTTCAACTTCTTCTCCAGCTTCTTCAACTGCAGCAAGTGCTGATTGTAATTCTTCTTCTTCAACCGGCACTAATTCTTCTTCAGCTTCAAGTGACGCGTTGTAGTTTGCAAGTAGGCTTTTCTTGGCCATGGGTATATCTCCATTTTCTAACGTTAGTTTAACTATTTAAATAAGGCTACTAGTATGTTACCCTATGTTTCATACTCGAGTCATTCATTGGCTCACGTTCTGTTCTGCCATTCATGCGAGCAAGAATAGCAAAAGTACATAACATGTCATCAAATCCTCTTTTTTGTGAACACCACTTTATGATAATGTCTACAGTAGATAGAAACGACACGTTCAACTTTAATGTTTCTTTACATTGCTGACGTGACTTTTCTAAATTTGGTCTTGGGAACTCATCCATGAGTCCTTCCCAATTTCTTACGGACATCTTGCGATCTCCGAATTCAATGAAGTTTAAAGTATCTAATAAAAACTCTAAACGTCTGTCATATAAATAACCCTGTTCTAATTGTAGTTTTATCCACTGGTCAAAAGATGGGATAATAACTTTAATAAAACTCATAACCTCTAAACGGAAATCTAAAGACTGAAGTTGTTTAACTTTACCCTGAGTTTCTTCATAGAGATTATAGAAGGAATCAAGTGGCTGATAGTCACTTCTAAAAAGGAAACCGTAGACCCCCTCAGATGTTGGTAGATTTTCTCTAGGCATTGCAACGGCAGTATCTGACATTAGTCCTCCTCAAGCTTAGCGATTTTATAGTTAAGCTTTTTAATACGGTTTTCTGTATATTCAATGTTTTCTTCAAGCTTAGCATCTCGCTTACCTTCACGACCTTCTTTAAGGGACAGTAGACGGTACTCTAGAGTACGCAACTCTTCTTTAGTTACCTGATATCGAGCAGCTTGCCATTCAGAGACCAGCATACCGATATGGTAGATCGGATTAAGTTGTACAGGAATGATGTTCATTCCCAATGGATCTAACTTATCAGCACCAACAGTTACTTCAACTGCATCATTCTCTTCAGGAACAATAATCATATCAGGGATGTTTTTAAATAACCCTTTTACTTTTCTTGGTTCAATGCTAAGAATGCGCACTGATGTAAAGAACAAATCACGGTTAGCAAATACCCAGTCGATATCGGCCTTGGCGAAAGGACTATCTAAATCCTGACCTTCATTAGTCTGCTCTTCATGCAATGTCCATAATAAGAGCTTTCTAGCGTACTTAGCATTAAAGTTAGCTAACTCTATATAACGAAGGACATTGGCTCGTGCGTAGGTCATAGAGCCCTTTACAATATCCTTTTCGAAGTACTTATCTAAACCGTTGGAAAGATCATTCAATACTTCTAAAGTATTTTCCAATTGGTCATAGGTAGCCTGGATGAAGTTCCCTCTAAGTTTTGTGGTTCTTCTTAATGTCTTTGTAAATAGATCATTGACTGATTTAACATCTCTAGATCTAAAATCATCATTAGGCATCACTACTAATGCACTAGCATATGGTGGCAATGTTGATTCAGTGATAGCTTCAATCAAGATGCGGACATCTTCTTCTACTTGGCTACGTTGGAATCCTGGTACCAGCGATGCAATGTATTCTGTAATTTTACTCATGTACTTTTCCTTTAATAGAGTTTTAGAAGCTTGGTGCATTACCTAAAGTATATGCTTTTAGGATTTCGCCAACATCAACATCTTTCTTACCCATCTGCTTCATATCTGACGCAGTGACTTCAGTTTCTGTCTCGATGCTTCTATGATAAATAGTAATGCCTTCCCAATCTGGATCAATTACTACTAATAGCATTGTGTACGTATCGCTAAACATTTTCTCACGAGTCTTAAAGTGCTTAAGCTTACCGTTGATTTGTCTTTCAAGTTCTTTCTTAGTGGACTCGGAGATAATCAAAATGTTAGATGCAGTAGAAACAGAAATAGTTTTACTAAATAAGGCAGACAGTCTATTTTTGTTCTTACGCTTCATAGTCTGTGTATAAATACCACCATCATCTTTAATGAGACCTTTCTTATGATCAGTGATTAGATCTTGACAAAGAATTAAATCTTTAACAAACTCAATCTGACCTGAACGCCATGCATGAATGCGGCCCATGAAACTAATGTCAGTAGAACCAATTGACATTGTACGAACCATGTCAACAGACTTAGCCATTACTGGAATCATACGGATAGAGATAGGGAATGTAGCCTTCTGACCATTGCTCTCAATGTTAACTTCAATGAGTTTACCTACTGCTAGATTGCTAGGTGTTCTAACTACTTGTAAGCTATCTTTGTTTGTAACGGCATCCTTACTATACTTAGACTCTGATTTAGATTCTATACCGAAGTGTTCTAAGCCAACTGCTTCACCAGGTAAAGGTAATCCGTATTCATATGAGGATAGCTGTTCCATAGCCCAGCCTTTAGCTGCTTCAGCACCACTAAACCAAGGGTCTCTATCTGGGTTTAAACTATCTAATAAAGATAGTACATTAACTGACCCTACATTAACAGACAACGCCACGGCTTGTAAATAATAACCCGCAAAGATAGAGGTTAGTGTTTGCATGACGTCAGGCATCATTGATAGGTTAGAAACCTTTTCGTCCATTAGGACAATTGGTTCTACTCTAGTGGCTTGAGTGTACTCGATTAAAGAACCACCCTTAGCCGCACGGGCTAGCTCTGGTAGTTTACCCACTAACTCTAGTGCTGTTTCAATATTATTTTTTGACATTTAAAAATTCCTTGGGGATAAAATGAGTAACGACGACTTACTAAGTATAGAAGATAACCTACTAGGTAGAGATGATAAACCCCTAGGTAGAGGCGATGCAAAACTCGAAGTGGACTTCATTTCTAAGATTGGCGGCTATGGCGGATTAACTACTGCCCAGACAGATAACTTACGTGGTATTAATACACACAAAACTGGTACTGCAGCACCTAAGAATAAAGATGCACACGGTTATACCTTTTTTACTAGACCTGACCTGAACTTAACAGATGAAAATATAGCAGCTGTTAGAATGTTATCTCCTTTATTATCTGATGATGATAGTAGTATGGCTAGAGCTCTAAGATGTATGCTAGATCCGAGAAGTGAACGCTACGGTCCAGCTCCTGTCAAATCTGCTATCTTTGAACAAAGTCAGGCTTTCATACCTGTCTTAACTAATAACTTAATTAGTATGTCGGGTTGGCCTGATATCGCAGTAGATACCTACACCTCAAAAGAGGGTGTTTATAAGGAATCTTACAGTATGGTAGACGGCACAAGCCACCTATATAACACGTTTGATATCACCGCCAACTTCCAAAACATACAAGGTGATCCTATAACATTACTTTTTACTATATGGGTAGTCTACTCTTCGATGGTCTATGACGGCACAATGGTACCTTATCCAGATCTAATTTTAAATAATGAGATTGATTACATGTCTCGTATTTATAGACTAGTAATGGATGAAACAAATACTTACGTACAGAAGATTGCAGCGTGTGGTGCATCGTTTCCTATGGCATCTCCATTAGGGGCGTCCTTTAACTATTCTGCTGAATCGGAATTCAATTCAGATAATGATCAGATTAGTATTCCTTTTAGATGTATCGGTGTCAATTACCTAGATCCAATTTTAGTTAAAGAGTTTAACTTAACTGTTGAAGGTAAGAACCCAGAAATGAGCGATGGAATCCGCGACTTCATGTTTAAGATTAGTGCTAGAAAGGAATATCCTATTTATGGAATGATAGGTAGCACACTAAGTAAGTACTTAGGACATAAACTTCATCCAAGGATAGAGCCTAAGACAATGGAGTTGGAGTGGTATGCTAGTTATGATGACTACACTAATGCAATAAACGAATTATTATTAAAAGGGATTATTTCTAAATGAATACACCAATTTCTAGATTAAAAGAATCAATCCAAACCGTTAGATACAACTCGGCTGCTATACAGCGTTTGGCATTAGAGACTTTAGAGTCTGTATCAGCTGGAACAATAGATGTAGTAGATCCATCTAACCCTTTTGTTTTCCTAATGGAATCAAGTGCAGTTAATACATCTGCTGCTATGGTTCACTTTGAAGCACAGACTAGAATGCAGTATCCATCTATGGCCGTCACAGAAGATGAGCTTTACATGCATATGTCTGATAAAGATTACATAGGTAGATTTGCATCTCCTAGTAGAACTACTTTCACAATGCTATTTAATAAAGCTGAAGTTACCGCTAAGGCAATTCCATCAGGTACCCTAGGTATAAATAAATTAGTTATCCCAAAACATACAGAATTTAAGATTGCTGATTATGTATTCACAATGCAGTATCCTGTTGAGATGCGTGTTATGGACTATGGTGGAATACAAGTTGTTTATGATGGAAGTGACCCATCTCCATTGGAAGTCCTAAAAGATAATATTGCTGAATGGGATACTGTAAACATTGAAGGTGAAGACTATATTCGAATCAAGGTTCCAGTTAGTCAGTTTATTATAAAGTCTAAATACAATCAGATATCTAAAGCGGTAGCGTTTGAAGAAACATATCCCTTCGAAGATGATTTTTATTACTGCCGTGTTTATAGATCTTTGGGACTTGATCAATGGTCTGAGATTAAGACTACTCATACTGATCAGGTATTTGATCCAACTGTAGTGACTGCAGTATTAAAGGTTTATGATAATCGTATTAAGATAAGTATCCCTCAAGTATACTTAGATGCAGGTCTTATTACAGGGACTGTCCGTATGGATATCTATACCACCAAAGGTAAGTTAGACCTACTTCTTGACAGTTATCAAATCAATGCGTTCACTGCTAGATGGATTGATAGAGACTTGGGCGATGAGACTGATGCATTTGCTACACCCCTTAACTCGTTTAGTAATATGGCTGTATTTTCAGATGCTGCTGTTAATGGCGGTGTTGTTGCTATTCCTTTTGGTGAGCTTAGAGAACGTGTTTTAAATAATGCATTAGGTGATTCTCAGATACCTATTACAGATGTACAACTCTCAACTAGATTAGCTAATCGTGGATATGAATCTATTAAAGATATTGATAATGTAACCAATCGTGTCTACTTAGCTAGTAGAAAGTTACCAGTGCCAGCAAACACTAATACATCTAGCGCTGCAAGCTCCGTCATAGGGACACTACAGACAAGTTACGGTGAATTAGTAGATAGGCTAGGGGTTTACGATAACGGTGCAGGAATAACGATTTCCCCTAATACGTTATTTAAATTAGAGAATGGTATTTTAAAGCTAGTTCCTAATGGTGAACGTCTTGCCCTCGAAAGCTTAACAGGTATAGAGTATGTTGATATTATCAATGACTCCAATTATCTGTTTACTCCATTTCACTATGTATTGGATGCCGGTGATAAGTTCTTTGAGACTCGCGCATATTACTTGGATGATCCTAGTGAACGTCATAAAGAGTTTGTTGAAGAGAATATTGATTTAGGTATTTATATTAGTACAGATACATTCAGTATCCGTAAAAAGGAAACTGGGTATGTGTTACAGATAACTACTAAGTCAGATACTGTTATTAAAGAGTTACCTGATTATCGTGTAATGCCTTTATTAAGCTTTACTCCAACTGACCAAAGGTCTGAGGCATTTTTAGAAGGTACTCTTTTAGCCACTAAGGGTGACGGTGAGAGAATCTATGAGTTTGACTTAAGTACAAACTTTGATATTGACAAGGATCATAATTTGATACTTAATGGTTTCAAAATGTACTCTAACGATATACTTAACTATAATGTTCCTTTAAATATGGTCTTTGACTTAGTCTACTATATTAGAGAAATTGGTAATGAACTACCATCACTTAATTATAGACCTTTGTCATATTTGGTTTCTGATTATGATAGAGGTGTAGTGCATGAACGTATAGGTATTAAATTTGGTACACACCTAGATGGATTCTGGAATAGATCTAGGTCAGTTCTTGAATCTAATATATATCAAGTGTATGAGACGACTGTCTATAGTTATTACGATAAGAACATCTATGTACGTGATGCTAATACTGGGGCTGTGGTATTAACTAGAGATCCGGTAACAGGCGATTTAACTACTACACTCTTATTTACAAAGGGTGATCCTATTTTGGATGAGAATGGATATCATGCAATCAAACACAAAATTGGAGATCCGGTATTAGATATTAACGGTAAGCCAATTATTGATAATGTGAGAAGTGTCTTGCGTGAGTTGGACATGTTCTTAATTGATGGTAGATATCTATTCAGTACGTTCCCTAAGGATTTGGATTACTTGAAAGAGTTACCTAAGTCTATTGTAAGTTGGTTAGAGAACGATGTTGCTGAATTTAGAGAATGGCTAATCGAGCAAACTGAAATGTTACTGTATCCTCAGAGAACATTCGGTAACTCTAAGTTCTTGGTATTGGACGGTGAAGAAACAACTCTTAACTTAGAGCAAGCATTTACTGTTTCGTTTTATTTGAATAGAGAGAAGTTTGATGATGTGTTCTTACGTGATAGCTTAAAGCATTTGGCTATTGATGTATTGTCAAGTGAACTTTCTAAGACTAGGATTAAAACTAATGAGATTATATCTAAGTTAACAGCATCCGCTGGAGACGATGTAATAGCAATAGATTTAAAAGGTCTTGGTGGTGTACATGACTTCGCTACTATCAGTATCATTGATAAAACAGATAGATGTTCAATTCGTAAGAAGTTGAGTATTGATTTGGACGGTACTTATAAAGTAGTTGATGATGTTGAAGTGTTGTTTATTAGACACGAAAACTAAAAAAAAAAAAAGATAAGCATAAGAGCACTCCCGAAAGGGGGTGCTCTTTATGTGCTTTTGGTTATACGTCCTTTTCAAGATCGTAAGTGAAATACATATCACCGTTAGTTAGTAATTCAAAAACAATGCTTGGGTCATCCTCATGGAAACCCTTTGATGACATGGCTTCAATCATCTTTGTTAAAGCAGAGTGTGAATAGACTACTGAACCAAGTGAATTAAACTCATCAATCCAACCATCTGCTATCTGCCACAAACTACCATTTAATTCACGCTCAGCACGTTCGGTAGTTAATATGTAGTACTTACGTGGTACTTCCTCTATGATACCGCCCAATCGATGGAGTATTAAACAGGATAGGTTGTTATGAACATGCTCTAGTAACTCCTCAACCATCTCTAACTGGGTTGTGGGAGGCTGATGTGTGACAGGGTTGGTCATTACTGAATTACGGTAATTTGTGAATTTATCGAAAAGCTTCTCTGCTGTATCGTTTAAAACTGTCATTTTACTGAGTCCTCGTTTGATGACCCTTATATAGGGTGATGCATCAGATAAATGGCCTTTACTTTTACATCTAACATAGAGTCAGGTAAAGGTTGATATGCTGTTGAACATACAGTTGAAAGTGTAGGATTATCTTTAAACAATAGTTCCGGAGATCTTTCGAAGTATAGATCCATTATTTTATCAGGTGAAAAGGTACCTGTTTTAAGTTCCATATACTTAGCCTGACGTTCAGGTAAAAGACTAGGAAGTATACTAGATACTATCTTTGTCAAACCTGAACGTGTGTATACTGCAATTGTTTTTGAGTATCCTTTTTGCGGTTAGCTATAGTTTTAATAGCTATTTTTAAAAGAGAAACTTCAAGTACTTGGTTAATATGTCTAACCATACCTTCTTCAAACTCTTCTACTGTTTTAGATTTAGTATCGAAGTTAGTATGTGTAATATTTTTACTAGCTATAATTTCTTCATACTCAACAATAGCTGCATTTGAATTGTAGGCTGGTTTCATTTTCTATTTCCTACTATTATAAATAATGCCAAGTTCCATTGGTAGACCTGACTCTAAGATCCAGATAACAGTAAGTGATACATCGGATCTAAAAATAGATTTCTCGAAGTCAGAGATTGTTTTAAGTGCTAATGACATTTTAGCGTTTGAGAAAGGAGATACTTTCTCATAATGGTTTAATAGCCCACTATGTATGTTATCTATAATGCGGTGCACTATGGTAAGTAGACTTGTAATAGGTAATCTCAATGAAGCAGATTCGCCATCTTGAATTACATCCTGCAAATCCATTAGTGCAGCTATCTCGAATTGTCTAGAGATAAGCTGCTTTAAATGTGTCTCCAATGTACTAAAACCCATAGAGTGGACATATAGTTCAGTTGGTGGAATTCGTCTGATGGCCTCTGCTTTATTGTTCAAGGTATTAATATCGATTGCTGGGTTTCTATGTACATCTAGAGTCATGGCGGTCACCTATTGGATTAATTCAATTTGTAAATCGGGACTTAGTTTAGTAGGTGGGTTTGATCTAACCCAACTTACCTTGATGTGTGGCTCATTAACAAAGATTAGTGAATCTATATTACGGCCTATGGTTGGTACTATATCGTCGATATGCGGTGGGACACAATTCTCAGTAGCCTTTGCATATGTACTTTCTAACAATCCGAACTCACTAGGGTGGAGTATTACCAATACCCTCATTAGGTTAGGAATATCCATAAGTGTTACTGGATCACGATGTTCTTCATTTTTTAATATTAGTGTAAGTATTGCAGTGTGTTCTAGAGTTTTAATAATTCCTTCTATTATTAGTTCCTCTAGTTCCTCAATGTCCATGACATCTAACTCTTCCTTTTTAAAGTTCTCTCCAGCAGTATACTTAGGATACTTAGCTGAGAGGGCATTCAGTAGATTTTTGGGATCTACCTGCTCTGTATATTTTTCAAGTAATGATCTGTTCATTTTATTATTCCATTTTTTAATTAATTATTCTAAACTAACAGTCAGTGCCTTAGAGCTAAAATCTGACCATTTAACTGAGAAGCCTTTTCTATCAGAGAAGAGGTCTTCTTTTATGCCAGCATGTAGAAATTTCCGCTGAGATGCACGTAGCCTTGTGCTAGTTGGCTGACCTATCAATACACAGAAGTCTGACCACGAAGGTATAGTTGTTACTGCTTCGTCAATCATGTTAAGGACTTCTGAATTACTATAACTACGTTTTGGCTCATTGGCCGTACGTGCCTGCATCCATAAACTTTCAATGATGTGGTTTGTAATAATTTCAGCGAGTTGTAAACTAAGAAATACAAATATACGTCTACCCTCACTACCTTCTACAACTTCTTCACTTTGGTGGATATCATTCTTTTCCTTATCGACCTCAGCTATTGTACTAGCTGGATCAGTTACCTTAGTAATATCCATGTCGCCCCATTCATCAGTAATCGCTAAAACTGTCCATGCATCAGATAGTCTCATTACCGGCAGTGTGTTCTTTGGCACTTTTATTCCTCCTCTGACTTTACAGTTACTACGACAGCCTCTTCATCACTTACCCAGTCAGCCACCAAATATGGGCTATTGGTGAATAGTAACTCCATCATTCTGATAGTCACTATGTCATCGGACATACGTTTATTAAACTCATCCCTATCTGGACTAGCCATACTAAGTATTGTTAGTTCATCTACCGTAGCAATGCCTCGTTCAGTTTTGCCAATGCGCTCTACGTATCGTGCAAAAAGTTCACCAGGATACTCTAACCGTAGTTCAAGGCCAAGTCTTGCCTGAGTGTTCATGTTGGCTACTAATATACCCGATACACCATCAGCAAGGTATTGAGCAAACAATTCGACTAGTTCGCTTTGTCTTTCTTCTAAAGTAATGCTTTCAGACATACCAATGGCTTTAAGCTCATTGAGTTCTTTAATTCGTGAGGTAGCTATATTCTTTTCCATTCTGATCTCTCTCATTATTTAGTATATTGCTATCTATTCATTATAGTAATATAGTTCTTCAAATTTATGGGATCGTACTGCGGCATAAAAGAGTACCCCATTACGGAGTACTCGGATTATGCTATTTACTAGACGACAGATCTTTACTGACACTAGCCACAGCCTTTGCCTCAACCACAGCTTCTTCTTCACAGATAGTAAAGATCTCATCCACTAGATTCCTTGGCAATGCAAGGAATTCAGTAAAGGAGTATCCAAACTTATCATTAACATTGTTGAGTCTATACGCTCTCAATGTTCTATACAGCGGACCATATTTATTAATCTCCTCCTTGGGGGTGGTGGAGACTAATTCCCATGGGTGTGGATTTTCCTCAGCTTCATCTATAAGCCCGTAGGTCATCTCATATGCTTCTCTTAAAAGGAGTTGAGCTGAGATGCTATCTACGTTCTTTACTTCAGTGAGGATCTTGTCCACTTCTGTAGGGCCTTCAGATTTAACCAAACCAAACTGCCGATATAAGACATGTCCGTTTGGATCTTCCTGATCTAGCTCTACATCTTGCGCGCTGTTAACGCCTTGAATATCCGATGGTCGAGAAGGGTAAAAAAAATTCTCACCACATCCAAAGGTAATAGATGAGGATGGAACTCCTGATTAACATCTCCTTCCTGAGGTGTACCACATGCTGGGCAGTCATACTTAGGAATTGCGATTACAGAGATTACACTCTTATCAATGTATGCACCGACACCATTAAAGAATTTATCACTAATTTCTTCGCTAGCTGATAGGTTGTCTAAAAGACCTTCGATTGTATCAAAGTCTTCAACGATTGAATCACCTAAGGTAAAGCTTTTAACCCAATGAGCATACTGACGTAAGGTAGTTAGTTTACCTTGATCAATAATGTATTCATCGCGCTCTCTACCAGTTAGAGATACACCTAAAGAACCTTCAAGTAGTTTAACAATATTATCAACCCAACCAAACCCAGCTGTTTCATATTGCTGAATAGTAGGGACCGCAAGTGTAACACTCAGTTCAGAATGTAACTCTAAAGTAAAGTCACCACCACGGATATGTTCGTTCTGATATTTTTCAAGAGCTGCATCATCCCACTTAGCACTACGGTCAGACATATGCTTACGTTGCCAATGACTCAATGCTTCGTTATCTGTCCAGAATAGTTTTGGAAGAGATAGCTTACCGGTAACAGTGTGAGTACATTCACCAGGGTTAGTAGTACACGGTCTAGCATAATCATACCCTGAAGGATAGATTGCACTAGCCATACCCCATAGAAGCAGTGGAATGTCGTCAACTTTAATAACAGACTTTAAATAGCTCTGACTAAGGTTCTTAACACTGGCATCATAAATGTGATTCAGTACAAAGTTCACCGCATAACTAGTTGTATAGATTGTGCTGTTAGAAAAGATCATCCCGCTTGTATGTCTACCTAAGTCAATCTTCTCACTAGCAATTCTACGCTCAAGTTCAAGTAGTGCTGATTCACTAGGTGCTTTAATAGTTACCCAGATACCACTATGCCATAATGGAATTACAACAGTTGAACCTAGACCTAAAACATCAGATGCTTTCATTAGGGCACGTTCACCACTAATCTTACCGCTAGTGCTTTCACCGAATCTAGGGCGTGATGCACCAAGCTTCTCGCCTTCATGCTCAACCTTTTGTCGCCAGTTAGCACCCTCACGCTCAACTGATGAACTTAATGAATTTGATTTGAGTAGATTACCAATACCTTCAATGTATGAAGCCATCCAAACTCTAGCATCATTGTCAGTAGCATTGGCATCAACAGCAGGCCAGTCTTCTGCAATCTTATCAAGTCCGGCAACGTCTAAGTTAAGGAAAGATAAAATGTGCTCTTTAATATCGTCTGCAGTAAGCTTAACATCTTTAGTTACAGTTACTGGATCTTGATCCATTGTAACCTTACCATACCCTTGCTCGGGCTGATCTGATGTATCCTTCAGATCTGGGTTGTTCTCAGTTTCTGGTATTGTCTGTTCTTCTGACATAATACTGATCCTTTTGTTATTTCGTTTTACTTAGGGGTAACTGTAGTAGAAGTCGGATTAAACATCTCTAGGACATTTGCGACTAGTACATTCATTTCACCCTGGTAACCTGCCATCCAAATGTTATACTCTTCAGCAATAGCAAGACATCGCATCAAGTCATCTGGGTCAGTGTTTGGGCCAGTGCGTGTTGAGTGTTTGGCAAAGATAGCTTGTTGTGTGTCTCTATAATAATTTACGGATCGCACTAACGCTGTAGATAGTCTTTCTAATAATGCAACGTCTTCAACCTGCGCCAACGCCTTAGGGTCTTTTAGTAATGGCAAGACTGCACCCGGTACAGTTGAGATGGCCTGAGTTTCATAATAGATGCGCATTAGGTCATCCCAACCAGTGTTACCACCAGCTTCAATTTCACTAAAGACGGAAGCGGCGGTAACTTCAACAACTACTTCTTCAGGTACATCTGTGATTGTAACGTCGCGGTCTACATCGAATCCTTCAATGACTGCTTGTTCTGCTAGCTCAGATGTTTTATCATTACTCATGGTAGTATCCTTTTAATTTTATAAACTTTAATAAGTTAAGTTAATATACTTAATCTAAAGTATACGCTAATGGTGTTAAAAAATACTAACTACTTCTAACCTATCTAATGTATAACTATTCCCTTAGAGGTATTAACATGAGTCAGTTAGATGCTTTTTTAGAACTATCTACAACCGAAGAAAACGGTAAGAATATATTAGAGAGTTTTGAACTATTAACAGAATTAGGTATTAACGAACACGAAACGAAAGTTGCTTTGATCCTAAGTGATCTAGACGAAGTTGATGTCGGTGATAACCTATTAAAAATTTACAATATTTTACGTGACGAATTATTAGATCTATCAAAGCGCTTCTCAATTATTATTGATGGTACTGCGCCTTTAGAAATCGTAACTAAGATTATAAGTGCACTAAACATATTGCCAAACTATGGTGATATAGATGCAATATCCTCCATCCTACAGGAAGAGCAGTCATCTCATAATTCACTATGTGATCTCATATCTTTAATTGAAGACATACAGTGGGAAGATGCTGCAGTGTATATCACTGATGTCAGTGATTCTCTCCTCGATACCATCCGTGTAACTATTCAGAGTCTTGAAGAAGTTGATGAACCTCGAGATATTGACTTTATACTTAAACGTGTAAGGAAGTTTAGGGATAGACATGATCCACGACTATTCAATGAAGCCTTGCGAGATGGTGTTAGATTAGGTACACCTTTTAAAGCAGTCTTAGAACAGTTCGAAGAAGCTATGTTTGACTTCGAGAGTTTACCAGAAGGTTTAGGCTTAGAATTATGGGGCTTAGTTTTAATGAGTGACCTTGAAGATAAAGAACTAGTACCTATGGCTGTCTCACTATGTGAAGACTTTGCTGTGGACATTAACGTAGTATCTAAAGCTACCGCATACGTCACCAAATTAAGTCAGGAAGTATAATGAATAGTAGAGAGTATCTATTACGCGCCCTGAACGCAGGGTGCTATAAAGACCGTGCCTGGGTATTCACTGCATTCAGTGTAGTCAGGAATTCCACACTTGAAAATAAACCATTCGAAATAGATAATGGCCTTGGACAATATACGTTCTATAATCCTGAAACTGAGGTTATGGAAATCATTGAAGACAGTGACACCAAAGCACCATTGTTTGGATTTAAGGATGTTATTAATTTAAAACCTGGAGATGTTCAGAATTTAAAAGTAGCAGCTACTGTAACGGTAGGTCAGTTATTAGTAAATATGATTTCATTAGTATTTCCTCTAGGTGATAAGATTGACTTTGTTACAGGTGAGTTTGACATTAAGGTGATTGAACGAATAGTTGCCAGTAGATTAACTACTAATGTTAAATATCAGGATAAAAATAGTAGAGTAGTTGATAATCCTATCTTTGTAGATGAGTATTTACTATTCATTGACTCTACATTAGCCTTAGAGGGCTTCTCGCAGCTCTGTGTGCCATCCGCATCACCTAAGGCGTTAACTACTGACCCAAACATACCAAAACGTCGTAAGGAGCTTCTAACGCAGTATAAGGATCAGCTAGATGATCCTACAGTCATTGCTAAGATAGAAGAAGAATTAGTAGCCATGGATAGAGCCTGGATTAAGGGCGATATCAGTGAGGGGTTCTATCATCTAGAAAAACATTATAAAACTGCAAGAAAGAAAATGCATGTGATGCATGGTCTGGAACGTGGATTTGGACAAGAGCCTGAACTGGTTGATGGTAGTCTGTCAGAGGGTTGGGATACTGAGAAGTTACCTGCAATGGTTAACTCTTTACGTGAGGCCTCATATGCTCGTGGTAAAGGTACGGGTCTTGGTGGCTACGCTACTAAGATAGTAAACCGTATGTTCCAGAACGTAGATATTGATGGAGATGATTGTGGTAGTAAGCTAGGTTGGGATGTTGATATCACTCAAGCTAATCTGGTTAAGTACATTGGCTTCTATCGTATTAAGTCTAATGGCGACCCTGAATTGATTGATGAGAAAAATGGACCCTCCTTTATAGGTAAGTCTATTATTAAAAGAAGTCCTCAATTCTGTAAAGGTCCTGATGGTAAGTTCTGTAGAGTATGTATGGGTACACCTAATACTGAGAGCCCACATGCATTAGCGGCTTATACATCGGCTATCACAAGTACCTTGATGAATTTGGAGATGAAGAAGATGCACAGTAATACTCTGAGCACTACTCTTTATGACATTACCTCTAGTATCTCGTAACGAATGGGTATTTAAGTTTTTCTTTAGGGAACAGGTAATTGTATGTTCTCTATAATCAATATTAATAAAATGTAAATGAAACAAAGGAAGTTTATTATGTCAGAAGTAAATAATAAGAAAGCGAAGAATTGGACTAACAACGAATTGGCACTATGGGCTTTTGGCGGTCTTGCTGCAGGCGATAACGCTACAGATGAAGAAGTGACTTCAGAGACTATTCTTCGTTTTGAATTAGTTGAAGATGGTATGGAAGCTGTTAGATCTACAGTCAGAGAGGCTGTTATGTTAGCGACTACTCCAGAATCTGCTGAGATGCTAGAATACGTTCAACCTTGGATGGATGCCCAGGATACATCAGAAGCTGATGCACCACCTGAAGACGCGCCTATTGAAGATACACCAATAACTGAAGAAGAGTCAGCTCCTCTTGACGATGTTAATCTTGATGATGTTACCATTGGTGAAAATGAGCTAGATGTTGTTATAGCTGGTGATGATTCACCTAGTATTGGTTACGATGTTGGTGCGGAAGGATCTGAAGGATTGGAAGGTCCCGATGGTACGGGCGCAGATGTTACACGTCCTGCCGTAGCTGTTCCTCTAGATGCTCCAGTGACTGAGGTTAATAAGAAGTCACCTGTTGAATCAATGGTCTCAGATGGTATTGATGAATATCTTGCAATGATGAAGCCTGGTCGTTCACACTCTGGTAATGAAGGTGTTGTTGCACAAACTAAATTCTTCCGTTTGATTCAATTGGTCTTACGTCAAGAAGGTAGTCTTTTCTACAAGTTATTCGGTGAGTTACTTACTGCAGTAAAAGAAAACCGTAAAGGTGCATTTAGTGAGCGTTATTTATTCCGTTACTTTGAGCAGATTACTTTGCCTATCAATGACCGTAAGAACTTTGAGCGCATGCTTAATCTACTTATCACTACTTGCGAACCTTCAACTAGAGCACATGCTCTTAAACAAGTTGATCTACAAGGTACTATGGAAGGGTTCAAGGACCATGAAATGGAACAGCGTGTAGAAGGCTTCTATCAAGGCGTATAATATTTAAATAACATTAGCCCTCCCTTCAGGGAGGGCTTTTGTGCAATGAAAAAAGAAAAGGAAAAATAACTATGCCGATCGTTTATGAAGGATTTGGTAATATCTTAACTAATAAAGCACAGACCATTGTTTGTCCAGTTAATACCGTAGGTGTCATGGGTGCAGGACTTGCCTTAGCGATGAGAAATCGTATTCAAGGACTTCATCACTTTTATAAAAACCTTTGTGCTGAAGGTCTATTGTCACCAGGTTTATGTAAGATATACCCAATCCCTAAGTCTAATCAAAATGTTCTATTATTTCCATCTAAGTTACATTGGAAAGATGATAGTGATATAGGGGACATTGTTTTAGGTTTAGAATTCATTTCTAAAAATTATAAAGAATTAGGTATAACCGAATTAGCTATTACACCAGTAGGGTGTGGTTTAGGTAGGTTGGATTATACTAAGGATGTTAAGGAACTAATGTTTAAATACTTAGAGCCTATGGATATTCCTGTACAAATTCTTCATAGAGAAATAGCATAGATAGAGGGTCTTCGGACCCTCTATCTATTTATGCCGTTATACTACTTGATTTGCTTTCTTTGTTTCATCTTTGTAAGCCTGAAGGACATTACCAAACAATAGCTCTTCTTTAAGAATCACATCTCTGCTTTTTGTATATCCGTAGATGAACTCAATGCCATTAGTAATAGCTATAAGGAATTTCTCTACACCGCCTAGGGCTTCTACTTTATGCAGTTCGCCTATATTGAATAAGGTAGTGCTAGCAACACCTAACTTACTTAATTCCTTTTCAATAGATCTGGTTCTACGTTGTATAGACATATCTAAATGAATTAAGGGTGTAGTGGTGCTCTTATAAATACCTGTTTCAAAACTAGCATCTTCTATTGCATGATCTACTCGAGTAATCTCAAACTCTTCTATAGGGTCAGCTGATTTAGCTTCATCTATAAATGAATTAATTAAATCACCCAAAGTTAGAATATCGTTAGGAGTACTAGTTAAAAATTCACCACGGTTAGGTACAATAGAAAACTTATCAATTACAGAACCATAAAGGGCATTAATCTCATTTAACAACAAGTTCAATTTTGCTACATCGAAGTCTGCAGTGGTATCGTTAGCAATAGCATTGAAGGCCTCTAAGAATCCGATGATCCTATTTAAAACTTCACCGTAGATAAACTCACCATTATCCATAATCTCTTTTAATTCAGAGCCTGGGGATAGTAGTGTCATCTCACTAAAACGACTGTAGTCATATTTGTAATCTTTATTATACTTCTCAACCAATGCCGGTACTGCATCACTACCTACGACGTATGCTTCCTTAAGGAAACTAAAGTCAAAGGTAATGTCTCGCATGGTATTAAAATCAATAAAGAATTTTAATGACTTATTAATGTTAACGATAAGACTATCCAAAGTAGATGTAGTCAACTCTTCCATAGTTGCAGTGAACTCAGCTATGTTAGTCTGTGAAGGTAACTTAGTAAAGCTAGCTAATAACACATTCTCAGGTAAAGCGTTTTCATACGGCTTTGCCATGGCTTGAGTAACGCCACCCATAGAACTCATTTGTTCTAATGCAAATCTTAAATCAGTAAGGGTGTCTGTTAATGCAATGAACTCCAACTTATTATCACAGTGTTCAAGTGCAATTGACTCAGCTTCTGTTAGTTTTAGTTGTTCAGTCATTATAGTTCCTTATTGATTTCTTCTAAGTCCCATCTAGAAAAATATAGTTTCGGATACTTAGCAGCAACTTCTCTATAGATATTTGGGATATGTGAACCATTGCCAGCAAACATTAGTGATGTCAGTCTAGCGATTGCTGGGTCATTAGGTGTATGTACAATGCTGTAACGGATATTCCACATGTGATATACAAGGTCACACGTTTGATCTAGGTCAAGTACAATGAACTCATTGACTTTTGATAGTGCTACCATTACTGCTACTTTATGATTCGTTCTAAAGAACCCTGCAGTTTCACCAATTGCTTCTGTCGGAATCGGTACCTGTGCTGCAAGTGCTTCTGCGGCTAAGGTAGCTGCTAACTTAGCTTTATCTTTAAAATCAACTGAGTTACTGTTAACAACTAATCTTACTGCCTCTAATATTGTTTTCATTTTTATATCCTTACCTTTAAACGTTTTTTAATTTGTGGCTAGCTGTAAATAAATCATTATTTACCATTGCTTCTAGCTCTTGTTGGAAAACCAACTGTTTATAATTTCTTCGTGACTTAGGCATTACCGTAACCCACCAAAGCTCTATAAAATTCTGTCTATCTTTCATAGTAGAAAGAAGGTCATCAATATCTGCGATGTCTTTAACTAGAACATCTTTATATTCTTTGTTAGCAGTACCTTCCTTCAACTGAGAAATCAAGTCACGTTTAACACGAGTCAGTCTAGCTTCTAACTTATCATAAAGTCCTATAGTTGGATCAAGGACAAAGAATAATAAGATAGCAAATACACCGGCAGTCATTATGGTAGTAAGCAATGCTAGAACACCTGTTATAACCTGAGTAAACATAAATTCACCCTGATTCTGAAATGCACTATCTCCGAAAAGCTTATGCATCTTAGCTAATGCCATAGTGATATCTTTACCAGCGCCATGTCTTGCAGCGAATTGGTCAGATAACATTTCCCATGCAGTTAAGTCGTATGTATTAGAATCTAACTCAGACATTCTTTTAACTGCAACTTCACGCAATAGTACGGTCTGTATTACAGTTTCGTTGTCTGTCTTTGTTAGGGCATCAATATCTTGGACTTCGATATCCAAAAGCTTTTCAGTTTCTTTAACAATTTCATAACGGCGTTTGATTTCTCTAGTTTCCAAGAGAGTACGGCTAGTGTGTTGTAACACATAGTTAGTAGTAATGCCAGTACCCAAGTATTCCATGTATGTAAACACATGTCCAATCTCATGGATGATGATAGCTGCAAGCTCTCCTGCTGACATATCTAGACTAGGGTATGTTAACAAACCTTTACTAAAATGAATGTTAACTGGGAACTTAGTGAATGCTCCAGAAACTTTACTGGTTTGACGATTAACGCTAGCGTGCAATACACCACCAGTACTTTTAATTAACTTTAATCCAGCGTCGCTCTTAGTAATTGCTTTATGGAAGTCAGTAAGGATAGGATTACTAGAATCAATGTCTGGTGGAATCACATATGCATTAGGAAGAGTGTCCTCATCCATTACTAGGTAAACTTCTATCCCTACACTCTTTTTGATGATCTCTTCCATTCTTTTCAAATTCTTTTGGACGCCCTTCTTGGAGAAGTCTTTGTTTTGAAGAATAGTATCAAATTCTAATGTAAGTTCTTTAAATAGCATTGATTTCCCCTGTGAATCAATGGCCTCTAAAGACGGTGAAATGTATTTCTTAAGCACGGGTTTCCTCCTAAACGTAATTTCGTATTTATTAGACTAATCTTTTAGTCTCAATAACTTTTATTCATAAGAATAGCCTAAACTTTTTAAGGAGCGGTAAATGCAACGTCCAGTACCCCTAGATCAAATAGCATCAATCGAGTGTAAGCATGCGGTATATGGTAGAGCAAATGACTATAGTGGTGATGATTTAATCACCGTTAAAGAAGTTATAACTACCACTTCCGGTGAAGTAATTCCCAATATGTATTTCATCAAGAACTTTAAGAAAGACTTCTATATAACCAAAGAGGGTTACCGTAGTAAAGACAATGAAAAGAAAGAATGGGAAGACCTTTCTAAACTACAGAAGTTTACAACTACTGAAGCCAAGTTAACTGAAAGCGTTGCAAAGGCATTAGGTAAACCAGGTATGAAAGGTGGACTTAGAAAGCTTGCACGTTCACCATATATCTACGGTGCAGATATCTCTACCCCTACCCTTATTAAGAAGCGTTATAGAGATAGATATCCCGATGCAGCAAGTCCAAACGGAGTGGCGGTACTAGATATTGAAACAGATGTTGTTAATGGACATGAACGACCTATTCTAGTTTGTATTAGTTTTAAGGATAAGGTAGTTCTAACAGCAACTAAAGAATATATCGGCACTATCCAAAATCCAATCCAGAAGCTTAGAGATAAAGCACATGAGTTATTGGGTGACATTATTAAAGCTAGAAATATTACTCTAGACATTAAGATTTGTGACAACGCTGGTGAAGCTTGTGCATATGCCATTGCTCAAGCACATATCTGGCAGCCTGACTTCTTAACTGTCTGGAACATTGACTTCGATATACCCCGCATTATAACTTGTTTAGAGTTCTTTGGTTATGACCCTGCTCAGGTATTTAGTGATCCTTCTGTACCTAATAGATTTAAGTTCTTTAAATATAAGCAAGGTAGAACACAGAAGGTAACTGCTAGTGGTGCAATATCTTCTATTCACTTTGCTGATAGATGGCACATTGCAGAATGTCCTGCATCGTTCTATTTAATTGATTCAATGTGTATGTACAAGCGTATCCGTGTTGCAGCTATGAATGAGCCTAGTTATAGTCTTGACGCCCTTCTAAATAAACATTTAGGCATGCGTAAGCTTAAGTTTACAGAAGCTGACCATCTAAGTGGTTTAGAGTGGCATCAGTTTATGCAGAGCGAAAAGAAGATTGAGTATGGTGTATACAACATCTTCGATTGTATTGGTGTTGAGTTATTTGATGAAGAGGTAAAAGACTTATCTACTTCCATTACTGTACTATCCGGTATCTCCGAATACAAGATCTTTGATTCACAGCCTAAACGTCTTATAGACAACTTATACTTCTTCTGTCAGGAAAAAGGTAAGGTCATAGCTTGTGCATCAGATCAGATGACTGCAGATATTGACAAGCACGTAACTAATATGGTAGGTTGGGTCATCACCTTACCAACACATTTAACAGTAGAAAATGGCATACCTTTAATAAAGGAATTACCAAACGTTAGATCAATGATGCGTCTCCATGTAGCCGATTTGGATTTAAGTGCAGCATATCCATCTACTGAGTACTTCTTAAACATTTCTAAAGAGACAACCTATAGGGAACTTTCTAGAATTAAAAATGTAGATGAACTCACAGTAAGGATGGCTACTATTAATCTTTCTGCGTCTCATGTAAACGCAACAGAGATTTGTAGAAATATATTTAAAGCACCATCATTCGATGAACTGCTACATGCCTTTGAGGAAGAAGAATGCCTAGTATCTTAGATGTTAAAGAATATTTTATTATTATGATACTGGGTGTAGTTCCACCGTTAATTATAATGTGGATAGCCTTATGGGTTGTATACGTTTGTATAGTTGATATGGAGAATATAGTTCTTGCAATTATACTTGGCGGGTATACCTTTATCAAAGGTGCCCAGAATTGGTACCGTCCACTTGATTGGTGGGTATATACAGGAAAGTATTAGATGTTTATATGTAAATTACAGATCTATTTTATGAACTAATACTAAAGGATATAGTGATGAGAAGTAATTTAATTAACAGTATAACGTTTAGTGCTATGATGTCTAGACGTAAGGTGGTTAACGGAGGCACTAATATAGTAGGGGTTTTCTATGGTGGGTATGTTGGTGGATACTCTAATAAACTAACTAGGATCTCTGGTGATGGTACACTAGTAGGCTCTGAAACGTCAGTAGGTAGTGGTAGATCTTACTTGGCCGGTGCGGCAGTGGGTGATAATGGTGTTTTCTATGGTGGGTATGATGGTACTTACCTCAATAAACTAACTAGGATCTCTGGTGCCGGTACGTTAGTAGGTACTGAAACGTCAGTAGGTACCGCACGTTATGCACTAGCTGGTGCGGCAGTGGGTGATAATGGTGTTTTCTATGGTGGGCGTAGTGGTACTTACCTCAATACAGTAACTAGGATCTCTGGTGCCGGTACGCTAGTAGGCTCAGAGACTACATTGGGTACCGCACGTTATGCACTAGCTGGTGCGTCCGTAGGTGATAATGGTGTTTTCTATGGTGGGGTAGACACCGGTGGATACTCTAATACAGTAACTAGGATCTCTGGTGACGGTACGCTAGTAGGGGCACAGACTACAGTAGGTATCGTACGTATCTATCATGCTGGAGCGGCAGTAGGTGATAATGGTGTTTTCTATGGTGGGGTTAATGGTGGATACTCTAATACAGTAACTAGGATCTCTGGTGATGGTACGTTAGTAGGTACTGAAACGTCAGTAGGTACCGCACGTTATGGGTCAGCTGGAGCAGGTTTATAACTAGAGGTACTACTACCTCTAAATACCTAACAATTTAAAACAAAAAAAAAACAAGCATAGGACAGTAGTCAGTTAGGCTGCTGGTCCTTTATGCCTATGAATTATTATATGTATCAACATAAACAAAAAAAAAAGGAGAGGTAAGGTGGCAATGTTAAATGGTGGATTAGGTTTATTTAAGCTAGCCGCATTGGGTAAACGTATAATAAAATCAATTGGAGCTTTATTAATTACCTCTACTGCTGAGTGGATAGTTACTTTTAATGAAATGGGTAATTATTTTAAGGTTTACTCCATCACAGCATCGAGGGGCTATGGTCCATATAGTGAATACTTTAACTTAATGCCTGGTGAAAAATATTACTTTGAGATGGAGTGTCCAGGCAATACGTCCTATTCAATTCAATTGAACGGATCATGGATTAGTTATAATGAGGTTCCAGCTACTACACCTTGGACTAGAACCGGTATGTTAATAGATTATAGTGATAATGTTAATGTCATAATAACACATTATAGAAATGGTGTTAAAACTACCCCAATTGATGGGCGGTGGCATACCACTAGCCATAATGCAAAAGTTGACAATTGGTTTAAATTTGATAATTGGAATAATGTCGGCGATCTTTTTAAACTATATTTTGATCCATCAACTTGGACTGAGGTAGGTAATCTAAATGTTAAACCTATAGATTTTAGCTAACTTAAAACAAAAAAAAAACAAGCATAGGACAGTAGCCTAAATGGCTACTGTCCGCTTATGCAGTTATAGAGCTAAGTATACGAACTTAACACCTTCAGGTACTTCTTTTTTAACATCTTCAAAGAAATCAACATGCGTATGAGAATCTTTTAATTTAATAAATGCATCTCTTGAATCTTTGGCGATTCTAGCAATTGCTGCCGCCGCTGCAGATACACCTAGTGCCCTATTGGGTGTTTGTGTAAATCCAACTACGTATTGCTTTCTAGTACCTTTAAGTAAAACCATGTATCATCACTCTCTCTAATTATTTTTTTGATTCTAGGATATCGTTTAATGATCTAAGATGTTCCCAGTTGGTATCGTACTGATCTACTAATTCACTAGGATAACGGCCTTTGTTATCTCCGTCACTTAGTGCAGTCATTACTTCAATCGTAGCTCCTTGTTGCTCAGCCACAATTATTAATGCTTTCATATCAACCAGTAGATGATAGATGCCTGTTATAACAACACTCTTGCCACTTAATAGTGTATTAGTTGCTTGTCATCTGCACCATCTATCGCTAGCCGCTTTACAGATTGTGTAAAAGGAGTTATCTCCGACGTCTTTAGTAATTGATTTATTAGCGATCATCTTTTTAGTTTCAGCAAGTTCAAACCAATGTTCCGGTTCAATCAAAGTTAATGACTCATCCTCGGCAATGAGTTCATTGGCTAAGACACCTCTTCCTGATCCTGGTAGACCACGGATAATGATTAACTTTAAGTCACTCATCCATATATCCTCTGTACATTAGCCTTGAGGGCATTACCTAGTTTGGTATATGCATCCATGACCGTGTTATCATTAAAGTCAGTTAGCACTGCTACTGACTCCCCATCGTTTAGATAATCCATGATTGTTTTTCTAGCAGACATAATGCCGACAGACTTAAGGTGAGGTACTCCACATAAGGTTATTGTATCCTCTTCCCAATTTCTTATCTTGCACGTCCTAAACAAATCTCTTGCTTTGGATAATTTATTATCGTCATTAGAATCAAGTAGATAAAGATTCAATTTTCTTTTAAGCATCATTTCTTTCTCCTAATTAGTATAATAAAATCTATTCAATTTACGATGGTATGATCCCTGTAACTCCCCAGTCAGATCTGGTAGGGAAGGCTAGAAAAGAAAGATTCAACTCTCTCTTAGACTCCGTACCATCCACAACCCAACATCTTCCATCAAACGCCATATACAGGTACCACGAATGTGGCTGTCCATCTGCTTCTGCAGCTGCAATATCTGCCATCATGTTATATGATCGCTTTAGCTCATTTGTTTCTACTACGTTTCCAGCATTCACTGTCAAACTTAAATCCCCTCGGACAAGGGAAATATATTCGCCTGTGTTTCCTACATCTACGATTAGACCTGACTGAACAACAACCTCATCCTTACCGTAATTTATTTGAGCTACTTCTTGCATTAATTTCTCCTCTTAAGAAATGTTTTTTGTTTACATCTGTACTTCATTGTAGTAATATAGACCTAACCTACAGTTAAATCAATCTACATAATAAGAGCCCACTAACTTTATAGTTAGTGGGCTCTTATGGTTTATAACTTATAGCCGGTATAATTAGTGTGGAAACTAATTACTCGACCTTTTAGAATTTCTTTTTTCTTAACATAATAGTCCATCTGTTTACCGATGTCCTGACATACTAAGAATAAGAACTCTGGGGTTGTTCCAGGCCAGTCCTTAAGTGGACGAAGCCTACCCATAACCTGTATGTTTAGCTGTAGTGATCCTAGAGAGTCTGTCAGTAATACAACTCGCAATCCTGGGATATCTATAGCAGTACCTAACGATTTAAGCGTGGTGACGATTATATCTGCTTCAAGCATTGTTTCATAATCATCCTCACCGATATATCTTTCTACATTTAGAGTTGTGTGTATACGCTTAAGCTTGTCCGATAGGATAGTACACATTTCTTTTGTGGAGCAATATATGGCAATCTTCTGCCCTTTTAATCGTTTGGCTACATACCTATCAAATACAAAGTCGCACAGCATATTTGTATACTCGTTAAGAAGCTTTTTATTCTTAATAATCGATTGTTCAAATTTGACATGTGCGTACATTTGCATCTGTTGATTCATATACCTAACTTTAGTGTCGGGCTTTTCCATAGTGTATAGAAGAGCCTCTGCAGCTATATAGATATTCTTTTCATCGTCATGATAACGAAGTGTAGGTGGAAACATAACTTCCATCATTCTAGTGACGAGTTTATCATCAGAGAACAATGTTCCAGATAATGCTAATGTCTTCGGTACATGCGTATAGAGATCAAGTCTAAAGTTAAAATGAATCTGCTCATGAGTTTCATCTACTACTCTTAATCCGATATCTAACTTCTCCCACATTTGATATGGTAGACAAGCATAACCGTACCTTAACATATCCTTTTGATACATTTCATAATCTTTAAGATATTGGTAGTAGGTTGTATTAGAACAAAGTATAATCTTTGCTTCCAACTCACCTGCTACACCAATTTCCAGAAGTCTCTTTAGATGTTTAGAACCACGAACAACCATTAGCTCACCTGGTTGAAAGGAGAAGGACTCTTCTGCATCTTTAATCCACTTCTCAATGTAAGAAGCTTTAATACAAAAAAATGTCCTGACCTCCAAATCCCTAATAGCAGCTAAGGCGATAAACGTCTTACCTCTACCAGGATCAAGTGTTACTACCTTTATCTTACCATTAGATAGGATATAATCAATGATAGGGTACTGGTACTTTCTTGGCGTTCTGTGGTCAATGTACGTGAACTCTACAGGGGAGGCCGTATACATTGGAATTTTGTTAACAAATATTTGTGACCTATTGACGCCTGATGAGGCCAAATGTCTAAACAGATCATCTAATAAATTAACATGGAATCTAAACTCTTCTCGATCTGCAGTAACTCCAACAAATACTTTTAGCATTGCTTTTACAAACTTGGCATTTCTACCACGTCCTACACGCTTCAAACCATATTGTGCTAAGGTCCTACAGTACTCTAGGAGAACGGTTTTCTCTATCCTACCAAAACCCCTTACAGAGAAATGGTGAGAATAAATGTCTACAGTCATAAGTGACCGACCTCTAAGTACAATTTCTGACTCAGACACTATTCTCTCCTTTTTTATTTAAGTTACTCCCGTGGATTAATCACAGGATATGGACAAAGCAGATTATCAAATAAACTATCTGGTCTATCCACATGTATAAATGATGACACACTAGTCAACAATTTAGCTTGTCCCTGATAGGCCATACTAGGACCCATACTTCTAAGCTTCATGTTTTCTTTAAATGGTGCCATCCTAGCATGTTCCTTCGATTCTGGTAGACGATGATCCTTTGCAGGAATGTCATTAACCATTGAAGCTAACATAATAATCTCAAGATGAGCTAAGTTAACTGATAACTTACTATTTATAAGATTATAGAAGTCAATCATAGTTTTATCAACTGACGGCACTTTACCGAGTCCTCTATCTTTCTTACCTGTCTTGAATACGAAAGATTTAATAACACTCATATATTGTGCCATGTCCGTATGCTTTAACGGCAATTGGAAAAGGGATTGGTCAATGTCCCAGTCAGTCATATCGATTACATAGTTACCTTTATCAGATACAATCCATCCAGTATGCTTAATGAATTCTAGTGCATCTATTGTTAACCATGATAGTCTTGAACGCATTGATACAGGTACAGTAACGGTTTCAGAGTAACCTTCTTTATCTTCAACCTGGATCATAACTTCTTTTAACTTAGTGATAACCGAAGGTACAATCTTGTCTAATGCATGGTAATCAATATCAGATAAGTTCTTAGCTTCTTCTTCAGGAAGAATTAACTTAAACTTTTTACCGCGTAACCCTGCTGCAAACTTAATTATAGTATTGCTTTCTGGTTCGCCGTCCTTATTAGAAGTTACCTCACTAGATACACGGATGTATTTAGAGTCAAAATCACTGATTATAAAGTCATCAACCTTAGATGAACCATCCAAATGCTTTGTTGACAATACGTTCTGTGAGATCTTTTCACACATTACTGTTGCTGAGATATGGCCCATGTTTGTAAACTTAGGAATTGAGTTTGCTAAAGTACCGAAACATGTAGAACATATACCGTAAGAATCAGGATGCCTACACTTTAATGAACTTCGTAATTTAATGATTGACCCTATTAGTTGTCTATCAGTTTCGCGAACCTCAGTTAGTTTATTAGTTTTCTCATCAATATACAGTTTACCTGCTATACGTGATAGGTCACTTGCATCAACTCGGAATGCTAAATACTCAGTACTGCCACAATCCCCAACATGTACCCTAGTAACGATAGATGCTAGTAACTGCATTTCTCGGTTAAAGTACTCTGTATCAGATACCTTATCAGCAGCGAATGTCAAAGCCTTAGCAGCGGATCTAGATTCTTTCATGGAATCTGCTAGGATTTTAATACCAGAAACAAACCCTGTAAGAATTGGTTCACGGAATATGTTAGAGTCAATGTCAGTAAGATAACCCCTTGGACCAATACATTGTTGTATCTGACCCATAGGCACTAATCTGGACTTAGCCATTCTACCCAATGTATTACCAACTAGATGTGGATCCTTTCTGTCATTTAATGTACTTGAGATAACACTATATGTCTGGTCAATAGAAAGCTGTGTAGATTTAACATTACTATTGACTGCATGGATGTCTGGATGATTCATTACATCTACGAAATCTAAAATACTGATTGTACTTACAAAAGCCTTGAGCCTTGTTGTAAAATCATTATACATTAAATTACCTGTCTGAAAAGCAATCTTCGATAACTCTTCTACATCGACATTATCTCCATAAACATCAATGGTATCAAATAACCCATAACCTAAAATATCTAGGTGGGTATTCTTACCTATAATGTTATCCCCTAAGTGATGGCGTTTCAATAACGGTGTATTAGGATGTAGTCTGTGAAAGACACCCATGTACCATGAGAATACTGTAGCTCTCATAGTAGTTTCTAATACACCATCCTCAAAGTCTAGGATCATTTTACCATCTGGTAAGTTCCAGACATCTTCCTTGGATAGATTATAAATATCCCTAGCATTATGGATTGGTGGTTCCATTTGAGTTCCTTTTTTATCGTTTGGCTTTTTGCAATCTTGCTACTTCTTCCATATCCTTAGCTCGTAGTGGATCATCAATAGTTCTTGCGAACTTAATGCCACCACACTCTAAGACATGTTTAACAAATAACAGACTACGACTATTACCTAAAGGTATTTGTTTTCTATCTACCATTAATTCCATTGTAGTCGGTGATTCAGCTTCTAGGATATTTTTAACAATTTCCTTATGAGTAGCTGGTGAGTTTGATTGGTCTAATAACTCCATACAAACATCACTGCCAACAATGGCATTTAGTAAACGTATCTCAGCTTCACCTAGGATACGTACAGGCTGATTTCTACCTGGAGATGAATACTTATCAGCATTGGTTACTTTAGCGGGAACGCCAAAGTGCTGTAGCTTAGCAGAACCAACACCAGCCCAATCAGACCCGGTCTTTTCCAAAAGCAGTACATACATACTCCCTATTAAAACATTGCGGTCAGTTACAAATCCATCAGCATAAGTAACCGGACCAAAACAGATATCAAACTCAGCTACAAGTTGATTAATCATTTCCACAGAATCTACTGGATTATCTGTAGGCATCCATAAATAAATACCATCTTTAATGATTGCATCAATGTGTGACTTAGGTCCAGGTGTATATTTCTTTGATGTTAGAAGATCTACCATTCTTGGAGATACAATAGAATAATATTTAATTGCATAATCCCAAGCTTTAGCATATCCGTCCTTAGGATCATTGGCAACCATAATACGAATATGTTTAGAGACATCTCTTGAACAAGCATTTAGATATTGCTCGTATACACGACCAATATTCATTCGCTTAATAGTAGAGTCACCATCCATTATAATCTCAGCACGATTACCTTCAGTATCTACAGGCATCAAATGATCTGGCCATAGACCGCAAACAACCCCCTTACCTCCATGACAATCAGTAAACTTAAAACCGATGTCAGGAACAACATCATATTCCATAGCTACATCTACAGACCAATCATCAACATCACTACGGCGATACTTCTTATCAATCTTTAGTTTAAGTAAATTAGCACGGCCTGGGAAATTCTTAAGTGCTACGATATTCTCCATACCTATATAAGCCATAGCTTCTACAAGTTGACGTTGGAATTCAGGAGTAATATTTAGTGCCTTACCACGTTGTGAATATAGATCGTCATAAACCTGGATAACTGATTTATGATAATTGATAATAGACTCGTGATATTTAGATACCTGTGCTTCCATACCTGTTGGTGTTGGCGGATTTTGGATTGATGAATTATGCTGAACATTAATATCAACAATCTTAGCACCAGGGATACCGTATGTACGCTTGTCAAAGATATAGTCAGGTTCTTCTAATGCATTACCTGTCATCTCAACTGGAGCTAACAAGTCATCATACGAACGAAGACAAAATAATAATCCATCTTCACGAACCCTATCACCAATCTCAGGAAATGGTTTATAGTTTTCGCTATCACCATAAAGATTCAATGGATAGTATTTACTACCCCATGTAACTGATCTCTTTTCAAACCCTTTAGTTTTATTCCTTAAAGCGTATGATTCAGAGATTACGATACCGTCCTCAATGATGCCTGGGATAGACATTAGAGCTACGTTAGCTTCACAACCATATCTGTAATTTCCATTATCATCTATAGTAGGACTATCTGATAAAACAGTATCCTTAGGTAAATGCATACCTGTATGAAGTTGATTTATGATTTCCTTATGTTTATATTTAAAACCGAAGTGCTGATGTTTATTATCAACAGCTGTTGAGTAATTGATAATTTCAATCATCCCAACTTCTTTTGTATCAACATTCTCATAGATAATTAGTGTAGAGGGGTTCTCACTAATTGATCCTTTCCCGATAGACTGTCTAAACTTAGGAACCACTTTAATGACAGCTGCATCGCATGGTACTTTTATATTAAACGTGAATTTACCAAATTCACGCTCAGTACCACTTTGACAACGCCTAATATCACAACCCTCCACAACTAATGTCTGTCCTAAGTGAGAGGATGTAAACATTACTTGTCGTGAGGAACTATCATGTGCCATTAGTGGATTCATTGACCCTGCCGATAATAACTCGGGGGCTAATTGGCTATTATTATTCATTTGTTTCAAGCTCCGGTGAGTTTATTTGTAATTACATTCACAATAATAATATAGATTTAAAACTTTTTTAAATGAGGTAAAGATGACTTTAAGTATAAATAACCTAAGTACGAATGAAGATAGTGCAGCTTACTATAATCCTAAATTTTGTAGAATTATAGAAGGGTACTTACCATACATCAGAAATAACGCTGACAATAAAATATTACCTATAGACCCACATGACCTATATAAATACGAAGGTGACTTCTATGGACTACTAGATGCCATGGACGTCTCTCGCAAACTTCACTGGATTACTCTAAGAGTTAATAACTTAACTAATCCTACAGAGTTTGGTGATTCACTACAGGTTATTATTGTTCCTAGTACACAGTTAATAAGTAATATTTTACAAAAATTTACCACATTAAAATAAATAAAAAATAAAAGAAATAGAATCCCCGATAAGGGGATTCTAATATGCCGATATTCTAGTTTCTAGATACCAGAATTACCCCAAGATGAATTATTGGGTTGCTGATTAAATCCTTGGTTTTGATTTTGTGGTTGTTGCTGTACTGCAAACCCACCACGTGTCCTCTGTGGCTGTTGAAAGTGTCCCGGTTGTTGTTGGTTGGGGTTATATTGCGCACCCCCAAAACCTGGAGGAGCATTCTGCGGTTGAGGTTGCTGTCCCCATTGTTGCTGTGGAGGTTGCTGTTGAAACCCTTGTTGCTGCGGTGGTTGAAACCCAGGCATCGGTTGTTGATAACCCATGTTAGTTTGGGCAGCTTGCTTCTTAGCTTGTAGCTGGTTCCAACTAATCCCATCATGTCCATCATCATCGTCTTCATCTGTAGTAGCTTGATGAGGTGCTGTTGGAGCTCTGGTTGTAATATTAGTATCCGCTGCCATTGCTGCTAGTCTATTAGATACCGGCTTAGCAAACTTATCAGACTGTTCCTGAATAGAATCTACGGTTTCACGCTCTTCCATTGAGATTGGACCATCATTACCTTCTAGCGGTGGAATCAATGCTTTAAGTTCACTTAACTCACCCATGTAATCTTCCCAAGCCATATCCATCATCATAGCTTTAGGATTATCAAAATGTGTCTTAAATAACTTAGTTGTTTTATTTAGCTGATTACCAACACTATAAAACGACGACAACAATGCATCTAAATATGGAGCATCGGGTGAACGAGATCCACGACTATACTGTTCCATTGACCATGCGTTAGGGACTAGATAATCAAACAGTTCTTGGAATGCCGCGTAATCCTTCACACGTAACTTAATACCAAAGATTGTTTTCTCATCTGGCTCATCAAAGAACTCAGTGATTGGGAATGTAACAACACCCACGCAACTATAACCTTCACCACGCAACTGTCCACCTTTCTTAAGATAGATAGATGCAAGACGATGTTCACCAACAAGTTCAGTAGCATTGATAATGCGATTGAAGTCTTTTAATGTCTTTGCATCAGCATTTGGAATCTTAGCTAATAGTTCTTGCTGACGAGGAGTAAGAGTAGCATGCTTATCTTTATCAACTGCTAGTTCCGTTAATTCAATAATCTGCAATGAGAGAATTGACATTAGACGAAAGTTAATTACTGTACGTAACTTCTTTAGTACATCAGATTCACCACGGTGGACTTTCTCACTCAATGGATGAAATGCAACGTAATCTTCCCAATTACCTGCACGTAAGATTGTGCGTGTAGGTAATACTAGACGCTTATCATTAATTGTACTTGGGATTGATACCCCTTCGATGTTAGCTGAAATTAATCCATCGTCATCTGCTTTTAATCCGATTGATCCGATCAAACTACTATAAAAGTCCAATACATCATCTAATTTTACTTTAGCCATTCTTTGCTCCTAATTCTTTTTAATTTAGATACCATCGCCCCAAGACGAAGTATGTGAGTAGTTCTCAGTACGTTGGGTGCCAAGATTATCGCTTAGAGTATGTAGGTCATGTGCAACAGTATCTAAGTTTTGTGATTCGTTAGTTATTACCGGTACAAATAAACCATCAGCGAAACTCGGAGTCGAGTACTCAACACCATGTGGGTCACCATGAAGTGCCACAGTAACTCTAGTCTCACCGGCAATATCTACACGCATTGTAATTTGATAATCAATAGTGTTACCTAAAGAAAGACCTTGCAATACTTCAGTTTCTAAACGCATTTGGAAATTGTTCAGATATGGTGTTAAATCTATCCCTTCCGCGAAAGACATTACATTTAGGATCTTAGTTTCAACTCTACCGTTTAATGTAGCATTAGTAGCTTGGAAATATATACCCGTAAGCATTAAGTCCATCATTAATGAAGGTACAGATGCTGATAAACCTGTAGCCCATGTTGTTTCTAGTGTAGAACCATTCCAGTGCTCAGTATCACCTGCTCGATGATTCTCAAACCCGTGTGCAGATTGCTTAGCTACTTGTGATGATGGCATGATGTTTACCTGACTATCGAACTCAGGGATAACAGATGCCAATTCACCATATGAAACAAACCCACCATTAACGAAATTACTAGTCATACGCTGAAGTAACTCGAAGAACGGATCAGTTGCCATTAGATTTTCAGCAACAGTGCCTCTAGCAGCTTGCATTAAAGATCCCATGCCATCTGATTCATTAGGTGAGAATGAGTCATATGCGCCACGATATCCCTTTAGGATGTCTGCGACGTAATTAGCTGTAGATGCGTTAGATCGTTTAGATTTCTTAACAGGGAACTCTGCGAATGTTGAACGTGTATCAGTGACATCATCTAATCCTAAATCCATACGTCCCATTGTGGCAAATACGTCTTCAGGTCTCATTGAGTTTGTATTACGTCCTGCACCCTCATTACCCCAATTAGCTGCCGGATTATAATCACCACGTAAAAGATGATTAGATTCAGAAATGGCACTTCTAACATTATTACCAAATGGAGTATCTTGATAAGTTTCACGTAGCGTTACAACACTATTGAAAAACATTGACATGTTAGGATCTACAGAAGCTGTATTGAAATTAACCCCAACATAGTCTGTATACCCCTGAAGAATCTTTCTTGTACCATGTCCACCAATACTACTACGTTCAGTAATATCTAGAATAAATCTAAGACGTGGTTCACTCCACCCACCTGGAACTTGTATCCTTTCACCTGCATTAGCTGACGGTGTAATGATAGAATTTGAAATACCACTAATAGCAGCAGCAGATATTGATTCACCATTATGAGTAGCTTCCTGGAACATCCCCAATGTTCTATCAGTTAAGTTTGTTTGATATGGTCGTAAACTCATATCGTTATATGTCCCAGTTTCTATGAACAATGCTTTGTTTATTGTAATTTTGGGAGTTGCTTGGTGATTGTTGGATTGTGGGTGTTCCCATTGACTTTGCATTGATAGCTCCTTATAACTTATGCATTATAGTAATATAGTTCTATTACTTTTTTAAATCGACGTCTTGGTTAATGCGCTAGGACGAGTACTTGCTAGCTTAATAAGTAGTTCAGCTAGCTCCGTTTTAATGTCTGCGGAGATATAGTACAAGCTACCTTTAATAGAAATGTTATTCTTTACCTCTAAAAGACGTGGTGCCATTGATGTCCAATCAGATTTAACTAACTCACCGGCTAATGAATCAATTGCTTTAGTCGCAGGATTAGTTCCCCTGACATGAGCATTCTTAGAAAGGATCTGTCTGTGCGGATATAGCTCAGTGAATATAGCTACATAGCGTTTACCCAATCTAGTAGGTGTATTACCTGCACTAGTATCACCGCCGTAATATGGTTCACATGTCATTAGCAATGCTAACTCATGAAATCCCCAAGACCAAAGAACTGCTTGAGCGCCAGCAATTGCTTTTAAGATAGAAGACTTCTTAAGTGATGGAACTCCTCTAGGACTAATAGCCTTGGACAATACCCATTGAGCTAAAGTGATCTGATGCTTTGAAATCTTAAAGTTGGTCTTATCCTTTAAGTTCTTATCACATATATCAACTAAGTTCATGTCTATTGTTGGATCTACTATATTAATCATGCTGTGCAACTGATCAACGTAAATACTTAATACGCTTAGATCACCATCACTAATTTCCTGCTTGACTTTATAGTTCTCAACAATACTAGCTTTATCTTCTTCGCCTTTCTGGTTATTAAATAATTGCTTATCTTTAACAGTTCCACCGAATGTTTTGTCCAATGATCTAATTTGCTGATCTATTGAGTGATATACATTAGCAATGATACTGTTCCCTGACTTCTCTTCATAGATTGCTAACTTTCTAACAACCGCTTTAGATAAAAGCCATGTTGGTAATTCAGATGTACCTAACCCACCAAATACTGCAGAGGAAGATTTACCATTAGAAGAGTTCTTACGCTTCTCTTTTTCTAGAGATGCATCAATATATACTTCCAATCGTTTAAACGGCACTAGCTCAAATAAAGGACTCTTCACTAATAGTGAGAAGGCCATATGTTCTTTAAACTTAGTACCAATATCTTTAGACATACAGTCAATATACTCACCAAAGATTGGGGATACTAACTTTAATAATGAAGAGAGAATAGTTAGGTCGTAGTAATCAGATCTAAGATACGTAAGCTTTTCAGTAAGATCATTATCTTCACCATCAAATCTTTCTTTAAGATCTGCTGGAATATTAATCTGACCGTACTTTAAGAACCAGTTCTTCAATTCATCAAAAGTAATGATGTTATAAATTTCAGTGATGGAACCCTGAATCATTGAATGTAGTCTACTACTCTCATGTACTTCTTCTAATATTCTTTTTACTTCAACATACTTACTAAATAGTAGTTCCTGCTTTTCCTCAGGTAGTGACTTTAAGAAAAGATTTAGATTATCGAAAAAGGAAGCTACATTAAAGAACGTTGTTCTGTTATATGTCTTCATTGAGAATTCTAATACTACACCGTCCCTAACAACATCGATTTGGTTAATTCTCGTAGGTTGTAGGTTATCCACATTAAACTGCATTTCAAGCTCCTGTTATTTACTATCATTATAGTAATATAGTGTTATTATTATTTCGAAGCAAATATAGTGGTAGGGTGTTTCCACCCTACTAATATACAATTTAATTACATTGGAAAGTCGTCATTACCAACTGGCGCAGGCGCAGGGGTAGGTTTATTAAAATTCTCTTTCTTATAACCATCGGCGCTATATCCGCCTTTATCATATCCAGAAGTATTAAAGGTCTTTTGTTTACCTTGTGACTTATCACCACCACCACCTTGATTAGGTCGGAATGGTTCAGTGTAGTACGTATCCATTACATTTGGAACTAATGCGGACATTAAACGACACCAAGCTTTAGCGTAAACTAATGTGGTTTCTGCTTCAGTAAACTTAGCTCCATCTTTGTGTGCTAGATAATGCCAATCTGACGGTAAGAATAGAAATTTGATCTGTGGACGACCTTCGGCTATAAGAGAAATATATACTCGACCTTCTTTATCTTTACCAACTAAGGTTGTAGACAACATACGCTGTTGCCCGGGACCACCAGTTTTATTTCCAATCTTAACTTGAACGTCAGGAACGCCATCAATGATTTTTTCAAGTTCTACAATCACAGCCATAAAAGTAACTGCATCCATAGGCGCACTAATGCGACCATTGTCTTTATCACCATGTACATTTGTATAAACATCGATACGTGGGCTATTTACAATTACTGCAACTTTAAGATTTGGTGGTCTAGTTGCATTAGGTGTATCTGCTGGTCCAGCCAGCGATAGCTTCCATTCATTGAAAGCCGTTTTTGGTAACGGTGGTCTTTGGTCTTGTGACATGGTATTTTCTCCGGAATTTGTTGGATTTTTCTATTCAGTATATAGGTATCATACGTTTGTTTTTACAGTAGATTCATGAATGTATGCTTCATATCAGAATCTTCTAGCTTAGTGATATTCATCCTAATCTTTGCATCAGTAGTAACTGAGGTCCATTTATTTTTCTCAGACATTTCAATTAACGCTTCTTTAGACTGTCTTGATAAAATAGAAAATAATACGTTCTTATCCCCCATTACTTGGACTGTTAATCTATTGAATGGTAAACGAGTTCTTTCTGGTCCGCCAGTAAGCTTTGTATACCAGTGTGCCTTAGGTTTAATTGCTCCAGTATGTGATTCAAGTAATCTCAACTTATGAAAGCTATCACCGCTTAATAAATCAGTAGGATAATGTGTTAGCATGCATGCTGCGACTTTATGTCCTAGTATTTTAACATCAAACTTTTTAATATCAAAATTGTCCTGAAGCTCTTTATGTTTAAGAAAGTAATCCAGTACGGTATCTTCAAGTTTTTGTTCAATTTTCTGCTTATCGGTTTTAAGCTCTTTCCATTTAGCATATGGGAAAGTTTTCTTAAATGACTTATAGCTACAGTGATAAAATATCACCTTAACTCTACCCTGACTTTTGTTTTCAATTACAGTAGTTAAAACTTGCATGTCTTCCACAATGGCATCTATGAAGTGTTCTGCATTAGAAGTTTCTCTAACGTAGGTATCTACTGAATTATACAAGTTACGGAATACTGTTCTTAAATTAACCCACAGCTCTTCAATTTCATGTATGTATGGTTTATCATTGGGATGTTCCCCAAAACCACACAATGATTCTAAAGCTAGAGATGTAGGTATAGATAGTGGAGCAGCGCCTTTTACCCGTTCTGCTATTTCTTTTTTGATAGCCATTTATATATCCTTTTAAAGGTGTGGTTCAAGCACCTGCTCTAAAGTATCTTTATCGGCTTTAGATAGCTTCAACTTCTCCTGTGCTTCTAACCTTTCCATTAATAACTTTTGAATATTGCTATTAGTTATATGAATTGGTACATAGTCGCATTTGATATTAATAATAGTTTCCAAATGTAGATCTGGATCTTTATTAACTTTACTAGAGAATGTGACCCTAGGAAACTTAGCTCGTAAGGTATCAAGGTTTTGTAATATTGGGTCAGTCTTTGCAGCCTGTATCCTTACATAACACCGTTCTGGTAACTTACTGATCTTTTTCTCAAGGGCCGTTAAAGCCTTAGGTAAATCCATTGAACTAACATTAAGTGTTTTATAAAGCATGGCATTTGGATTTGGTATAAAGGTGATATCATGATTACCGTTCTTTCGAGCAATAACTTCAATATGTCCTTTAGTTTCTTCCTCACCATGAGTTAGTCTATCGAATGAGCCAGCAGCTACAATTCTATCATCCACGGTATGTTTGTGAATATGTCCTATGAATATAAGGTATCTAGTTATAGACCTATATCTAGCTGGGTCATGTGTAGGTGCAGGTACATGGGATGGTAACTGATAGTCAAAGGCACCATGCATAACTGAGAAATCAACTTGTGTCAAATCTCGGTCACTGAGTAGGCCTTGTACTTCCTTCCATGTATCGTCACACTCCGGATTCCATTCATCTGGAACATAGAGCACATCAATACCAAAACGCTCTATATGCTCAATAGAGAGAGCTTTAACCCATTTCACATCTGCATTGATACTTACTAATTCATTCTGATCTATAAACAATTTAGACTGTGCCCAATCATGCGATGGAGTACCTTCTAAAACACGTAATACAATATCGTACTTCTTACACATCTTTAAGAAACCTGTAACCCAAAGTTTAATTTCATATACGTTTGGATCAGGCATGTGTAATAATCTATCGAAGAAATCTCCTGCTATAAAACAAATATCAAATTCAGCCATCTTAGAGTTAGCTGGTAGCGCAGTACGTAACCCATCTAAAATATGCATTGTATTAGTATTGGGGTGGCCTAAATGAATATCCCCCATTTCTAATATCTTTATTTGTTTACCCTTCATAGATCATCATACCCATCAATCGCTAATTGATCAGGACCATCTCCCGATGTTTCTTTTTCAGATGTTTCACCTTCTAAGGCAATAAGTGGAGCGTAGCCATATCGTGCTAATATACTATTCCATGTTTTGACATCGGCAAGTAATGCATGATTACGTTTAACGTTATTAAGGACAAACAGATCAAAATGTTTCTTACCTTGAGCTGGTATGAACTTAGACTTTCTTTCAGCGGTAATAAGAATATCTTGGAGAGACATCCCTTTTAAATCCAATGAATCTTCTTGATACGTTCTCAATACTGGAGGGACGGTAAACAATACATTACCAGATGGGTCAATGACATCAATTGCTCGCATTACGTTGCCAGCTATCTCTTGCCATGGTACTAGACTTTGATTACCTTTCCTATTAGTAAGTATAGGAAGAAGAAACTTTATAAATGCTGGTTCAGGTACTCTAGCATTATCGTCCTTAGTAAGTATGTCTAGGAAATCCATTTGTTCAATTGTGTTCTTTAGAGCATGTCTTAATGAAGGATCAAAATCCTTAAGCGTGTTTTCTGCTTTCATGATTACTTCTCCTGCATTACCTTAGTCCACTCATGTAGTTCATTAAGTATCTCGGCTACAATACATTTATCTGTTCCAATCCATTCATCGTTATAATGACGAATACGCTGCATTGAATCTGTGTCCTCACCAGAGTCATAAATACCACGGACTATAATGCGGTTATCAAGTTGGTGGACTTCGGTAACTACTGTCGATGTTCTAGTGACAACAATCTTCAATGGCTTACCTGTTTCCATTGGGTGGGGTACATTAGACTCTTGTGGGGGTATTACTGGCATTATACCAAAGATGTCTGTTATTGCTTGAATCGTAACGTCACGGTAATTAGGTTGTAACATATCTTCTTACTCCAATTTATTTAATAATGGTCTGTATCTTTTCTACTTTACCATTTATGCTTTCGATTGCCTTACCTAAACTATATCGCTGACTACCTTCATAAACAGTAATATCAATTGTTAGATTTATGCGATCTGGATCTAATGGATTTGGCGTATCGGTATTGACATTAACATCTACCTTTTCAAAGTAACGGGTGAAATATGTATTTAGATCTTCACCAACTCTAGTTTCTAATCTACCTGGATCATTACCGTATTGTTGTATATGCCATGTTAACGATGTAACGTGGCTTTTATATAAATGGCTTTGTGAATATTCACTGAGAATATAATAAGCCATTATAGCGTCTGCTTTTTCAGCTATTGATTCTAGCCAACCTGCAGCACTTAAACTGGGTACTGGTTTACTCATGTGTATTCCTATATTAGCGAAGATAAAAAAAAGAAGACCCTGAAGTCTTCCTTTGTATTATAGTGACATATTCCAACGACTTGTTGGATCATCCCCACCTTTACGAATTGCTGTTAATACATTTTCCCATGTGTCCATGATATCAACTTGCTCTACTAAAGTTAGTTCAACTTCTTCAGTTTCCAAGTCTTCGATATAAGTAGTAGATGACCAATCGTCACCTTTCTCTACTAGTATACCATTCATCACTCTACGATAGTCATAATGATCTTCACCAACCGCATCTGGCTGAGAATCGTTATAGCTTCCTTCATAACCTTCAATTGTTTGGTTATGATACTTTTCTCTAACTGTAGGGTTAGCCATTATCCATCTCTGCATTGGCAATGATGCCCACTGCATTTGGTCGATGGAAGTTAGATGTTTGATTTCCTGGTTTTGCCAAATGCTACCGATTGCACGTCTTGCAGCCTTAGCCGCTAGAATAGCATCGCTACCATTAAGCCTCTCATAGATATCCGATGCACCTTGGAAGAAATTCTGCCCAGCGTCAGTTAACATATTGGTAGTGTTGTATAACTGACTTTCAATAAAGTTTAGGGTACTAGGGTGAGTTTCACCGTACGCTAGTGCATTAAATGTACTATTGTCTCCTTGGATTATTTGGGCCATTCTTGGTTCCTTATTGTTAAGTTATTGCAAAAGATTAGGCACGTAACTAAGCTTTTACTGTTTGAGGATATTAAGGTTTAGCTGTTGCCCACTTCTGCATCTCACCAACCATCCACTCAAATGTAACAGGTATTTCTAACCCATCCCAATTAATGTTAGATTGGGTTTCATACTTTTCAACTACATCATCAAGTTTGTATATGCCTGCAATATGCAACTCATAGTTATCAAAGGTGACTGTAATGTCAAGTTGAGGTTGTATGAAGATTTTAAAACTATGTCCCCTAGAATCCTTAACGGAATCTGTGCGATTAGGTAGTTGGTTTAAACTAACCATTACCGCATCTTCGAGATTAGGGAAATGCTTTTCAAATAGATCACTAATTAAACTTACACGCTTTGCTCTGTCCTGTTGTGAGATAGCACTAGTCATTTTTAAATATCCTTTTGTTATTCACTATAGTAATATAGGTTTATTATTATTTTGAGTAGGTTAAGCCAATTCTTTACTTAGCTTAGCCTTTTCTCGAGCATTTACATGAGCTTCATCTCTAATGGCTGCACGTGCCATAACTTTATCCAGTGAATCACCTTTGCCGAACCTATTTGAAGAGAGAATTTTAACATTACTACCAACTGCAGTTAGAACCAATTCTTTATTAAATTTATGCAGTGGGTGGGGGGTTTTCATCCGATGACGATACTTAATCTTAAAGTTAGGATATTTGTTATACAGTGTACGTAACTCAGCTATTTTATCCTGAGTTAGATAAGGTCGCATGGTAATCTCCAATCCCTCAACTGTCACAAGTGTTACATCACCGCCGCGTTTAAGTACAGATTCTAAATCCTTAGTAAACTTGGCATATGCTAAATGTCTAGGACCAGCACCATATAGAAAGAGTATCACATGCTTACCTACAGATGTAGAAAGATATGACTTTATCCAAATTCTTAATTGGGCTGCTGTTCTAGTCTTTAACATACCAGACATTTCAGTATTGTTTAAAGCTTTTATCATTGTTGGAGTATTTGAATGTAACATGATGTATCCTTTTATTATTTTAAAAGGGAGGTTGTATTTTTTATTTAACCCAACCTCCAGTAGACTTTAACCACTCATCAAGCCACGTAAATGCACAAACCTTAGCGATAGTAGGGTATAACCTAAAATCATAACCAGTGCCTGCTCGTAGCGAGTCAAGTGATGTATAAACTTTATGCTGGTGGGTAATTGTATCCCACTCATCTTTAAGTTTGCTACATGCATAATCATAGTCACTATCTGACCACGGTGTCTGGGAATCCATTTGATAGTACAAATAGCTAGCCATCACGTATCGGACGAATAATAAGTTAATCGGCATATTAAGTAAATCTCTTTCATTGAGATGTACTGTGGGTAAAGGTGATTCTGCAATAGATATATCCACCGGCCCTCCTTTTAAAACATAAATAGAGAGTGGGGCGACCCACTCTCCTTTTTATCAATAACCTTCAGTATGTACCCAATTAGCAATGTTAGCTACAACAGGTGCTGGCAATGCCATATACCCCGATAGCCTTCTTGCAGTATTTAGATCCAATGCATAAAGGTGTGGT